AATTGGTACTGGTCAAGCTTTTGATGCTAGTAATAAATTATATGTTGGTTCATGTATAACTGAAAACGGACTCTTTGTTTGGCATATATTTATTGATTATTCTAAGAGCGAAAATATAATATTACCAGGTGTTGATCTTTAAAAAATAAATTGTTTTACTTCTATGAAAAATCCCCTTACTTGCTTAATTGCGAGTAAGGGGATTTCTTTTGCCTCTATCTGCTTATGCGGATAGAGGTTATTTTTTTAATCTAATTTATCTCCAATATACTTAAGATCACTCATAAATCCAAATGTACTTGTAGCTCCTTCCCAGAGATTTTTATCTCCAGTAATAACAGCTGTACTTTGATTTACAATATTCTTAATAATAGAGTATGCAGGTGGATTTAAGTCTCCTGCAAATTGTGCAACAATATTTTGAATTGGACCATCTTGAAATGATGTATATAAAGCCATAGCTCCTAAGTGTCCTAATGCTCCTAATTCTTCTTTATTTTCTTCTGAAAGGAATACTGCATATATCATCCACATTATTAGACTCATAAATATTAAATCAGTTAAGAATAAATAAAAATTAGCCTTTTTAGTTGGATTAGCTCATAATGCTTTAAATTCATTATAATCCATTTTACCTATAGCTTTTAGAAAATCAATCATAGAATAAGCAATACCTTCAATAAATCTTCCTTGCCATTCTACATAAGGAGTAGCTGTTTCTCCTTCTTTTACATTTGTTTCAAGATCAACTCTTGTAGTAGGTAACCCATTTTCTCCTGTTGATTGAATCATTACATAACGAACTCCATTTTCATCAAATTTTTCTACAAACTTACCTTGATCATAAGTTCCAGGTTTAAGAATCCATTGTTCAAGTTTAGCAGAAAGGAATGTACGGAATTGTAACATCATAGCTCCCATAAACATACTTTTAGCAAGCATCTGAGTATTTTTATCATAGTGTCCAAAACAAAGTTCTGCAAAAGACTTAATACTTGTTGCTTCTCTAACAGTATAGGCTCTAGGTAACGGTTGTCCTTTTTCAATATTTCATCCTTCTTGATTGAATTGCTGTCTATAAGCTTCATATAATCCTTCTTGTCTCTTATAAGCTTCAGAATTTACATCAGCTCCTGCAGCAGTAAACACATTAAAACGTTTATCCTTCTTAAAGTCATATACTAATTCATCATCTGAATTTAAACTATATGCTTCTCAGCATCCATCATGAATCATTTTTGCAATTAATAAGCCCATTCTATGATATACATCAGGAGCTCTATTACAAACATATAACATATCAGAATTAAAGTTCTTAATACCATTACGAGATTGACTGAGTTCTTTTTGAACTATGTCGGCGTCCATATTAGCCATACCAAAGTCTGCATTTAAAGCTTCAACTTTTGTTAAAGTAGCAATACGCTTTGGACTATCTTTAAAGATAATTCCTCAAGCTTCAGCTAAATCCTTTCCAGAAAATTGATCTTTTCCATAAGCATTTGTCATAGCTCTACTAATATGAATTCACATACCTTGCATCATTTCTCGAAGTCCAGATCTTAAGTTAAGACCTAAAGCAGTAGCAGTAGTAAATTTCTTAATTGCAGCTAAAGTTTTATAAACAGGTTGTAAACCTTTATCCATAATAGGTTTATTATAGATATTAACTGTTAGATACTTATCAAGAAATTCAAGTAAGTTTTCTGCTTCTTGTCCATACATTGCTTGATTATACTGTAATGCTATTTTAATTCCTTGAATTTGAGGAATAATATCATTGTATTCTGCTTCTGCAACATATGCATGAATATAGCTTCTTAATAAATCTTCGAGTTGAGTTTCAAGACTATTTATTCCATGATTTGATATAATTTGCTCTCGGGTATCATTTCCAATTTTAAATTTGTTATATACTCTTTGCGCATCTTTAGCAAGATCAAAATCCTTCATTTGTTCCTCAAACAGCCTTAACATATTAGTAACTTTTTGATACTCCATTTTAAGACCTTCTTTAAAACCTTTATTATGGAATTGAGACTTCATAGAACCAATAGTTACAGGAACTTGATAATAAGTTCCGTCTTCTATTGCTTGTTGATAACGTCCAGGATTTCCTTCAAAACGAAGTTGGTTTACAATTTCTGTAAATGTTTTTATTAACGCTTTTTCTTCTTTAGCTAAAGAACTATCATTAATGTCTTTTAACATAAAATCTTTTGTAATATTACCATTTTCATCTCTTCTAAATAGATTATCAAAATATTTTACTTCTCCACCTATTAAACGGTTTTGATCTTTAAATTTATAAAATTCCTTAAATACTTTTCTAATCTTAGAATCCCAAGCTAATTCTTGTCTACGTATCTTAGTTTCTGTTACTGCAACAATACGTCCAACTTCTTGAGCTGTTAATGAAGGAGAATTATTAATACTTGTAATATTAGTTCCTGCGTGAAAACTACCTGTTACACTAACTCATTTTGCAGGGTCTGGTTCAATATAAACTTCATATCCTCTTACTTTGTTAAGAGCTTTTCCAAGTAACATATAGGAAGTTTGTAAAGGATCATCAAAATTTCATTGCCCAGTATGTATTGCTTTACGCAATCCCTGAGCGTTATCTAGTTTCCTAAGTTCTTCCATTCTATTTTTTAGAAATTCTCCACCTTTAATAACATCATCGGCACTAAATGTAACAACTCAATTTCCAATATGTTTTAGTTTTTCAGGACCACATATATCAGTAATTGTACTTACCACAGATTCAAGAGTTGAACTAAAGTTTGATCTTTTAAGATTTATAGGAACATTGTGTATTCTACATAATTCTACAAAGTTATCATATAACTTATCAAAATATTGCTCTGAACCAGTTTGTTGCCAAATATTAATACTTTCAATTTTATTAATTCGATAATTTTCATATTTAATAGCATCGCTATTTAGTAATGCCATTACTTTAATTAAGTCAATATTTCCATTTGTCGCAGACATTATTTTATGTTCATCAACATCTCGATTAGCTATTGTTGAACCTAAAATATTTGTTCCCTTTTCAAGTTTAACTGTTTGATGAGTAACATTATTTGTAATAGATACTATTTCTAATACTTTATTTTTTGTAAATACTAGTAAACCTGCAGAAATAAATGATGGATTATTTTCAAATTGCCATTCTCCTTCAATATATTTTTCAATATGTCTACGTAAAAAGTCTCCTTTATATGGATTATCCTTTGCAATATCGTTAATATCCATCGATCCCTGCTGGACATTTATAATATCCTGAGCAATATCAGCTAACTCATTTCCACGTCGCTCATTAATACTTTTTATATAGTCCTCTAACTTTTTATCAAGTTCTTCTTCCGTTTGAGCATATTCTCACCTACTTTTTACAGAATCTTTAGGTTTATATTCATTTCAGAATCTATATTTTCCATATCCTGCTTCAGGAGCAGAAGAACTAATATATTGAACGATTTTTTCTTTATAAAACTTAAAGTTTGCGTTCTTTCTTTGAACTTTTGAAGATAGTTCATAATTAGGAAAGAACTTACTCATAGGTTCTTCAATAGTTTTAATAATATCAAATGAATCTGTTAAACGTCTAATAGGAATAATTTCTCTAACTCTATCATAATATTTTCCAATTGTATTAGATGGATTTACTATAATATTATCAGAATCAATGTATACACTCGATAAATTATCAATTTGAGATAAATTATCATTTCCTGAATTATCTTTTTTATAATCAATATCAAGTTTAACAGGAATAATTCCTACTGTAGCTACATTAATACCTTGTTGTTCTAACATAGCTTTATAGAAGTTTAACTGATATGCTGCACTTAATTTTTTAGTAGAAGCTCATACATTATTTAATAATGCATTTCTAGTTTCATCTCAAGCTCCTACTGCTTTTCGAGATACTTTAAAATCTCGAATATGAGCATTACCATTTTTATCTACAATTAATAAGTCAATTCTACCATTAATTGAATTTAATCCTGCTGCTTTATAAGGTTCAGCTATATCTTCAGAAACAATTGGTATTTCAGTAATGAATTTACAGTCTCTTCCAAATTTTTCTTTAGTGTCTTCTATAAAATCTCTTAATTGGTTTTGTAACAATGATACTTGCTCTTCATTTAATAATTTTGGAGTATATTCTATTTCAGGATTAATTACAGATTCAAAAAGTTTATGTACTTCTGTACCATAATCGGTTAGTTGAGTTCAACTCTTTTGTAGATCCTCCAAATATTTATCTGCTTCGTTCGAAGTCATGCCTTTTTTCATTAGTCTTTCTTTTTCTCTTTTCAGATACTCTTCAAGATTAAATTTTGTAACTAATACTTTAGCTAAATCAAAAGGATCTCCATAGGTTGTAAGGAACTTAGTAACACCCATTGATTTATCTAATTTTAGAGCAATTTCCTTTTCTCCGTCTTCATTTGTTATTTCAAACTCTGTAGCAAGTGATTTATATTTTTTTATAGCTTCACTTATTTTATCTACAGTAACTTGTTGTTGATCTACTTGTAGTGTTGCATCAACATTATCAACTACCATATTTTGAGCGTAGTTGTCAAGAAACGTGTCCAACTCCATTTCGGAGTTGAACACTTTCTTTTCACCGTTTATCGTAATTTCGTATGTACAATTTCTTGCCATTATTTACAATCTTCTTTTATAATATCATCATTCATTAATTTATTCTTGATTGTAGCTACTTTTTGACTAAGTTTATAGTTTTCATGAATAAAACTATCATAGAATGGCATGATTTCTCCACTATTAATAATAGCTTTAAGTTCAGGATTAGTAATTGAAAGAATTTCATCTATAATTTCTAATTCTGCATCAGATTTAATATGTCCATTATAATAGTCTGTAATCATAGTTGCTAAAACTTCTTCATCAAAGTCAGATCCTTTCTTATTTTTATAATAAGGATTTTGTCGCATTTTATTTCATAATTCAGTATCCTGTATATTACCTAAAATCTTATAATAAGACTCAGCATACATATTTCTGGCATCTGCTAAGTATAGATGTGAGAATTCATGAATTAGAGTATCATCTGTAGCTCTATCAATATTAATATAAATTATTCCTTCTTTAATAAATCCTTTTGCGTTTTTAATTGCAGTATCTTCATTAATTACATCCTGATCTGTTACTAATCTTACATTTTGTAAAGAATTTACATTTTTTACTAATTCTGTAATCTTAGTAGACATTGGAGTTTTTAAGTCATAGAATTTGGTTGGTCCATTATTAAATAAAGTAAGTTGATTTGGATCAGTTCTAACAAAAGCTCCTGAATTAAAGATAATATATTTTAGAGTTCTAGATATAAGATTTTTAGAAGATGTATTAGTATTATTAAACTCGTCTACTAATATGTTATGTTCACCTATTAGTTTATTAGTTACAGCATACATTCTTTGATCATATCCTTCATCAAATAACTCTGCTACACTTTCAGCTATACCTCATTCCGTAGAATAGTCAAAATCAATGTAAGAAACAACTTCTTCATTATTTTTATCTGCTTTTGTTTCTGCAACTTCAATAATTTTAGCAATTTTTAAAGCTTCTTCAACAGATATGTCTGTTTTAGGAATATTGAATCTTACTTGTCTATACTGTTCATTTCCATCAGATACTAATATTGGTTTAGTAGTGTCTGTAGTTGAATCATTATAATCTCTATCTAAAGAAGTGTTTTCTTCAGATTTAAATCCAATGGTTTCAACATTTTCATTTGCTGCATTAATAAGTACTGCTTCTGCTCTTTCTGCCATACTATCATTTGGATCTCGTTTTAGGAATGTATTAGCAAGTTCTTGTGGATTTTGTTGGTCAATTCAATTATTATAATCAACAACTCATAATGAATTATCTCCACTTGCTACTAAGTCCTCAAACAAACGAGTTAATGAAGCCTGTCCAAAACCATCTTTATTAACAATTAAGTTATATAAATAGAAGGCATTAACAGGATTTAGAGCTCCAAATTCAGGAATCGTAACTTTATTTAAACTATTAAAATCTCGTAAGATTTGTTCATAAAGAGCTTTAGTCTTTTGACTATTATCTATCTGCATCATATTAAATGGAAGTTTATAAAAACCTCTTTCCTTACCTTCTGAATCAGTTTTTAATCCAAAGCATAAATATTTAATAAATGCATTATCAGGTAATTTTTCTTTAAGTGTAGGAATAATATAATCCTCAATATACATTCTAAATGAATCAATATTATCCTTACTGTCTAGATTAATTATAAAGTTTTCATCTTTATTAATTAAAATAGAATTTTCTACCTTATATTTCTGATTAACTGGAACTTGAAAACTTAAATTTTTAGTTTTAATTCATGAATCAATTAAGAAATCATCAATATTATTTCTAGTTTGTCTAAATTCTTCTATAGATAACTTACTTCCTCTTTTAGGAGTAGTTTCATCTATAACAATAGATTCAACTTGATTTCTAACTGATAATCGATTAAGAACTTCATTATCAACACTTAGAATATTAAACATTTCTTTGAAGTGTGGAACACTAGCTATAACATCTAATATATTAAATGTAGTCTTAACTTTTTCATAGTTATCAATTTGTTGTAATCTGTATTCTTCATTAGCAGCAAACTTTAGTAGATTAAATTTCTCTCCAATTTCATCTTTAAACTTATTATTAATAAATGTTTCAATTCCCTTAATATAAGAATACTTTCCTCATTTATCTGTAGGAAGTCCTTGATTAATTTTTAATAATCTACCTAGAATTCTAATTTCTTCTGCACCTTTAGCTTTCTTCTTTAATGTTTTAAATAAAATTTCAGTTCTCTCATTTGCTTTTTTAATATCAGCTTCAGATGCATTTGGTTTATAAACTGCATATCTTGAAGGATCATCAATAGCTTGATCAATGAAATGAATTTTATTTTTTGGAATTGGATCTGTTCAAAGATTTGTATTATATTCCGATACAAGTTTAGTAACTTCTTCAGATACCATTAAATCTCCAATTCTTCTTAAGTCCTCTCCAAGCATTAAACTATATACATAAAGATCAACTCAATTAGAGTCTGCATTAATTTTCTTAAGAATTAACTCCTTAGCATTATCTGTTGCAGCATTCAGTAACTCTCCCATATCAAGAGATTTATCAGTTAATCTTCTTTGGAAGTCTATTAGCTGAATAATATTATTTGCAATATCTGCAGGAACTGCATATTTAGAAATTCATTCAGGATCATTTTCAAACATAGAAAAATCTACATTTGCTAATGTAATTAATTGTTCTGTTCCATTACGTTGAGAACCTTTAATAAATGAATATCTACTTAAAAGTTGTCTAGTTGTATCAAAATCTCTATTTACAATACTATCATAAACTTGTTTAAATCTAGTATTATATAAGTTAGATAATGCAAAGAAACTCTTTAATCCTGTAGCAACATTACCAATTACAGTTTTACCAACCATATTTTGAATTTGCATTAAATATTTACTAGCAGAATTATAAGGATTCATAATTTTTGCACTTTCTCCTAATACAGATTTACTTGCAAGTTCTTGCATATGAGATGTTGTAATAGGCATTGTAAGGTTAATCTGATTTTTAGGACTCAGTATTACATCAAATACACCATTTACAATTGCATTTCTTATAGCATCCTGTTTTAAGAATGGAGATATTTTTGGATCTTCTGCATTTGTAAGTAATTCTCCATTATCAGAAATAGAATAACCTAATATATAAACTTTATCGATCATTTTTGTTAGCTTATACTTTCGTATAAGATCAGACTATATCTTATATTAAATTACTATTACCATAATTTAATATCCTCTTATTTCCATAAAATAATGTACTCTACTTGTTTATTCCTAATAATATTTCTTTATTAGTATACTTTCGATAGTCGTTGAACCCTTCTTTTCAGAATCGGCTGCTGATTGTCCAATACTTATAATTTTTAAACATTCACACTTAAATCATTTTTAGATTTTATGTTGTAGTTTATAAGTCTCTAAGGAGTTTCCAGCAATTAAAGAGGTTTTATTATGACACGTAACTCTATCATAATCAGACCCTTGCAACCATGTCTGATTGGTTGGTACGTAGACCTCGTTTATGTCACTATCAGTAAATAGAACTACTTCCATTGGCATGAATGACTGCATTGACTGACAAGGAATACGAGTACCTACAAATCTTAAACTTTGCTCAAACGCTTTATATTTTCTATCAGCGATTTTCATAATTCTATTACTAAATCTAATATTTTGATTATCACTTAACATTTGAATTAGCACTTGAGGATTTATAGATTTGTAATCTAAAATTTCTCTAGTTTTAATATCTCCAAAATCATCATAATATGATAAAGTAACATTATCTGACGTAAATTGATTTGCAATTAAGTTTTTGTAATTAGATAATGTATAGTTATACTTATAGTTATTATAGATTCTAGAGTTATTAATTTCAGAAAATCTTTCAAAGTTATCTACAATTACTAGGTCATGTATATTTCCCGCAGTATCAGTATATTTATAAAACTTCTTACCTTCTGCAGATGCTATTTCTTTTCCATTGTAGTAAACAGAATTATCAACTATAGTAAAATCTCCATTTGGAGTTAAAGTATCCTTATATAAATTATTCAGATTTTGGTCTCCAATTTTTACATAAAGTTTTTTTCCAGTTCCATCAAATAATATTATATCATAAGATTCAGGATCAGGATTATCATTGTTATAATAACCTTGAATTCTCTCTTTAAAGAACTCAGCTCCTCTTTGCTTAATTTTAGCTATAGAATCTCCTGGCAATAGACCTAATTGTTTAGCATATAATTTACCCATAATAATCTGGGCAGGAATTACTTGTACAGATTCAGGTTGTACATATATACCTTTTCATTGGATCATCTTACCATCAGCTAAATCATTTAATAATTTTTGCTGAGATTTATGTAACGAGTTTTCTATAAAGTCAATATCGATTTCTCCCACACTAGGAATTAATGTTCCTGCTGCTCTACGAATTAGAGCTATTCTCTCTGTAGTAATAATATTAACTCATTCTAGTTGCTCAGGGGTTAAATCTTTTTCAGGTTTTCCTTTAAGCCCAAGTTCCTTTTTAATATTAGATCTTAATTCATCATATAGAGATTCTACAGTAGTACTAGAGGTTCCATTAAGATAATGTAATGCACGAGTTATATCTCCTTCAAAAATACTATGTTTTTCTCCCTCAATAATAAATATTGTATCAGAGCCTTTAAGATTTTTTGGACGTAAAGATAATCTTTGTGCATATCTCTTATCTAAGTTTTTATACCAATCGTATTTTGAATAATTATCAATTTTTACAATATCATACATATCAGTAGTAACCTTTCCCATATATCCTTGATATAGTCTCTGTCCTTCTTCGTTTAATAAAGGTTCTTCTCCATTAAACATCGGATCATTATAAACTACTAATGTATCTTCAAAATCGATAGGATTTTCAGCAGTAAGTTCTGTAACAAATGGGTTAATAAGATTTTCTCCATTACGAGTAACAAAAGGACCTTGCATTGCTTCATTAATAGTTAAATCTGCAAGACGAGGATCTGTAGCTCTACCTACCTTTCTTACTAAATCTAAAAGTTCATCGTAGTTATAGTTATATCCTCCTCAGTTAAAATACTGTTGTATTCCATATGATGGATTTAATACAGATGCAACACCATCATAATGACGTCTAATTGCATCTTTTACTAAAGAAGATGTAACTGTTGAGTTAAAGATACCATTAATAGTACCTGCACTAAAAGGAATTTTATAATCGATTTTCTTTTCATTAAAACTTTGTTGAGCAAGTTTTATAAAAGATTGTGCAAGTCCTAAAGTATCTTTATTATTTGTTTGAAAAGCTTTAACTAAAGCTTTACCATAAATTTCATATAAGGCTTGTTGATCTCCTGTTTCAAGAACTTCATGAATTTCTGCAATAGCATCATGACATAATTTACCAATTTCTTGATATACTTTTGTTGCTAAATCGTGTGTAAATCCATTTTGTTCAAGAGCACTAATCATCTGAGTCATTTCAGTAACTTCTGCTTCATCAAGTTCATGATCTGCATTCATCTGAACTCCTCCAAACTTAGTCGACATTGTAGTAAACCACAAATCAGAATCATTAGTTCAAATATCATCACCATTAACATTAGAAGCTCCTACTTTGATAGCAGACTTATTTACAAGATACCCAATCATATAGTCTTTTAGATTATTATCATTAATAATATCATTGACAATATCTAAGTTGTTTTCAGACCAATATAATTGTTTCATAGTATCATTGTATTCCATTGATCATGCTCCACCAAATATTTGATCTAAATCATATATACTACTAATTTTAATATCTGTATCAAGTATACTATTTTCTCCAATTATATTGCCAAATATATCGGTTTCAATACGTTCTACTTGAGCTACATTGTTATTAATAACTACATGATTTATTTTCCAATAAGTTTGGTTATCAGGTTCTCTATAGAAAAGATTATCAAATACTTTATCATAAACTATTGTTACACTAGGATCAAATAGTAAATTATGCATTTTTCTAAACATATTTTCTAACTTGATATCTGATCCTCATGATGCACGTCTATTAGCATTTGTAATCTCGTATTCTGCTCACTTTAACAATTTAGGTAAACCATATTCTCCATTCATATCTGCTAAAATAGTCTTTTTATTTCTACCTACTTTAGCATCAATTAGAGATACATTTTGTTGTCTAGAAAAATATGGACTTGTAAATCCAGATCCATCCATAGAATCAACACTATCAGTCATACCTGAAATATTTTGTACAGCAGCGCCAATATCTCCAACTACAGCCATTTTAACTTTTGGAGCAACTCCATTTTTTAATCCTTGTGCAAAAGAGTGGTGAGTAGCTCCATAAATAACCATACGTTTTACCTGAGAAATTCATCTACTTGCAAAACTATGTTCAAGATATCCTTCTGTTGCAGAAATTTCTTTATTCTTATTTGGGTGAGCATAAACTCCTCCAACCATCATTTTATTATATTCATTACTTAAAAATGAATCCATAATAAAATACGAATAAAGCATAGGATTTAATTTGCCATCCTTATCATGTATTGTTACATAAGGAACAGTATATGATATAGGCTCATCATTTTCATCAACAGTTTCAATAGTTCTTTCAGCAATTCAGTTACTTCATTTTCTAGCAGAAAACGCCTTATATACATTTTTGTCAGAAGATATACTCTCTCAAGCTTTTGAACTATCTTCAAGAAATCTGTTTAATTGATAATTAATAAACTCATCAAATTGATTTCTTTCGCTGAATATATTATAAAGATTTTCAAGTGTTTCATTAAAGACATTTTTCTTAGTATATGGATCTTTAGATATATGAACTTCTTCAATAAATTCTAATCCGCTGTCTCTAAATTTTTGCTTAATATCTGCAAGTTTTGTTTTTGCAATATATTCTTTTAGATCACTTATAGTCTTAAATTCTTTACCTGTAGCTTGAGTATAGTCGTTTAAGATTTTATTAATTAAGTTCGTATATTGACTTTGATTTGTTTTAAATCAAATATTCATAATAGGTTCTAAATCAGATACATTCTTACTAGAATAATATTTCTCTAAAACTTCCTTAAAATTAATTGAACCTAAATCTTTAAAATCTCAATTTTGACTTAAATCAAATTGCATTACAAAATGTTTATTTTTATCTGAATAAACTGTTGATTGCAATCCAATTACTCCATTTACCTTTCCGCCCTGCTCAGAAACAGATTTACTTGAAGTTAATCCTTCAAAGAAATCATATACTATTGCAAGATGTATTACTTCATCTTCAGTAAGATTACTAGATTGTTTAGTATAATCTCCAATAGTTACTTCTGCTCGAATCTTTGGATTTTTAATACGTTGAATATTGTTAAATACAGCATTATCACTCATTACTGTATCAGATCCTCATCCAAGTTCATCATGTAAATATTGGCTCATTTTCTTATGAGAGTACGCTAAACAAACCATTTGATATAATGGTAAATTGTTACCTTCTGCATTCTTAATAACATTAATTGTATCAGAACCATTAGTAACACTTAATACTTTTGCTAAATCATTTGCTTGCCCAAAGAAGCCATTTTTGCCTATATCAATAATTTGACCTGAGTTAGCACTATATAAAATACTACCTAATATTGGAGTTAATAATGTAATTTTATTTACATTTTTTTCTCTTGGGAATACTTGTTCTGCAACTTGATTAAAATCATCTGCTACTAAAAATGAAGCAAAATCCATAAGTAAATCGTCCATTAAAGTATCAGATATTATTCCTGCAGAATTAATTTCTCCAGTATCAGGATTATATTTTAAATTTAAAGTATTACTGCCTTCTGTAATACTAATATTAGTTCCAATAATATTAATATCGTATTTTCCTAACTTATTTTGAAAGTTAGTTTTATTATCAATTCAGTAAGTACTTGCAGCTTTAATAATATCTGTAAGAAAATATCTCTGTATTTGTACAGGTCGATCAGTTAAATTCTTACCAGTTAATTCTCCAGTTAAGTTATCCTTACCATAACTAATATAACTTGACAATACCGTCTTATTCATTAGATGTGTATACATTTGCTTAATTGGAGTAGCCATTTTATCTGAATAGATAAATTTAGCAATACCTCTTAACTTATTTTGTAAGTAAGTTGTATGTTCTGGCGCTACAGATTTAGTTGCTAGTGCATTTAAATATTTTCCAATAATTTTACTCATATCCATATTGCCCTCTTTAGCTATTTCATCAACTATTTCAGGGTCAACGCTTTCCTCCATAAATAACTTTACTTTACCCATAGCTGAATTAAATCCAGATAAGGTAATAGCTGTATTTTCTATAATAACACCGTCTTCATTAACTTCAGGAAAATATGAAAGTAAAATTTTTGCAAGGTCACTGACAGATTCTTCAGCACCCATAAACTCATTATTACTAAAACCAGTATAGTGTGTAACATTAGGTCCATCATAATTATAACGTCCTATAGCATAAGTTGAACTGTTTTTATATTCTGGTTTAATAGAAATAAATGGAGTATATAATCTCAATATATCATCAAAAGTTTTTAATGTTACATATGCATTATATGCATTAAAATATTTTTGATCTTGAGTAAGTCCTGCATTTTTAATGTAGGCTTCATATTCTTTTATAGTATCTTCAAATACATTAATAATAGATTTAGGCTCTGAGTCAATGCTAATAGGATTTAGAGGTTTTCCCATGAACTCACTAATAATAGATAAAAGTTCTTGTTTATATTTAAAAATTCCAGTATTTAAATTGGAATAACTTCCTAAAGTAGCATTTGCATCTATAAAAGAATCAGAATTAATATCAAATACAGACATAGAAATAATCTTTTTTGCTGTATCATCAATCATTTTATTATATTGTCTTGAATTATCAATATAATATTGTTGAGGTGAAGATCCTTCAGGAGGAAGTTCAATACCTAATCTACTACTAATCTTTTTAGGTTCAGATACAGGTGTTGGAGCGGAGTCTGTATAGACTCCACTCGCAAACATATTAAACACCTCATCTGGATTTGTAAAATGCTCATTTATGAACACTTTAAACGCATTTAAATCTGGTGAATCACCTCTAAGTAAGTTCTTCAGTAATGGATAATATGCTGAAGAATATCCACATTTAACACTCATTATTTTCTAATTTTGCTATTAAGTATTTCTGTACATTTTCTCTTAACTCGTTGAGAGTTTCATTTGTACTAACTTCGTTATAATATGTACTTGCTATAGTTTCAGTTACTTCTGTATTTTGCATTAGAGCTTTAAGGTACATTAAAATATTAGGACTTGATTTATATAAATCTTTTGCAGAATTTAAATAATCTCTAAGTTCTATATATTCATTCATTGTATTAAACTCTCTAATTGAGTAAACTCCATCTTTATTTTCAAGTACAAAATTCTTTGAATTATTGTTCAAAGATACTAAAAATGGTACAAATTTCAAATTATTTCTAGAGATAATTGTAACATCATCTGGATTCTCTCCATAAGCTTGTTTAAACAAATTCTTAAGCATAGGAGTAAGATCATCCTTTATTTCCTTCATTACAATTTCAGGATTATTAGAGTCTCCAACAATTTGAATTATTGTATAATTTGGAGTAGTAACTTTATTTAATATTTCATTATTGACATCGTTAACTGTTGATTCTAATAAGTCTATATTTGTAATTTGTTTGTTTACTCCAAACTGTTTAAACGCCTCATTAATTTTATTAATCTTTTGACGTTGTAAATCCTCTTGAATAGCTCTTTCAGGATTAACTTGAATTTTGTCATAATCTATAATAAAATCATTTCCTATTAAGTTAGAAGCATTCGTAGAATATAGTTTATTTGCAGTATCAACTTCATAATAGAATTGAGATCCTGGAACTACTTTAACGGCATCATCAAATACATAAATTCCTTGCTTAAAGTTTGGATTGTTTTCAATATGTTCTTGAAGTTTTTCAGTTTTTCCAACAAAGTCTGCAAAGATATTATATATCATAAACGATGGATCATTAAATTCAAATTTACCAACTCTACTAATGTAACCTGTTTGCATTAACATTTGATTAGAATCGAAAGATCCAAACTCATTATTTAGTAAAGAATCAAAATCAGAATAAGTTTTTCCATTAACAACATATTGTCCATTCTCCATAGTTACTATTCTTTCAGTAACGTTTCCTCTATCAGCTTGAGTTACTTTATCTTCATAAGTAACTCTAATAGCATTAGTATATCCTGATTGTGTATTTAATAATGCTCCTAATCTAAATAATATAGTACTCTTATAAGGAGAGAAATATGCAAGTGAAATCAATTGTCCAGCTCTTTCTCTGTTAAGATTATTTCTAACTTTAACATTTTTGTCTCCTGCTTTTCTTTGTGCATTAAATAAATTAACATTATTAATTGCAGTATGAATTATATTATCTAAAGAAGCAACACTATTTATTCCTATTAATCGAATTCTAGGATCATTTTGAACAGTATTTAAAATAGTTCCGTCTTCTGCTACTTGTGCTTTTAAGTGAGCTTCAAATTCCTTTTGACTAACTAATGGATCAGCAGAGAATAACATAAATGTATTTCCTCTATTCTGATACATAAATGCATAGTTTCTTGAATCTGCTTCAAATGTGTTTCCTACTCATTTAATATGATCCTGCCAATCTGACTTACGTACTACTAAAGATACTAATTTTCCGTAAGAAGAGAATAAACCTCCTTTATTTAAGGCACTTGTATTAAAGTTAGATACATCAACAGTTGTTAACTCTCCTTCTCTTGTAAACTTAGCATAACTTCCAATTGTAAAATCTCCTGTATATATTCCAAATCTTGGAGTTGTAAACAATAGAGGAATTTGTGCTGTTTTATCTTTTATCTGAATTTTTGCTACTAATAATCCTCTTCGCCCATTATCATATGGAACTACTTCAAAAATAGGTTTAGTTTTTAGTGCAGTTTCTAGTTCACTAAAAGCACGACCCATAGCTCTATCTTTATTTAAAGCTTGTCCTAATCGTACAATTTCTCTTGGATTTTTATAATATCCATATTTAAAATAAGTAGCAATTAAATTTAAAGCTCTAATATATTTAGGAGCTGCAAGTTTACCTTTTATTCCTAATATATTAAATAAAGAAGATTCTGTAGCTTGATCATAATTTCATAAATTATTTAAATAGAAATCTGCAATATCATTCCATTTAGAAATATTTAAAGGATTATCTGTTATTCCTATATTCTGAGGAACTTCTTCAAGTATATCTACAGGAGGAGTAACAGATTGTTCAACATTAGGAGCATGTACTGGATTTTGATCTGTAACAGGAGGTTGTTCTCCAGTATTACTATTGAATGTTTGTTTGCTTTGTGCTTCAGCTACAGTATTTTTAGTCTCTGGTTCTACAGAAGCTTGTCTAACTGGTTCCTTAGGAGATTCACTAACTATTTCTGCTTCTGGTGTAGGTTCTACTCTTGGCTTAATATTTTGTTCTGAAGTTGGTATAACAGGTTCAGCTACAATTGGATTTGGATTTACTTCTTCATAATCAATAGATTCAGGACTATTCTCTAATAACTTAGTTCTTCAGTCTTTGAAATCACTAATTTGTTCAGGAGATACTTCAATACTTCCTGCACTAGTCATATCATTAATTGTGTTTAACTTTAAATCTAGACTAATCCCGTTATCTACAATAATTGTACCTTTTGTAGAACGTTGAGTTAATGTATATAAATCCTTAAGAGTTAAATAATGCTTTCCACTTGTATCTTTCCAACTCTTGTCTATGATTGCAAATTCAAACTCATCGCCTTGGACACTATCTAATCCTACTACTTTAACATTATTAATAGCAGTATATTTAGCAGGATTATCAGTTATAATTGCAATATCATTAGATAATTTAGATAACTTTTCTACTATTTTAGGTACTTCATCTGAACTATTAATAAATTTCTCTCCACCAAACGTTTCAGTAGTTTCAAAATATTTAAGTTTAATACTATTTTCAGATAATATCTGTTTCGTTAATAAATCGATCTCACTTTCAAGCATACTTGGATTATCATAGTATTTATCTCAAGTTTGATCTAATATGCTATTTAAAATAGTATAGTTATCATATTTTGCAATATTATTTGGACGTAATGGAGCAGTTAAATTTGGAGTACGTGTAAAATAAGTATCTTCAATTCCTAAATTTCTCCTTGCATTTTCATAGAAAATATAAGCTGAATTTTGTTTATAATCTCCTAATCCAACAATTAAAATATTATTTTTATTTGCTCATCTTGTAATTAATTCAAGATCGATTTTAGAAAACTGACTAATTTCATCAATAAATATGATTCTATTCTCAGTTTCTGCAAACATTGTAGCTGGATTTAATTTTAAATCCTTAAGAGTATATGTAGGTATTTCATCACTTCCAACAATTTTATTAATATCTGATTCAGAAATTTGTTTTCCCAGAATCTGTTCAATTAATTCTGCTTTCGTATATGATAAACCGTCATGCTCAATTGCTGCAGATAATCGATCTGTTTGTTTCCTTGTTGGAGCAACAGTTACAATTTTATATGCAGGCATCATTTTACGTAGTACATAAGCGACACCTTGTGTTTTACCTGTACCTGCTCCTCCAAATGTTGCAATAAAGTTTAATAACTGACTTTTATTCTGTATATAGCTATCATCTGATGTAGCTTTTGCTTTTGCAGATAAATATTTAACAAATTCATTAAATAAATCTTTTCTTTCAGATGTTGCATGTATTAATCTAATTGCATATTCTTGAGAAAAAATTGGAGCTTTATTAAATGATTCATCAGTAATAACAGTTTTTAAGTTGTTATAGAAATTTGCAGAAGGATATGCAATTAAAGATAATAAATAAACTGCCTGATCATAATCAGTAATCGCTTCAGTATCTCTAGCAAGCTTAGTAGGTCTTGCTGTAATTAAAGAAGTTGGTTCGAATAGTGAAGTGATGCGGTCAACTATTTCGCTATTAGATAATTTTTGATCATCTATAAGTTGATAGATTTTAGTTTCTAATCTAATAGAAGCCTCTTCAAATTCTTTAAAATTACTCTCCTTAATTTCTCCTGATGGAAAATCTGATTCAGCAATTAATTGGTTAAGATCTAAGTTAAATAATGATGCAAACTTATCTTTGATTACAGAATTTTCATTATTAAGCAACAGATTTGTAAATCTCTGTCTCATATTAATAGCGATATCTTTCTGTTCTCTAATTTTTTGTGCATTATTATTTTCTGCAATATTTATTAATGTATCAAGTCTAACTTTAATTGCTTTAAGATCTGAAGACATATTAACTGCAGTTTCTGTATCAATTTCTGCAAGCAGATCTTTAGCTAATTTTTTCTTGAACTTATTAATTTGAGTGTTATATCCTCCATCTATAGAAGCAATAACAAGAGAATTTAAAATATCAATAAATCTACTGGTTTCTTTAAGTCTAGTTAAAGCATCCTTATTATTAATAATATAATCCTCTAATGAATCACTATTAAGGTAACTATTATACTCTTTTACAATCAAATTAACAATATTTTGACTAATTCCATTAGTAGATACTGCAAATTTTTCTAATAACTCATATGCAGGGGATACCTTAATTTCAGATTTAAGATCTGAAACCTCATTAATAAAATCAATAAACGTTCTTCCAGATATTCTCGGAATAATTCCAGCTAATATTTCATCTGCACTTTGTCCTAAAAAGTCTGATAAATTTACTAATCCATCACTTTGTAAAAGATTTTGATATGCAGTTTTAATTTGATTTATATCTCCTTTTGATACAATATCTTGAAAAACAGCTAAGTCATTTGCAATTCCAAGAGTCATTGACTCATAGCCTACACTATCACCTTCTGTTCTTTCTATATATGTATTAATAGCTTTCTCTCAATTAGCTGCAGCAATTCCTTCAGTAAATCCATTTACATAAAAATAACTCTTCATTAATGCAACAAGGTCTACATCTGTTACATCAGTATATAAAGAATTGGTCTTTAAATAGTTTAAGAAGTCAATATAGCTATTTGCATATGTATTTAAGGCAGCTTCATTATCAGCTATAAATGTATCTGGTCTAGCTAATACTTTTCTACCTTCTTCACTCAGCTCCTGAGTTAATCCAAATTCATGTCTTTTAACTAAGAAATCTTTGTAGTTTTCAGTTAATTGTAATTTAGTTTGAAGTTCAGATACTTCTTCATTAATTTCAACTCCTTCGGGAAGTTTAGAAATAGCTTCATCTATTTGTGCCTTTAGATTAGCAATTTCTTTATCAATGTTTTTAATACGATTAGTTTGAATAGTTTCACCTGGAGCATAAGCTTTACTTAAGTCTACAGTTTTTTGAGATACAGCTACTAAATCTTGTGCAATAGATTCATTTAGACTATTAAATAAATCATACGCAGCAAACACCTTTGTTTTCTCAGTTGACTTAGAATATTTTTCATATTCTTCTTTAATCACAACTTTTTCATCAGATGTTAATTGATCGAAGTCTTTCTGATATCGAACTTTGGTAAAATTATGAATACCTAAGTCATCAACAAAAGCAGTTGCTAATGCAGGAGTAGCTGCAAATCTTGCTTGCCCAAAATAATAGTCATTAAGTTCTCCAGAGACTATTTTATCACGTCTTGCTCTTAAATCATCAAGTTTTGCTTTTAGTCTTTGAAATTCTACATCATTTTGAGCTGCTGCTATTTTGTTATCAACATCTTTAGGAGTTTTAGACTCAAGTTCAGTAGGAGTAATCTTAGATTCTAAAGCTACTTTAGTTTTTAAAATATCCTCTGTAAGATCATTCCAATCAGAGAATATTTTACTATAAACTCCAGTTTCAATTAACTGATTTTTAAGGCTTTCTCTCTGAATATTCTTAGCTAAATTTTCAGTTACATTAATACCAGTCATAGCTGATAATGCTTGTAACTCTTCATCAGAAATGTTTAATCCCTCTTCATTGATAATACTATCAATTCTATCAATGTAACTATTAATTTGGTTGTAAATAACATCGTTCTGAGATTCTCCTTCTTTTGCAGATTCGTAATTAATTTTATATCCATCAGGTTCTTTAACAAGTTCAAATGATTTACCTGAAAGATTTCTACTTCCAAGAGCTCCTTTATCACGTAATCTTGTTAATTCTCTTTTTAAATCAGAGGTTTTACCATTTCTTACTAAGTATATAATTTCTTGTAAAGAATCATTAGGTTTTTGAATTGCTTCATCATTTATAGAGTTAATTCTTGAATCTCATTTTTCATGGAAACTAAATACAGCACCACCAATAGCACCTCCCATAAATGCAGAAGTATAACGCGCAAACGCTTCTTCTGTGCTTATACCAAAATCAAGTTGTCTATCCTTATCTACAATACCCATTGTGTTTAACGCTGAGTAAAGTGCTTTTACCATGTCAGATGAAACTTCTTCTGCTACTTCTTCAACTCCTTCATTAACACTGTCATATAAAATATTTCCAGGTTTCATTTTAGAGATTCGTTGCTGAATTTGGTTTTTAGTTTTCATAACCCAATTTGCAGCAGCTTTAGGAGAAACAATTCCTTTGTTAATGTTTTCATTAGTTACTTTTTCAGCAACATCTTTAATAACTCCTTTTACAGATGTACGGTCGAGATATGTATCTTTAAACCAAAAATCTTTAAAGTAGTCATTATTCATTAATGTAAACATTGCTCCCATTACAGATAACATTCCTAATCCTGCAACTCTATCAGATGCTCCAGCTTGCTTAAATGCATCATAAGCATCTGTAGAAGAGGTTCCTGCCATATAAGCTAAAGATAAGGCTCTACCTCATTTAATTGTATTCTCACTAACATTTTCTTTACCTACTATCCACTTTGGTATTTGTCCAATTACTCTTTGTTGAAATAATTGTCTTGAACTATCTTCAACTAATTTTCCAATGCTTTCTACATTTCAGAAACTATTTCTTCCATAATCAGAAACACTTCCATCAAACCTAGAAAGCCAAGCTTGAATATCAGTAGCAGTTTGTGCTGATTTAGAATTAGTTAAATCTCCCTTAGCAATACCTTCGATACTTCTAAATAATACTGGGAATAATTTTCCTATTTCAATAGCAGCTGTCATGCCACCATATACTTGTCCAACATATGGAATAAGCATTGGTCCTACTTTAAACAAGACCTTTGCTAAAGTGCCTCCAACACTTTTATCTAATCCATCTGAATCAAAGAAATCATATTTATTCCATTTACTTCCATCAACAGTTAATGTATCAGATATATGTAGAATATCTTTTCCTGTAAGCGGTCTATTTCCTAATGTTTCATAAAATGGATCTCCTTCACTATTAAATTTTAGATCTCCTGCTTTATGTGAAACAGTTCTTCCATTTACTTCATGAGTTCCATCTTCATCTCATTGAGCTAATACAAGTGTAGGACGAGCTATAGCACCTAACCCACCTCATTCATTAGGTGTTCAATCCTCAAACTTACCAGTATCATAATTAAATATCTTATTTGTTTGTGCTACTTCACGTATCGACATAGTTGGATCAGAAGTTTCATATAGATTAACTATACCTCGACTTCTTCTTTCAGGATTAGAGAATTTAACTAATCTTGAACTAACATCCAGTACATCGCCGCCGAGAGGTGCAAAATAATCTGCAGGATCATATGTAAATGAATCCATAGCAGTACTTGCTAAATTAGCTTCATCTGCACGATTATATAAGTCTAAAACGTCTTTATAATATGTATCGAATTTTTGATTATCAAATTCTCCTCTATCGTTTTTAAACGCCTCTTGTATTTCTGGTATACCTTTATAATATTCTCTATCTTTAACATTAGAGTTATCAGGAGTTATTCCTAAATTAACTAACTCTTGAACACTTTTGTCTGGCTGAAAAAATAATGCCGCCAGCCAATCATTTTTCTTCTGATCCATCATACTTTAAAAATTAGCTTTTATGCTTTGTTGTTGTTTTTTCAGATTTGCCTGATTATATATATCTCTATATTCACTAGCACTTCCAATTTCATGATTAGATGCAACAGTTGCAAGTTTAGAATCATGCATAGGCATAAATATCATTCCTTTATACATTGAATTTTTATTGCCATGAAATATTTTTCCAAAGAAGCCTGGCTTAAAGTTATCAACCTTTTTGTCTGATTTCTTTACTACATCTCCTCCATAATTTACATAAGTTGAATAGATATCAAATATTCTATCTTTATCTGGTCCATCAACATGTCATAACCAAGGAGAATTACTATCAAAGTCAATAGCTTTATCACTAGCATAACCTGATAATCCAAAAAATACCATCATATCTTCAGGTCTGAATTTTCATCTATTAGTTTCAGTATCAAACTCTAAGTCTAGATCATATTCATGTAATTTTTCTATCATTCTTTGTCTAGATACATTAGGATTATCTTCAATTCATTCCTCAAATTTTGTATATCGATCATATGCATCTAAGTCAGGCTTATAAACTCCCATTTGTTCTGCATCTCGATCTTTTGGAAGTCACATTCTACTAAGTGAACTAGAACCATCTCAAACAATTCTATTTAAATCAATATCTGATATTCTTTGATCTCCAAAGAAAATAGAATTTTTATCAACAATATTACCTATTTCAGCCTTATCCAATACATTTTTTAATGTATTTTGAGTTACTTGTGTGCCATTCTTATCTTGTAATGGATAATCCCTAGTTACAATTTCTAACCCTCCTTTGGCATCAGATGTTGATAAAACTGCAATTTTAGGATCTACAACTCTACCTGCAGCAATAGTTTCTAGAGAGCTTCTATTAACATCTTTATCAGTTCCTCCAGAACTTCCACTGCCTGCTTTAGATGCAGTTGAATCATAATCTAAAGCTTGTGTATTTTCTACACTATGATTTGTATGTTCAACTACAGCAATTTGTAGTAATCGTTTTACATCTTCAGGATTACTTGGATTAAAACCTTCAGCAGCTGCTTGAGCTCTTAAAACGTTTTTCATATTTTGTGGAAGAGTCTTATATAAATAATTAACAGCTAAATCAAGACTTTCTTTATCATGATATCCCTGATTAGATGTACTATTTGATTCTGTAACTTTATATATTCCATCTGGTCCATTAAATCCTAATAATTGTTCAAATCCTTTTTCAATTTTATTCTGATATTTAGAAGTATATCTATCAAACTGATTTGAGGATTTATTAGTTCCAAACGCTCCAATAGTAGCTTTTACATAATCTACTATAGATTTCATTCCAACTGTATTAGATAAATCTGTAAGGATACTATTATTATATGCTAGTTCTGGACGTTCTTCTCGAAGATGAATTAATTGAGAATTAGTTAATGCTTGATATTTTTGTGGATTTTTATAATAAGTATCTGCAGATATAGTCTTAATACTGCCGTCTTTATTATACACATATAAGCTACCTTCATTACTAATTGCAACTTCAGACCCAGATCCTTCTTTAATAATTTGTTCTGATGCAGTTTCATGTAATTCATTATTATGTTTAATTCTATTAGCTAAAGATTGTAATCTAATTAAATCAGACATATCATATTGATTACTCTGCCCAGATACAAATAATTCACCTAAGTTTTGAGATTTTCTTAAAAAACTATTAGCTCTATCTAAGAAGTAATCTACATCATTAGGTAACCCATTCTCTTTAAGAACATTAATAATTTCTTTTTGAATAAGTTGTTCTTCTTTATTTTCACTTGTTTTAGAGGTCTGAGTAGCAACTTGTGTAGGCTCTGCAGCATCTCTAAAAAAGGGGGTATAACTAATACCCCCGTTTTGATATCTCTTTATCTTCATATTTATGACATCATTTTTAGAAATAACTTAATAATGTTATTATTTAGTTCTCCAACAGCCTTATTGATAGCTTTTTGCTGGTCTAGATATTGTTGCTCATCTGTTTTACGTAAATATCTACCGCCAGATTTATAACTATAAGGTATAAATCTTTGAATAGGAATTTGCTCAGGATTAGTATAATTAACTAAATATGGTTTTGTATCTAATTTGTTTCCTCCAAGCCAAAATCTTCTTTGAGATTGCTGATAAGGATTAACTAAAGCCTCAATTCCATATTTACTTCTATTAGTAGCAATATCTCCAGAATATTTGTAATTTAAATAATCATCGATTTTCCAACCACTATATTCTGGATTTTTACCCTCATTCTGTTGCCAATTATAGAACTCATTAATTTTACTATTTCTAAAATTAGTAAGCCAATTACTGAAATCTCCAGCAGCCTTTTGTTGTGCTAATTGAGCTTGTAAAGCTTGTTTTTCATTTAGATCCTTGGCATAGTCTCCTCTTAACTGATAAATAAGATTCTTAACATTTTGAGTTTGTTGCGTAATCTTATTAGCATCAGCCATATCTAACTGAGCTAAACCTTGTGCTCAACGGTTTCTATTCTCATTAGTTATCTGAGTTCTAATATTAGCGTATTGTTGTTTTTGAGCAAGTAACTTATCATTATATTGATCTATCATTTGAGAAAATTTAGCATCTCTTTCTCCTTCTAATTGATCAACATTCATATCTCTCATAAGTCTTTCTGCTAATACTTTATTTGGATCACTAGTCGATGTCTTATATTGACGCATACTTTTAATGCGATCATTATACATTCTATGCAACCCATTATCACTAAATCTAGAGTAAAACTCAGTAGGCATTTGTTGTTGAGAACCTATCATTCCTTTACGAATAGCATCTTTCATTTTTTGGGTAGTACGATTGATACCTATTGTAGAAGTAATAAAGTCTCCTATTCCCATTACCATATCAGGATTAATATTAAATCCTTTTCCTTTGCCATGCCCAAAAGTTGTATAACCAGAATTATTTAAAGGTTTAGCTACATAAGGTGTTTTACCAGTCGGATCGTTAAGTAATTCTTCCTCTGATGCTAATCTTCCTTTAAATCCAAGTTTATTGTTAATTTGAGCTATTTTAGCATCATTTAAAATTGAATCATACTGTTTCTTCACTACAGTATTTTGAGGTGATTGAACAGCTTTATTTGAGCTTACAGAAGCACGTTTAATAGGAGTTCCAACAACAGCACCTGGATCTACTTGTACATTAATCGGATTATTATTTTTATCTAGCATATAATCAGCTACGCTAGTTCAATTTTGATCTATCGGAGTACTAAATGTAGGATATTTAGTACCAGGTTGTGCTTTTATAATTTTACCACCTTTTTTATAAAATACTGGATTATTCTCTGGTTTATAATACCAAAGATGTTGCGGTTGATTACTAAATATTCCTAAGTTAGGAGCTAAGTTAGAATAGACTGGCATTGTAATAGGTCTCCGTTTTAAAGCTGTAACAGATGTAAACATTTCAGGTCCTCCAAAAAATCTTTGAACTTGAGAAGTTTGCTTATCTGCATAATTCTTAAAATAAGGATTACTTCTATTAGTTTTTGCATCTCTAGTAGCAGCAGTCTTATTCCAATTTCACCAACCCATATCATCTGGATTTCTATAAGTACTAGAAAGTTCATCATATTTAAATTGTCCTGTATTAAGTCCTTTACTCATTGAAGACTTCCAAGGTTTTTTCCAATTGAAATTTACATTAGAGGAACGTTTAATACCATATTCAGAAAGTAAGTCAGTAATATTATCTGTTTTAGCTTTACCTAACTTTCCAATAATTATTTCTTCTAACTTTTCAGTTTTTTGATTTTTTGGAAGTGAATTAACCGACTCAATCTCAGAACGACCTAATTTAATAGTAGGAAGATTTTTATTATTAGTTGGTTTTAAGGTAACCATATCAGAGTTTCCTCCTTTTAATTTTGCACTTCCTGTGTTACGTTTTAAATTAGCAAAACCTCTAACTCCATTTAATACAGTACGAACATCTTTAATAGTTCATTTACCATCTTGAATATTTTCTCATGCAGTTGCTAATCCAGATGCAGCACTTCCAAAACTAACTCCTCTAGTTGCTCACTTAACAGCATTTGCGACAGCCTTAGATTTCTTTAAAGCTTTAGCTATTTTTGCTGCCTTAGCTCCTGAGCCAATCCCAGGAAGTAAAGTAGCTGCATCTAATCCTAGATTAAGTGCTAAATTACTAACATCGCCTCAATCTAATCCATCTCTAGCAATATCTGCTCCAAAACCAGTTAATGAACCTACTGCACCAACTCCAGCTCCAGCAACATTGCCAAATCCTGGTACAAAAGTAGCACCTAAAGAAGCAGCATCTGCAACTAAAGCTGCAATTTCAGCTTTGTCAGCAGCAGTTAATTGTGTACCATCTCCAATAGTTTTTTCTTCTCCAGCAGCGCGAAGTTTTTTATCTGATTGTTGAATTGCTTGTTTACTAGCTTTTGCACTATTAACTCTATTTGCAGCAACTCCTCCAATTTGATATTTAATAACTCCTCCGTTTTTATTACTTGGAACTCTATAAGCTAAACCTAATTGTTCTAAGCCTTCAGGAGTAGTAATACTTCTTAGAGCAGAATTACCTCCTGTTCCTGAATATTGTTGTTGATACTTACCAAGCGTTTGAGTTTTAATTAAATCCTGAAATAATTGATATAAATCAGGATATTTTTGTCCAATAATTGGATTAAACTTAGCATGACGAGTACTAATTGTAGCTATATATGGATTTCTAATAATATCACTAATATATCCCTTAACTTCTGGATCTCTTAAGATTTCAGGATGTTGCTCAATATATTGTCCTAAACGAGAATCAATATTCCAATAATAATTTCTCATACTATCTTCAGATCCAGGTAAACGACTATTTAATGTATAGTTATCATTTCCTGGGTTTTCGTCATGAAAATAGTATAATTGAGTTTGAGGATTATAATACAATGTAGCTCTTGTTTGAGGATTTGAAGCATCTCCAGTACTTGCTACTTCTTTATATCCTCCAGTATTTCCTATAGTATAGTAACTATTAAAAGCAGTTGTAGGATTATTTTCATAGTAAGAATTAACTATATTTGGATCTAATTGCTCTTGTAAAGTATTATTATAATTAATTCTTTGTTTAGTTAAAGGATCAATATATACTCTTTCTGCTAAAGTTCTTAAAGGGTGTCCATAGGGATCAAACTGAGATGAGTCTTCAGGATTATAATTGGGAAAGTAATCATAAACTAAAGGATCTCCAGCTTGTCTAACATAATTGCCAGTTAAATCTGCAGCATATCGATTTGGTTGAAAATATGGAGATCACATAGGGTTACCTTCTTGATCAACAGAAGTACTAAACCATGGAGATCTAGAACGATTTTCATCTCAGTATTGTTTAATAATTGAAGAATTACCAGCAGTTCTCTTGTTATCTGCTACAAAATCTAAATACTTTTGAATTTTAGATAAACTATCTTGGTCATCGCCTCTATACACTCTTCCATTAATAACAAATAAACCAGAATCATCTGGAATATAATCTGCATAACTTCCATATTTTCTCTTAAATTCATTATTAAGTCAAGCATCTCCAGTTCCAATATATGATAATAATTCTGGATTACTTATAGTTACATTACCATTTGAATCAACATCGAATAGATTATTGTATTTATCATAATCCCATCCTGCTTTACCTCAGTTTTCTTTTGTTTTCTTAAGTTCCTCTTGTGCAGGATCTGTTTCTTTTTGAGCTTGGGCAGGTTTATTTCCTCCTAGAAAGATACCAATATCATCTAATGCCATAGCATCTTCGTCTGTCCAATTTCCTTGTTCAATTCTAGATATAATATCCTCTATACCTTGCTCACCATGTTTATTATAAAAGTCTATATAAGCTTGTTTATCTAAATCATTATAGCCTTTAAATTGATCATTATCCCCATAACCTGCAATATCTTTTAGACTACGAAGTCTTCTAGTTGCTTTTAGATTATTAGCTCCATTTATATAAACTCTATTTCCATTTACTAATTCAAAATCTCCAGTATCTTTATTACGCTTATATTCCATAGTAATATCACTAGACCAATCTCTAATATTAATTGGATCTAATGCTTCTACTGGCTTTTTATATTGAAAATCCTTTAAAGCATGAACTGCATTTCTTGCAGTATTTTCTTTTCCCCTTCATAGATTTCCAAAACTTCTGCCAAGTCTACTTCGACGTTTACCTAAACGTTCTGCTTGATTATTAGTAACATCAAACTGTACTCCTTCTAATCTATCGGCACTAGAATCATATGATAAATTAGCACCTGATCTTAGAGCATCAGTTATTTTACTAAATTGATATGCAGTATCTTGATCTAATGTTTTTCCATAAGAAGACATCTGATTTAGAAAATCATCATCAACCTGATATTGATTACCATCTATAGTAAAAGTGCCGTATTTTTGAGGAGTAGAACCACCTTGTTGATATTTAATTACTTGTGCCATTTTATCACACTTGCTTTATATATAAAAAGGGAGATTGATCATATCAAATCTCCCTTTTATCTAATGATCATTAAATTACTTTTTAGCAAAGAATTTATTTTTCATTTCCCCGCCATTTTCTTTCTTAGCACATTTCTTGCGGCCTACTATCTTTCCACCTTTCTTAAATACAGGTTCTCCTTCAGGAACTTGTCCAACAGGACCTTGTGGTCCTTCGCTCATAGCTTGTTGTAAAAGAGCTAAGAAACCTTCACAGACTTGAGCCATTGCTTGACAGTCTTGCGTCTGTAATGCTTGAGCTGCCATTTCTGCTAACATTTGTAGTGGATCTTGTCCACCTTGTGGACCAGCAGGTGCCGCAGGAACAGGAGCGGACCCGCCTTCTTGATACTTTTTAACTTTCATAATTTAAATTATTTTAATTTTTATAGATATCTCATAACTCTATGATTGTCATATATTCATTTAATGCCCAAAGATAACACTTTAGTTCTTAATATCCAAATAAAATTACTAAAATTTTCATTTACACTAAATTTTTATGAAAACACTTGCTACATTAGCAATATTATATTATCTTTGTTCCACAACCCAAGAGTATAAAATGAGTCTATTTCATTCTCTTTGGAGATGCTAGATTAAACATGAGGCAATATAGGGTTATAAAAGATAGTTAGTATCTTTTAAGGAGAGTAAGAAATTACTCTCCTTTTTCTTTATCTATTTAGGAGATTCGATAAACTCACTTGGACGATTATCCTGTTCATTTATATATTTAAAAATCTTTTTTCCAAGTTTAGCATAATCAGAATCAGCTTTACTTTTATTAGCTCTTTTTGCTAATTTTATTAAAGTTCTAGAATTTTTTCTTGAGAAAATACGTTCGCCACCAACTAAATCCATTTGAGGTTTTCCATCAGATCCAAGAATATACATTTTATCAATTTCTTTTTCATCTATATCCTCTTCAAAGTCTAATTCGTCTCCAATCTGAATTCCAGAATTAGCATTAACTTCTAATACATATTTAGTTCTTCCTTCTTCATCTTCAGGAGTAGAAATAATTGGTTCAGAACTATGAGCTTTACCTAATACTACATTATAAACTTCATCATCTTGATTTATAAATACTAAATCAATATCGAATTCCATTTCCTCTGTATTAAATACTACTTGACCTTGATCTTCAGGCATTATAAATAACATACCCTCGTCATCATCCATAGATTCTACATTACCTAAACCTTGAATTCTTTCTTCTTCCGTTTCTGCTATTAGAACTTTATATTCTTTATCTGCTATTTCTATTTTTACCTCTTTCATTATTTCACACTTTTAATTAGTCCACTTCTATCATCTGTATTCTTTAATAGTTCATGACAAACTAATTTTCCAGCTTCAATTGCAATTTCGTTGGATGAATCTTCTTGATATGCTTTATATAAAGCCTCAAGTTTATCAGTAAATTCTTTTCTAAGTGTCCATTCTTCCTTTTCAATTTCTGCTGTCTGAACAATTCCTCCTTCAGATTGTGCTACTACAGGAATTCCTTTTTTAGTAATTTGATCTTTTAATTCTGGATTTACATTTTCTAAATGATGTTTATGTGCATGTAAGTTTCCTTCAGGAATTAAATTCATCTTACCTCCGAGTTGGAATTTTTGTGTTTCTGTAGATTGTGTTGGTCGTTTCTGTAAGAATGCTCTAGCTTCATCTAATTCAGGAAATTTCATTCCGTTTTTAGCCAAGGAATACATATTATCTAATCCATTATAAGTATTGAAGTTTTTACTAGCAAGAGACTGACCTATTTGATTATTCAGTCGCTTTTTACCTGCATCTGTAATATCTAAAGTAGTATTTTGCATTCTTCTAGCTCTAGTTATAGCATTTTGGCCTTTTCGATGAAATCCAAAGTCAAATAATCCAGCTTTTTTATTACTATATTTATCAATACTATTACTGATAAATTTCTTTGAACCACTATATTCGTTACTAATATCAGATGTATTATCTACTAATTTATTAATACGCTTTCCTCCAATACCATTAATTAAATTTAATGCAGCTCCAGCAGCCATTCCAATAGGGCCAAGCATACTTAGACCATCACTTACCATTCCTTGTATTTGAGAACCAGTACCTTCAACACGATCTTTAGTTCCTCCAATAAGATTTCCTATAGTTTTAGCTCCAGTATTAATCATTCCACCCATAGGATTAAATTGACTTACTACATTGTGTCCTATGTCTTTAACTCCAGACATTACTTGAGCAGTAGATCCAGTTTTCTCATTTCCTACAAGGGCTGTGTTAAGATTTCCAATGAACTGGTCTCCCATTTGAAAAGCTCCTCCAAATTTGCCATTTAGCTTATTTACAGTTTCTGCTCCAGCAAATGTATCATTCTGTCAATTTCTAACAGAATCTACAGTTTTTTGTGAAAACATACCTTTTGCGGTAGAGAAAGGATTCCTTTCATCTGCATCAGAATCAGATTTAGTATCTTTAAAATTTCCAATATCTGATTTGATTTTATTCATAGAAGCACTAATGAAAGCATTATAGTTTCCTAAGTTAAGACCAAGCTGTTTTAACATATCTGGACTAATAATATTCCCAGAACTAACTCCTCCTATTTCCATTTTTTTTATTCTTTTATGCATAACTTTGAGTCATTAATGTTTGTAATGCAGTAATAATAACAAGTTTATCACCTTTATATTTAACTCTAATTCTTGCATATTTATCTCGAACTTTAGTTGCCTTTAATGGAGATTCAAAATCATTAGAGCTTGTTTGTTCATAATATATTGGTTGTACTTGGAAATACCAAGAATCTTCACTATAGTATATATTACCTAATCGTCTTCCATATTCTTTTATATTTAAACAATCTGCATGTACATTTAAGTAATATTCATTTCGAATTGGATCTCATGTAACTTCTGTTTTATATCCTTTAGATTCTTTATCTAAATAGATTTCTGGGAAATTAGCGTTTGTAGATTCATTTTTATTAAAAGTTTTATTTCTATAAATAGCTCTTTTACTAAATTCATATACATCTCCAGTAATTTCTATTTCAATAGAATTTGGTTCAACATTATTAGATATTATTACTAAATTGTCAAATATTTTATGAATTCCTTTTGGTTCATTAACTATAAATTCAAACTCAAAAGGTTCCTGTTTATTATATCATTTAGTAGGTAATATTTGATTTGTTTCATCACTATCAAAATAATTTATCTCATCAATAATGTTACTTCTACCATGTACGAAAATATTATATAATAGTGCCTTATTTCAATCATCTTGATATTTCAACATGTCGAATTCTTTTAGCACCTCATAAGGAATAATAGCTCCAGCTGTATATGATCGTTCAATTCCAAAAACAATACAATTACTCATAAGATTTCCACTCTCATCTTCAGAAGGATTATCTTCTGATGAAGTTACAACATATGGAGTATATTTTACTTCAATAGTATAATATAAATAGCCTCTATCCTCTTTTCTGTATAGATCTTTAAATTCTATTGAAAATGGAGCCGCATCCTTCTGTTCAAGATAATTAGCATAGATTATTTTCTGACGGTCCTCTTCTGATTCAGCATCTATAGCATTTCCAACATTTTTATTTTTAATTTCAACCCAATTCTCACTTACTTCATCCATAAGCCAGGTTTCTTCATTTGCTTTGCATTCAATAAGTGAATCAGTTTTTATTTCATCTTCGTCTCAGTAATATCCTTTTATAACGACACTATTAACATTATATCCATCATATCCATCAACTGTGAAAGTAAACTTTGAGTATTCTCTATCAGAAGTAACATATTTTCCAGTTCATTCTTCTCCTACCTTTACAAGATCATCAGTTTTCCGAAGATTATTACTTATTATACTAAATATTTTACTCTTAAGCAAATCAAAACTAAAATATGTATTATTTATATTTTCTGATAATAAAGGAACTCACGAATATCTAGTAACTCACATGCTACGTACTTCATTATAACATATATTCCAAATTTTATCATTATTATAAAAAGTGAACATAACATCATTTTTATAAGCATTAAAGTGAGTTTTAACATTTCTCGTTCCTAATGCTACTGTTTTTTCAAGTTCCTTAAGATTTATTTTATCATTAAGGAATCTTTGAATTGTAAAATCAGATATAAGTTCAAGACCTCTATCAGAAAATCTCCAAATTTTCTTAGTATATGTATCAACACCATATACTGCCCTAGGAGTTCTTATAATAGAGTCTTTTCATATAGAACCATACATATCAGATATAATTGTCATTTGCTTTTGTAATACTCCAGATCCATACATATGAATATTTTGCCCAGTAGTAGTTTGAATAAGAGCTTTTTCATTTATTGGAACAATAGCTATAGCATGTTCAAATACAGTTAATAGATTTCCTCCTCAAGGAAGAATTTTTACTATACCTCCATATTGTCTATCTAAATCTTCATATGATAATCCTTGGAATACCTTATATGAGTTCTTAAAGTTTCCATCTACCTGAATATCACTAAACATTATACGAGTATCAAACTCGTCAACCTCATAAGGTACATCTATGTGCTTATAATTTCTTTTAAATCCTAGAGTAGTACTATATCCTCTATTATATAAGTTACTTTCTGGAATTTTAGCAGAAGATTTAGTAGACATACCTTGTATAGGATAAAATCCTCTTGGATTTCCCATTAATGCAATTTCTTCTGTATTAAACTCATCAATACTTCTAAGAGAAATATTATTATTAGATAATCCTTTAAATGTTACTCAACTTCCAATAGCTACTGCATTAATATCTCCAATATTTATATCATCCCAGTTTTCAGTATTTCTAATACCTTTAAAATTATCTTTTCAAGTATTAAAATCTACTATTGTATCATTTGTAGGAACTGTTTGAGAAGTGAAGTTTCTATGTAACCTAATGGTAGTTGTATAAGTAAAGCAATCACCACGATATAATATTGGAATCATACTCCAATTAAATTCTATAGAATTATCTTCCACGTCTTTATAATCAGTAGTACAATCTGTAATATCTTTGTCTTTTATTACACTAGTATCTGTAGCATATCTATCAGATACTGCAAAGTAAGGAGAATTATCATCGATTCTTATTTGAAAATATTCCTTATTAAATGTTTCGGAGTAATTTTTTATATAAACATTATATAATGATGATTTACCAAGTAAAGTGTTACATCCTACAAAATCAGTAAATACTCCTCTAACTAATTGAGCATCGCTTGATTCTATATCCTCTTTTCCAAAACAGGTTTGTTGTTTAATTTCTTCTTGCATTCCTGCTCTAGTACAAAAGATATTATCATTAATAATTTTCTGAGGAATATCCGAGTCTATATATAAAAGTTCGCTTGTTGTTTCTGCATTTGTACTTTCAACATTTGTTAAATCTAAGGTATAACTTCTTCCTGATGCGTTATATTGATTAAACTTGTATGCTTCTACTAATTTATATCTATCTGAGTTAAGTAGAGATTGCATTTGCTTATCACACTTAACATCTGCTGATAATAATCCTGAATAGCTACAATTGTTACTATATATAAGTTTTGAATCATAATCGTTAATCAATACCTTATTTTTATTTACAAAAGATTCTGTTACAAGCTTTGGATTTTGGCCTCCTTCAGAAAGATCAAGACAAGGAACTCCACTTACAGTGTCAACTCCTATAGATAACCCAGAGAATAAAAATGTTGGAATACGCTGTTGCCTAACAAAGTAGTATCCCTTAATATTCAGTTCTTTAAGTTTATTAATTACAAATTCAGGGATTCTAATTTTTAATCCCAATGGCTTCACAGATTTTCCGTCATGATCAATAATAGTCTTATCTTTAGTAAATCTAAATACTCCTCTTGTATTTTCTAAAGTTTCTAAAGATATAAAATCTTTATTTTCTATAGTTTCAGGATCTCTTAAGTCTATATTATAATCATAATTACATTTATTACTTGATATTATCTCTCCATTATCCCCTTTTTCTTTAAAATGATAAGTTGAAAGATTAAAATCAATACCTCTAAGATTATATACAGGAGATAAATGCTCATCATTATATATAAATACTACTCCTAGTCTATAAATTTCTCCAGGGAAATATCCAAGTCTATAATATATATTATATGGAGAATAGTATTCTGCAGCAGTAATATCCCCTTTATAAATTCCATATTTATCTGTAATATATCCTATATCATGTTCTTGACATTCTTCTACATTAATATATAACGCAAGATTACTTAAAGTGGCAGAGTCTTCTTTAAGTTTTGAAACATTTGCAAAGAATAATCTATTTTGAACTTGTGCCTGGCTTTTTACAGACTCTACATAGTTATATTGTATATTTAAATCTTCTGCAGTTATGTCTTCAAGTTCTTCAAATCCATTAATGGTTATTGTTTGATTGACATCAGTTATTTCATAAGTCTTTTTTATTTTATGAAAATCTGTTTTAGAAATACCATTTACATCACAACTTGTTCTACTATAATATATATTTATATAACTAAAAGACGTATCTATATTCTTAAGATAAAGTATTATAGATTTATCAGTACGTTCATCCATATAAGCTCCAACACAAGTCTTAGGATTTGATAAATCTCCTTTAAATACAGACACTATTCCTGATTCAGCAACAATATCAGTTTCATTATAGTCACTATCAGAATATTTTATATAAAATATATAATTCCCTCCTTTGAGAGTTCCAAAGTAATCTACACTTTTAAATTGAATCTTTGGAATTCTAGTAACGTTTCTAAATAACCTAGTTTGTTGATCTAATTCATTTTCTGTATATAAATTAGATTGTTTAATTTGGTTTCGATTTATAATTTTATATCTATTATTTTCTAATAACGCTACTCTAGTATTTATTATTCTAGGAGGATTTTTATCATCGTTGAATATTAAATTTGTACTTCCATCATAAGAACTTTGACATTCTATGTCTATAGGATTTTCTAGATCTAATTTTAATTGAGAATTACTTACTGTAAAATCATCAATCTGATCATCAGATTTTTTTAAATTACGTAAAGGATTATACTCTCAAGCAATATCTCCAGTATCCTTGTACTTTTTTACTTTCAGTTTTATATCCATTATTGCCCGTCATCATATATATTAGAAATAAACTCTCTTGCTACAGAACGCGTATTATTATCTGTCTCTCTCATAAACAATTCTAAAGTAGCATCCATATTAGATCTTACTTGATCTGTAAACACCATACTTTTTATAGCATTAGTTAATTTCACTTTATTTGCATTCTCATTATACTCATGAATAAGATACAGGTCTCCACTTTTTATATTCGGCTGTCTTTCTAATTCATCTACTTTAATTCTTACATCACTATTCTTATTATCTATTAACCTTTGGAGTTCATATTTAAAAGATTCATCAGGAGTAACTATACAATTAAAATTGACATTTGTATTTGTAGATATCACATTATTGTCTGCAAAAGATACTCCATTAAATATTGAATCTATTTCATCTGGAATGTCAACTCCCTCATCCATGAAATATTTTCAATTATATGTTCCAGAAAGATTAATAGTTTTTATATATACTGGATTTATAAGAGATTCTCTATAGTTATATAAAGAATAATAAATTATATTATTTTTAGAAGACATACAATATCTTAAACAGTATATCATCATAAGATAGGAATATATACAAGTTTTAGAAATATAAGAAGCATCTTTCTCTGAAGGCGCCTTATTAGCACAGTAATATATACAAGGTCATGAATTTTTTGTTTCATATGACATTGCAAGACAGAAATTATTTGCAGATCCGTATCTGCTAAAGAAACCAGAATCTCCAGAATGGCTACTATCATTACCATATTATATATATTAAATCCATAATCATCTGCATAACTTTTTGTACTAGTTGCAGAATGGCCATTTGGTTTTCAATCTGTTCTATGCCAATCAGTTCCACTTGAAATATTTAAATCTCCAAGAACACTAGGTCAGTTCTTTTCTGGAGTGAATGCTTCTGTATTCTCACCATAATACAACTTATTGTTTTCAAACCTAATAGTAAAAGGACCTACCTCTTTCCACCAGAAACACATTGATCATTTATCTCTTCCAGAACCGTCTTTTCTAAATTCTACATATTCAGGTCTATATTCTATTGTATGAGTATCGTCTTTATCTGTAACTTTAGTTTTAGTTTTTCCAATAGGATGATATTCATATAAATATTTATCACTACTACTGATTTCTTTTACAATATTATATTCAGTATTTGTAACTGTAAAAGTATTAAACAAATCAAATGAAAAAGATCCATCTATTTTATTAAAGAGTAGTGTATAAGTATTGCCTTTAGAATCTATAGCCTTGCCATTGTTAACAGTAACGCCTTTAGAAGTGATTCATCTTCATAATCTACCGTCATCTCCATTTTGGTCTTTTGGAACAGATATAGTATATACTTCAGAGTTTCCTACCTTTTTAATAGAATATGTATTGCCTTGTTTAAATATAGTCTTAATTCCAATCTTAGAAGTATCATACGTTTCTCCAGGAGGTTCTGGATATACTAATTTAATTTCACTAAAATAGTCACTAGAATCAAATGAATAATTATTTATTTTTTCATCTTTTGAATCTTCATTACCTCTTCGTTTTAGAAAAGCAGTTTCTGTAAACGCATAATTACCTGAATTAAGTTCGAGTTTTATATAATCAGCAAAGTAATTTACAAGGTCTTGTCCTGTAATATCCTTAAAGTTATCTTTAACATAATATCACCTATTTACAAGTTCTGTGGCATAAATTCTATTTTCGGCAGGTTCTATATCTCCTCTAATAGGATTTCCAGATTCAATATTAATAACATAACGAAGACTTAGAAAGTATATATCCTCTTTATTAAAATTAACTTTTTTTATCTTAGGTTCTCCAGTTTGAGTAGTATCATACTCTGCTATGTCTTCATTATTTTCAGAAAAGGGTATATCTATAATAATAGTTCCATTACTTATTATATCAGAAACCGAAGTCCAATCAATAGCAGTATAGGGGTTGTCTGAATCTGAAGTAGAATATCTTTCTAACTTATATTCAAGGCTAACTCCAGGAAAACTTTCTCAAGAAGTAAGCATTGTTAGAGAATTATCTCCTACAAAATATTTAAAATAATTTCTTCCAAAGTGTATTTCATTAGGATCTATTGTTATAGGATCTCTAGAAATTGTTTGTGTAAATTGACTATATATTATATAATTTTTCTTACCTTCATTTTCAACTAATAATGCGGGAGTAATATATTTGTAGTTTCCAAGCGTTTTTGCCTCAATAGTATTAAATATTATAGACTGGAAATTATTATAAGATATTAATTGATTAGGCTCTAGACTTATTGGAGATAATTTACTTATATTTTTTTCATCTAAAGTATCATAATCATGTAAAAAATATACTAAATTATTTTGAATCTTATCTAAATCTCCATCAGCATAATTTACAAGATTCCAATAAGTTTGTACTCTAAGATCTCCGCCTGGATAAACTTTTATAGCATTTGAATCACTATTATCTATATATATCTTACTTTTATCAAAATATATATTAAATTGTTCTGGAACCGTAATACTAAACTTTACAGCAAGCCAACCAGGAATATCCCAAGATACAGGAATCCAATCACTTCTATTAGTTGTGGATTTATCGACTTGTAATTCAAGAAGCCCATCTATATTATACAATTTATTTTCATCTGTAAGAATATAAGGAACTAAGTGTCTATAGTATTTATTGTTTAACTGTTCAAGTGCTTCCTTAAAGGAATATTCATCTAAATTTTCATATATAAGAAGATACTTATCTCCTGGATTTAAATAAAAATTAGGATCTTTACTAAGAAGTATGATTTTAGTTTCACCTTCTAAATCTTTATATAAAGATGTTTTATCAATAATAATATCCTCAATTGTAGCATCCTTATTATCTACAATTGGGGTAAAGATTGTTTGTTGTGATGGAAAACTTCCAATTTCTACTTTGTCGTCAATTGGATTATATGAAATAATATATAATACTCCTTGGTGTTCTTTCATTCCAACAGGAACAAAACCATTACTCAAAGCTCCATTTTTAAACCCATAATTACCCATATCGTTCTGTAAGGCAAATTCATTACCATTATAAGTAATTAAAGTGCCGTTTAAACAATCAGTCATTACAGTATTTGGAACCATTAATGGTTCTATATCCTTTATCATTCCTCCATTAAACTGATTTATTTGATTTAATTTGTTCTTCATAGTTATTATGTAGTTATTGCTGCAGAAGGAACCTTAACTTCTCCAGATGCAGATATAGTAATTTGAGTATCTCCACTTCCTAAAGTTGCAGAACCATCTTCATATACAATTAAAGGTCCAAACTTACAAAAAGTATCATAGTTATTAATATTATATAGATTGCCTCTCTTCAAACTACATTTACCTGTATTTTCGATACTAATTCAATTTTCTTGAGCATCATTTATTCCAACGAATGATGTTCCTGAAGCAGATATTTTAAGATAACTCTTTTGTTCAGCACTATTGTATAGGCATATAGTTGGGTTATTTAAATAACAGTTATCACTATAAATCCCTATTCCAGAAGGATTTAGTATATCGTCTGATATTACAGATAAATTTCCAATAACTGTATTACTAGTTTGATAAAAACCGATAGATTCAGGATTAGTTTCTAGTATAATATTATAATACTCTGAAGTTTCTTCAGGCTCTTGATAATATTGTACATTAATTGAGGTAAACGGTTGTTCTTCAGTATCTGAAGTTAGATTCTCAGCTTCTGAATATGCATACAACCCAATAGATTCTGAAGAAAGAGCTAGAAAGCTTGCTTTATCTGAAATGTATGTAGTATGTACATATATTTCGTCATTATTAATACCTGTGACTATGAACTTTGCACTAATATTCTCAATCTCCTCAGATGTATTTTTTTTGTATTCATTTATAATTAATTCTCCCTCTGTATCAGGAGTAACAAATCCTGAATCTATATATAATTTTAAAACGACACCATTAAATGTAGATTTATTTTCCTCTGGAATAATGTAAATTTTTGTTATAATCTCATTATATAGATTAGATAAACGTGCAATATTTTCTGCACTTTCAGTAATTTCTGTATCTTCTGTAATTTCTTCAGGATCTATATAATAATTATCTGCAACAGATAATGGTATGCACGAAATATTCTTTCAAGATTCAATGTTTATTGGCTCCCAATAAAAAGATTCTGATAAAAGTTGTTTATCAAAATCTAATTGATGAGAGGTATATGTTGATGGAGTTTGTCAATTATAACTTGTATTTACAGATTTTACAAGATCTTTAGCAAACTCAACGAATGTAGTCTTACTAGTATTTATTCCTTTTACAGAATATAATTTATATAGAAGCTGTAAAATATTTATTCCAAGATCATATAGATTTCCATCAATATCTAGCTCGCTTGCTGTAACACTTATATTTCCTCCAGTTGAGATATTTCCAGAAAGAGTTTCAAAACTAAGTTTTTTAATATTAGCATTACTACAAACTACTGTATTACATGTAACTTTCCCATCTTCAGCTATAAATTTTCCATCTGTAGTTTCTAATGTATTAAAAGAGATGTTCTGTTTATTTAATAATGCTTGAATATCATTTCAACTATGCCCATCAATAAACTGTGCATTAAGATTACTTATAACTTCTGAACTACTTAATTTAAATGGAGGGGTTCCATTAAATATTACAGTATTATCAAATATTATATTCCCTTCAAGAGAAGCATCTGAATTTTGAGAATCACTAAAACTAAAATAACTATTATCTAATGTATAATAAATTCCTCCGTTTAATGCAAAGATTATTTTTCTATCTCCAGGATATTCATACTGCCCTGTCTCATATAATAATATATCGTCTACAATTATAATTTTAGACTCTATAGATTCTTCGTCTTCATCATCAGTTGTTTCTTTATCATAATTTAACTTATAATATTTATCTCCAACTTTTACTCTTATTACCCCACTAGTTTCAAAAACTAAATTTCTTCTAGGAGACCCTATTATTTCTTCTTTTGCCATATTAAATCATTATTATTTTATTTTTTACATCTCTATATGCTATATATTCAAAGTTTCTTGTTGTGATTTCACTTTTTAAAAATGTCCATCCAACATCAATTGGATAGTATAATTTAAAGAAATGTGTTCTAGATCTATCTAAATAACACTCTTCTTGTATTTTATATAACTTCAAATCTCTAAACTTTATTTTAGATCTACGCTTTGAAGTTATCTGAGTTTTATAAAATTCTCACTCAGCTTCAGTTAGACCGAAATAGTACGCTCCGTTATATACTTCTTGAGCGTACTTATATTTCAGTCTTAATTTAATACGATGTTTAATATTATTATATCTAACTCTTTTATAATCATCAAAAAACATCTTTCCGCAAAAAGCAGTATAGTTATGATTTCCTAAAACTACATCTGCTCCACTCTTAGCTAATAAATGAAAACTATTAAAACCATGTTCTATAACTCTTTTTAACTCATCTTTTGAGATCTTTGGATATTTTTCTTGTATAATACCTAAATAATCGTCTAATTCTTTAATCATAATTAATAATACACTTTTGCTTCTTCAGTATATTGATCTATGAGTTTTTTAAGATATTTATCAACATAGATTGGTTTTTCCATAGTTTCTTTATTATGCTTCATATATCTATATACTAGCTGGTTTCCTGTAAATTGAGATAATACAAAATCAATATTATTAAATTTACCTCTTCTATATGCTTGTTTAAAGTCTTCATCTGCAATTTGTTTCATAGAAATTTCTCCATAATTCCCAAAACGCAGAGGTAGTACAAAGGTAACATTATTATTTATAATATCCAATAAGATCTCATAAAAACAGTCATCAAAAATCTTAGCAGCTAGATTCTTACGATCTTTATATCTATTTTTTACTCATCTTCCTTTTAATAATTTAGGATTTAACCCATTATATAGTTCCCTAGAGTTAAAACCATGAGGAAACATTTTTTTATTCATTAGTTAACAGGTTTAAATGATTTCTTATATTGCTTTCTATCCCAACGTGTACGAGCATCAAGAATCTCATTCATTTCATTTTGCGAGATATGTTCAGGAACTCTAGCATCACTACAAGCTCTTAACCATTCTTGTTTAACTGCTTGAGCCATTTGAAAAGAATTACTATCTCTTAATACAAGACTCTTTTTATATAAATCAATATATGCAGCATATGCAGCTAACGCAGTTAATTCTTTATCTGTTATAAGTGGAAGTCCATCATCATCTACAATTACACCATGATATAGTACAGATACATTCGAATAATCTCTATCAAACTCTAATGCATTATTTATCTCATTATAATTTAATAGTTTTCCTGATTGGTATAATGGATCTTTATTCCATTTTCAAGCTTCATTATATCTTTCATAATAAGCATTTTGAACTAATGGGAAGATACTAGTGTCTGAAGTAGATTGAAAGTCTTCAAATGGAATTGTTACAGATTCTATAAAAGATAAATTGCAAGGTAATTCTAGTATTCTATTTGTAGTATCTCCTACATATCTATACATTCTAGAATGTTTATTACCTATTAACTGTAAACCATTTAAAACTATATCCTCAAAATTATCAGGATTTATTGTAACCCCATATAATATATTGGCAAGAGAATATACAGAATTTATATTATTTAACTTCATAATTATTTAGGAGTTTGATCGTTAGGCGTAACAGGAGTTGCAAGTTGACGATACCAGCGAATATATTTCTCAGTCATTCTTTTAATAATTTCATCAGATAAAATTCCACAATCTAGATATACCTCAGGGTTTTCAGAACAACAATCTCATTCTAAAAGCTTTCTTGGATCTAAGAATAGTGCAATTACAGATATATATTTTACAAAAGGAACATTAAAAATATATCCGTCCATATTACCATTAGAATTAATTGCAGTATCTATATAGACATATGGACTTCCTGGTTTATTTTTTCTATACTTATGAAATCTATAAGTTTCATCTGTATAAACATTATAACGAGTATGTCTATCTATACTGCCAACAAATCTTATTGTATCAATTCCGTTTATATAAATAATCGGTGGAATTTCAAAATGTAATGCTTTTTCTCCAACTTGCAAATTACAACATTTTGACATGTAATCACAATCAACTTCAATACAATTAATTGCTAAAAACAATTCATCTAAATTAAGAATTCCTTTTAAAAGAAATTCTCTCATTATTTGATTACGCTCTGCCACTACTTCATCCTGAAGTTGCTCTACAGATATTTTTGGATTTGAAGTGATTCCTGCTAATCCAGTTACTGTATTATTATATACAGCACTTGCTATTGCTTCTATTGTCATAAACTTCAGTTTAAAAATTAAAGGCAGGACAGGGAAATTACCCCGCCCTGCCTTCTTCTAGTGATATATGTTAAAAGGAGTATTAAGCTCCTACTGTAAACTCTTGTTCTGCTACAGCATTACCATAAGAGGCTTTAACTGTAAACTTATCACCTTCTGCTGCAGTTTGTCCTTTTTTTACAGTAAGCTTACCATCGTTATCGATTTGATACTTACTATCTTCTTCTTTAATTGAATATTTAATAAGATTTGGACTAACAGCGGGACCAGATACATTTGCTTTAATTATTGCTTTTCCTTCGTTAATATCCTGTACTGAAACCTTAAGTGCAGATACGAATTCGATATTAATTAATTCAGTATTATCAGGACTAACAACTTTAATTGAATCGTCTCCAAATACTTTTTTCAGATCCTCTTCAAACTTATCAACAAGTGATGATAATACATAGAACGTATGTGTCGTAACTGATTTAAGAGCTTGTCCTACTGTTCCCTGTCCATGAAGCCCCTTACGAGGCATGCAATATAAGAATGAGAATTGAGTATACAAACCTCCGTTTACTGGATACTCCTCTTCATTGAGAGCTGCATAACGTATATTAGGATAACTTGGGAAACGTAGATTCTCCTGAAGCCAAGCAGCAGTACCAATTTCCATTTTATTCTTAGTTACTTCTACAGCCTTATCAACCGTTACATATTGCTTCTCAGTGCAACTATCAGGACAACTAATACCTCTTTGTTCCTGAAGTTCAGCTACAGTAATGACCTGATGTGAATCAGTGCAACTTACAAGTACTTTGCCTGAATCTTCTGCAGATACTCTTACATATCTGTAGTTTTCAGGAATAGCCATTTCGATAGCCTTAATCATTTTTTCCTGAAGTTCTTTAGTCTTTCCTAAATCTTCAGCAGAAACCTCAAATTCAGCAAGTACAGCCTTACCAAAATTTGACCAAGGCATAGCGTAATCTGCAAGGTATTTACCGATTAGAGTAATACCAATTACTACTCTATAAGTACCTTCTTTCGTAGGTAAATTAAATGCTGCACTAGCGACTTGGCCTTTTTCTGCTGGAGTTTTGTAAATAACTCCTTCGACTAAGCCTTCTTTTCTATAGTCTGCACAACGTAATACTCGAAATAATTTAACAGGACCATCCATAACCATAAAACGAGGATTTACACCATCGTCAAGCAGGTTTGAATTAATTATTACTTCTTTTTGAAAATCAAACATAATTTTTAATTTTTAAGTTAATAAATTTATTTATTTCCAGGAACTGCTATAGTCTGATTAATAGGAACGTTTGTTTGTAATCTTGGATCACCTGCATTCTCTAATAATAGTCTAGTTACGATATTAATAATCTCGTAACAAACATAGTCTGGAAATTCCAGGGTTTGAGTATTATCTTCTGGTAATAATACATCATCCTGAGTCATGGAAACATACATAGGAGCTTTTACATAAGTAATATATACATTATTTAAACTTCAATTCGAATCGCCACTATGTATTTCCAAATTTACAGAAGATTGATTTACAATCCTTTTATATGGTTCTTTTAATGCATAAAATCGATATTTTCCATCCTCTGTTTTAATATAATTAGGACGATAACTACCTTCTTTAATTTCATTATCCATAACAGGATTTGTTACTGGTTGATCTTTTTCATTTCTATTAATAATATAATAATATGGCTTCTTATGTGAAGGTTTCATATAATAATTATTAATAATACCTGCATAAAGATCTGCAGTTAATCTTTGACATGTTGAAGTAATAGTTCTTTGCACTCCATTTCCACATCTAGATTTATTTGAATCACTACCTGTAAATTCTGCAATACAATTCAACATATGTAAGTAATCTTTAGGAAGTTGTAGCTCTCAAACAGTATCATTAAATTCCTGTCTTGGAGCAATTTTACCTACTTTAATTACTGATGTAGTTTGTAAAAATCCTAAGTCATCTGAACTTTGTTGATTGTACTCACTTCTATTATATACACTATTTATATATTGTTGAATTGCTTTATTAAACAAGTATATGAAGTCCTCAAGTAAAACTTGAGGAGCTTTCACCTTGTTGCATTCAACTAAAATGTATTCATATGCTTGTCTAATAGTCATTATATATTGTTATTTATTGCTTTTCTTCTTTTCCGTCTTTTCAACTTTTTCCTCAGCTTTATCTTCAACTTTTTCCTCAGCTTTATCTTCAGCCTTTTCCTCTACTGTTTCTTTTAAACTTAGTTTCTGAAGATCAGGGTATGTCTCTAATGTAATACCCTCGTAGATAGTTTTATTTGCAGGAATCTTCAAGAAGAGTAAGATAGATTCGTCAGTTGTACCTAGACGAACATCCCCATACATCCAAACTCCACTTTGAAGGTTGATAACACGTTGTTCTTTTGCGTCAATAAGCAGCAGTTTAAGTGCTGTATCTGATCCTGTATAAAGGTCAATAACAACCATTGGATCTTTTTCCGCTCTTTGATATAAATAGTCCTGAACATCTGAGTCAGGAGCATTTCTCATTGATTTGCCAAGTAACCTTGTTTTGGTAAGTCTTCCTTTAGCAGAATCTTGTTCAATATAAGTGAACGCTTTTGTTACAAGCTTCATACGTTCGATACGTTTTTCAGATTCAACTCCAGGTCTTTCTACATAGAATTCAGCTTGACCATAACGTTTTGGACCTCCGTCAATTAAAAGATTACCTTTTGAATCTTTAGAATCTCTTTCAGGTGCAATTAAGAATGAATCTTTAATGCAAGTCCAAATATTTCTTTCTAGAGGATTATCTAAATCAAACGTTTTACCATCATAAATCTCTATTCGTTCATCTTCCTTAATAAAGTAATTACTATCAGGACTATTAATTTCTGCTTCACTTAAGATCATTTCTGTATCTCCACTAGCGTCTACCTGACGAACTCTTTTTACAAAAGGATAGTTTGAACCATTTGCTTGTTTTAAAGGATTAATAAAGCAATGTGCTTTTTCCTTACCATATACATTTCTTAAAGTTACTATATTATTCATATTTATTCTTATTAAATTTATCTATACCAAATAATGATATCTAAGTTTTAAATATTTTGTAGACTTCTCCCGAAGGAGAAGCCTACTAATATTCTATTCTATCTTTTTATATTACTTTTCACTAACTAAGATAAAGCTACGATATGGGTTGAATACACCAACACCAGCATAACCCCAGTCAATAAGTTTAGTTGCAGCTACTGGGCTTGCAACAGGACCACTTTCACGTCCACTTCTACGACCAACACCCTCTAACCAGTTATGGCAGAACTCATTGTTCTTGAATGTGAACATTGCAATAGCGGGTTTTCCACTAGCAGCATCAGCAGTCAGATCAAGGAAGATACCATATTTCTTCTCAGGGAATTCGATATCAAGAGCACGGTCAACTTTGAAAGTTACAGTATTACCTGCATACTCGTATGAGTTATAGGTTGCACCAACTTTGATATAATCATTAGCACCCTTAGAGAACATGAATGTACCAACAGTCTTCCAGTCACGAAGATATCCTGACAGACTATCTTGAATTTCAGCCCACATAGGAGTATTGCAAATAAAGATATATTTATTGCCAGTAGGATTATTTGATTTAGCGATCATGGCAAGGATAGCGGTATTCATAACTTTATTAGTCATCTTTGAATACACATATTTACCTGCGAAACGCTCAATCTGAGGAATAATACCATCGCCAGAGATAATAGGCTCACCTGTTTCAGGATCAAAGATCTTAGGTTTACCATTCTTATCTACGTTAGTCTTACCCCAAAGCAGTGCATTTGCACGAGCAGCCATGAAGTTATCAAGACAATCTTTTTCTGCAGCATTCATTTTGTAAACAGGATCACTTTCTGTTCCTTTACCAATCTGAATGAAAACGTCCTCCATTGCACGATACTTAGCAGTGTAGTCTACATCTGCACGGTGTGTTGCAATAAATGTACGATGCTTTTCAACATTTGACTGATACTTAACGTATCCTTCCTCATGCATTTCAGGCTGATAGTTCGTTAAGAAACGAGTCTTCATACCTGGCTGGCAGAATTCAACATCAAGAGTAGCATTGTAATCTGAATCTTGTAGTTTACCTACAATCTCCCAGTCTCTATCTGATCTACGAACAGGACGTGACAGGAAGATAACTTGCTGACGTGATCCTTCGATGATCATTACGTCATTTCTCTGATAATAATTTTCAGGGAAGTGGAAGATGATATCGGTACCCTGAGCACCATCGCCATCAGGAACCTGTAGGAAAGGAATTCTCTTAATAAATCCTACATTAATGTCCCACTCTACCATAAATGAATTAATACTTTGGAAACTATTTTTCTTGTCTTTTTCCATTGTATATATATTCATCAGAGATTCAGTAAGGTACGATGCGGTATACTGCTCATAAAGTGATGATACAATACCAAGACGTGCAGGTTTTTCACCTAAAAATTTGTAAAAATCCTCATATGTACGAGTTGAACTCATCTGAGGACGTACTGTACTAAAACTAGAAATTCTCATATTGTTTAATTTAATTGTTTATTTATAATTCGTCATCTCATAATGACGCGATTGATTTATCTGGATTTGATTTATTTTTCTCTTCATTAGTAGGTATTACAGTTGAAGGTTTAGGAGGCTCATTCTTAGGAGCTGCGGGCTTCCTAGTTTCCTTAATTAAACTCTTATAATACTGAGAAATACCTGAAATAGCATCTTTACCAAAGAGACGATACCAAGCGAGCTCTACAAGAACTTGTGGATCATTTAAATCTTTAAAGAACTGGCTAGCTCCATTTTCATCTTGATCTAGAATATAACTAAAGATCTCTTGTTTATCGTGATCTTCAATTTGTAAACTATCAGATTTTTCATCTTGATAGTCAAGAGAGATTTCATTGAAATTTACTAACTGTTCCTCAAGTGTTGATTTAAATGCGTTATACTGTTCCTCTTGAGCTCTTTGTGCATCTTCTACTGCTTTATCTTCTTGTGCTTTATATTGGTTTCGAATTGTCTCTACCTTTTTCTTAAATAAGTCTTCATTACTCTTTGCTAAGTCTAAATCTGCTTGAATTTCCTCTTCAGTCATACCTTCAAACTTAGATTTAAGATCGGCAATATACAATTCTTCATCAGAGTAGTCATCTACAGAATAAGCTTTATTAACAGGTCCATTCTGATTAATGTAGTCCTGTACTGCTTTTTGAGAATAGTATTCAACAACATCTTGAATTGTAAGATTGTTGTTACGAAGGTACTCAATAGTACGAACTTCATCTTCAGTTAAGTCAGGTTTTGCTAATTCATTTAAAATATTTAGTTGTTCTTCCCTATCTAAAGTATTGAAATCTACTTCTTGTTCATTACCTTCTTCATCTTGATAAATTAATGTTTTTCCATCTCTTAAACCTCTTCCTTTTAAGAATTCACTAAATACATCAAGATCTTTATCTTTTGGTTCAGGATCTGAGTTAGTGTCATTAGGGATTGGTTCAGGAGTTGGATCATTTTGGTTATCAGGATTTGTATCTCCTTCGAGATTAGTTTTTGTGTCAGAATCATCTGGTTCTAGCAGATTATCCCAATGATTTTGTCCGTCGATAATCATAATTCTTATTTTTCCTTATTAATTGATTATTAATGTGTTTTAATATTCGCAGCAAATATAATATATAAATTTCTAATTTCCAAATAAAATAGAATAAATTTTATATTAATTCTCACTTTGAATAGCTTCTACAAAGTCTAAGATATTATCAGTAATAGATCCAGCTTTATCAAGCTTTTCAATAATTGACTTTAAGAATCCAATTTCACTGTCTGTAAATTCAACTGTTAATAGTTCCTTTTCAGGAGACCACACAATTCTGCCATCTTTATTCTCAATCTTCAATGCTTCGACTTCCTCACTTGAAAAGTCAATCTTTTTCCGAACATTTCTTTTTGAAATCATTTCAGTTACAGAACCTTGCTCAGGAAGATTCATCAGTAACATTAATCGAGTAGCTACATTTAAATCAATTTTTTTCATTTTAGTTTTATTCATATTAGTTCATATTTTTAATTTGTATTTGCAAAGTTATAGATTATTTAATAAATAAACAAATTTTTATCTAATTTATTGTATATAAACAAAAAATGCCGCATTTCTGCGGCATATCTTGTAAAAATTAATCTTTTTTATCTATTTCTTTTATTTCTATGACTAGCTTTTGACGACAATCATCACATAAAAATCTTTTAGCTATTTTAAACATACTTTGACCAATTTCACCTGTTAAGTATTGATATTCTTCTCCATATGGTTTAATTTTCAATGCTGAACTAATATGCATTGCTAAATGACCTTTTTCATGATCAAATGTATTTTGAAATTCTTCAGCAGATGTTGTCAATCCAATAACTACAATGGAACATTTATGTTTGAAGTTTGAATAGGTAATTCCTATATTATATTGGTTACTTCTTAATAAATTTTCTGCTTTTACAAGTTCAGATCAACTACATCCTATTAGTTCTAATTCTTCTAGAATTTCATCTGTATAATAAGTATCTACTGCATAATATACAGTTACGTGCCAATCTCAATCCTCCAAATAAATGTTCTGTACTACCATATTAGATCATATCTTCTCACATTATTGGAGTTCCTGAGCCTATGCAGTCTGCATAAAATCTTGTTAGAGCCTTTCCATCATATCCATCTATATCATCTAAGTAATCTTTAACAAACTGTAATAAATACTGTTCGCTAATAATAGATGATTCAAAAAAATCTGATTTGGCCATATGGTATACATACATTACATCGTATCCTACACAATTATCTACTTTTATTCCATAGTTTCTAAACAATTGCTCTAATTCGCTTTTAGGAGTTAATGTTACCTCTTCAGGCTTTCCATTAGCTCCTCTTTTGCGCATTTTAGATACAGCTCAATCACATAGCTTTTTATTAAAATGCTATCCGTTTTGTGCCAGATATTCTTCCATTCCTGAAGGCATTTTGTCTCTAATATCTAGTCTATCTCTTTTCATAACTACCGACCTCCACGATATCCAGAACGATAAGATGATCTATAACCTGATCGTTCTCCCATCATTTCTTCCATAGCTTTTTCGTATCCGTCTTCATAGCCACATTCGTATGCTTCTCTTTCAGCTTTTTCCATTTTTTCTGACTTATCACGCATACCCATTCTGTAGTCCATTTCTCTGTCGCGGCCTTCTCTAATTTCCCACACTCTCATATATTACTCCTTTTTTAATTGTAACATTAATTCTCTATTTAATTCCATTAATTCAGTAATACTTTTAGACATTTCTCCTACTTGATTTTTTAAAGAATTTATTTCAGATTGTTGCTGTTGTTTTTCTGCAAGTTCTGGATTTAATTCTGTTAAAATGCGATCAAAGCAGGTTATCATTTCTTTGTGGAAATCTACACTACTTATAATGGCTGCACTTTTTTGTTTTAGGCTGCCAATCTCTGCATTCATCGCTTCTCTACTATCAGATAATACTATATTACTGTTATTAAAATCTGCAATATCTAAATTAGCTGGAATTTTTTGATATGTAACGTCTTGGTTATTAACCTTAACGGTAATATCAACAACCATCTCTTGTGGCTGTCCAAACATTGGTTGAATTGGATATTTAGGGACAGGCATTGAAACACTTACAACAGAACCAACATCTAAACGTGGAGATGCGTCTTTATATAAAATATATATCTGACTATTTGGCCTTAAGTTTGAAAACATATATTACAAATTATTTGCTAAGCAGCTGATGCTGCTGGGTTAGTAAACTCTAAAAATCTTATTACGCCCGTACTCTTATTGATATACGCTAGACGTTGGGTATTTCCTTGTACATTTGAACCAGTAACGTTAGAACCTTGACTATCTACAACACTGATTTTAGTTTTTCCTGTAGTGTCTCCACTCGATATTGTTGAAGCTCCACTAGGAACTCCTACTAATACAGGTAAATCTTCGCCACCAGTAGGTGCGTCAGCGTGTATTGTCAACAGTACTATACTCTCACATGGTAATTTACTATATAAACAAGGATTAATACCATAATCAACAGAGCTCTCTGTAAGAGCTACTGCATTAGTGGATAACTTATAAATACCTCCAATATCAATTCTTGGAAGTCCTTCATTTCGAACAGGTACGGGACCTAAATTCCACCAATAAGGATCAATAATATTAATCATAATCTATATATTTATTAGCAACCACATAAAGTAGTATAAGGATTAACACTAAAGTTAACAGGCTGACTATAGCTTACAGGAACTAAATTACCCATTGCTGGGATGTAAGGAATAGTTACTGTAGCAGGCTGTTTACACTCTATTGCACCTAGTCTTGCACTTAAGTCTTGAAGAGCCGCGTTCACTGGAGCAATCGTTTGAGCTTGGAAAGCTTGAATAGCATTTGTTTGATGCTCTTGAGAAAGCTGATTGATAAGCGCAGATTTATCCTCACGTAAAGCATCGATTTTGTTCTGCAATTCTCTCATTTCAAGCTGACAAAATTTATCACTAATAAGAGTAGTTTGCTGATCTATCTTACTTCCAAGAGTATTAGTTTGGTTCAGAGTAGCTAACTGGCCTTCATATCCCTGACGTTCAATAGCTGTACGAACATCGCAGCAGCATGATGCAATTTGTGATGCAATCTGGCAATTACCTGCTTGGATAGCATTGATAATTTGCTGTCCACTCATACCTACCTGATTACCTACAGACTGAATCTGACTTTGAACTGAATTAATAGCTGACTGTACAGCATTAATATCGCAATTTAATGTAGTAGCTAACTGACTAATTGCATTTCCGTTTCCATTAATAGCTTGTAATAGCATCTCTCTACCATAATCATTATTAAGCTGATTGCCTAAACCACCAGCACCATTATTACCAAATCCGTTACCTCCTCAGCCCATAAGGAAGAACAAGAAAATTACCCAGATGAACCATCCACCTTCTCCAAAACCATCATTGTTACGGCCTTGCATTGCTAATAGAACGTTTGGATCTACACCTCTTTGTGAAAGCATAGGACCTAAAAGACCTAATATTCCGTTATTTGCGCTTTCACCAAACACATAAGTTTTTTCTTCTGCCATATTAAAAAATACTTAAATTGTTAAACATTTTGTTTTTGTTTTGTTGATCAACAGTACAAATTTACAATAGCAAAAGACTAAAACATAACGTTACTATTAAAATAAAAAATCCCCTTAAGTTTCTCAACTTAAGGGGATTACAAAGATCCATAATTAGTAACTTGTTACTAATTGTTTTCTATAAATTTATCTAAGTCTTTCTTATATCAAAACAATTCTTTAAAACCTATTTGTTTACGACCATTAGGAATCTTCTTTGCCTTAACATAATTGTCAAAAGTCGCTCTACTAACTTTTAAGTATTTACATGCTTGATACTTGCTAAGTTTTTCATTCTTATTAGTTATTCCAGAAAGATATTCAATTACTTCTTCGCACTCTTCTGGACTAAGATTAGAATTACCAGTATCGATATCGTTAACAATTTTTTAATAAAATTTCTCTAATAATCTTTAACATAATTAACCATAAATTGCCCCATTAACTAAAACAACGCCTCTAACATAAGTTATACAGTAGCATTTGTAGTTTCCGCCAGATAAACTATCAATTCCATCCATTTTGTGATAGTTTTCTCCAAAAGTTACATCAACAGTATTCGCTACTAAGATAATAGCATCAGGATTATTTTCTGTAACATATACTTCAGTTACATTCACAGAGCCACTGCTAGCAAAATACAATCCTGGTTTACCTGGAGTGTCTACAGAAGGTAGTTTTTTTGCATAAATATTATCTAAATCAATAGTAGATGCTGAAGATCCTGTATAACTTGTAGTTGAACCTCCTGCAGTAACATTTAATGCATATGGGTTTGGAAGTGCGATAGGAATTTCAGGTATATCGTTAACATTTGCTGGAGTAAAGCCTAAAGCAGTTTTAACTGTAGTATCTTTTAAGAGAGTATAAGCAGTACCATCCTCTAAGACATATATGGCCATTTCAGCACCTCCAGACTCTGTATATCCTGTCTTAATTCCTCCTAAAACATTATTTTTAGCTACAGGCAATGTATATGAAGATCCAGGAGCACTATTAGTAATAGTTAAAGTTCCATTAGAAAATGATAGACCAATACCAGTACCATTAGCAATAGTTAATGTAGTAGAACTATCATTTAAAGTTGTACTTCCAACTTTAACTGGTCTTCAAGTATTCTCGGTGGAATATCCTTGGCCCGTAACTCAACTTTGAGTAGCATATCCACTTAAAGATGGTATTTCACTCTTTAATGCTAAATTAGAAAGTGTCTGTCCAGAATTTTTAATAGATTTAGGTCCCGCTCCAATTATAATATAATCTACAGCAAGATTTCCACTAGCCATTACATCTCCACCACCTGCTGAACCAATTTTTTCATCAATTTCAGATTGAGAATAAGTTTCAGACTTTGTATAACGATTATTTAATGCTTCAGTAACTACTTTATTTTGGACAGGATTAACAGAACTTGTACTTAAAGAAGAATCAACTACAGTTCCATCAGGTATATCAAAATTAAGATCTGATTCATCAACTTTGTTTTTATAAGCAAGAGCTCCTGCATCTGTAATTTGAGCTAGAGGATGAGTATGTGCTGCAGGAACATAAGTTTCTGGTTTTCCTGTAACTTTATCTCATGCTATTTCTTTCTCATCAACATATGACTTTAATGCTAAATTATTAATTAAAATACCTGAATCTTTAACAGTTTTTCCTGGACCATTAGAAGTTATTACTCTATCCGCAGTAGTAAATGCCTCTGCTGCAATTACATCTCCTGCTCCAAAACCTGTTAACTTATCGTCAACTTCGTCTCTTGTATAATAATTAGAAAGATCAATTTCTGTATCACCAATCTTCTCTCATTTTCCATCAACAAATACATATTCATCATGTATATCTGGAGCAGAACCAGATTTCTTAACAAGATAAATAATATTTGTCTCTCCAACACTTGGAAGTTGATCAACAATCTCAATTTGAAGATTAGCTAAATTAGCAATCATTTCTTTTAAGATTCTTCCTTGGTTTGCAGATAATGATTTATCAGCAGCAAGAGACTCTAAATTATCTACAATTGAACTTTTTATCTGATTATTAATAGTTGTATGTACATTATCAATAGCTTGTCACACTCCTCCAGAAGTAATTAAATTTTTACTTCCTTCTGTCGGCTCTTCTTCTATTGAATTAATAACTTTTGGTATATCAGTTAATACTTTAGCATATTCTTCTTTAGTGCCTGTATACCCATTTTCTTGTGCAATAAGATAAGCATCTTTACCAGGAGCACCAATTGTTCCAGGAAAAATAATCCATTTCTTTTGCTTTTTATCATAAATTTTTACACTCATAATTTATATATTTTTAAGATTATACATATACTGCACCATTAACTGCAATTTTGCTATTTGCCATATAACTTAAGCAATAGATATATCACGTCCCAGATAAATCATCTAATCCATCCATTTTAATAACATTACTTGCAGTAAATGTAAGTTTAGCACTACTTATAATAACTGAATCAGGATTGGTTGAAGAAAATCCATTTAAAGTTAATATAGCTTTTGATGTACCACAACTGTAACTATATCCTGCATCAACTGTTGAACTAGTCAACATTCTTACACGTAAAGGTTTTGAAGTACTAATAGATACTGCAGATGAACCTGTGTATGAAGTTCCATTAATTGTTAATGCATATGGATTAGGTAATGCAATAGGAATTTCAGGTAAATCTATAGTAACTGCAGATGACCCATTAAAACTTTGTCCATTACTAAACTGTAAACTGTTCAATAGTCTTTCAGCGGTATTAGCAGTTCCTGAATATGTTCCTCCACTAGTTCCAAAATTATAATCTCCATCTTTTCCTATACGAATTACCCCCTCTGTATTATAACCAATTCAAAATCCATCTCCTGGAATTGCTTCATTAATATTAGTTACATTAATAGTATCTATAGTTTTTATTCCACCAAAAGTTTGATCTCCAGTAGTTACTACACCAGATTGTGTAGCAGAAGCTGAAGGGATTGCTCCAAATGAAACTGTACTCATTCCAGAACCAGTCAAAGAACCTGTTGGTCCTGCTGTTGTTCCATTAGTCCAAGTAAACGTTGTTGGATAATAATTTGTATTAGTGTCTGTCCAAGGCACATTTACATAGGCTTTACCATTACTTAATTGTACAGCATAGTTTTTGCCACTTGTTGTATATCCAATTTGAATTCCTCCATAAGCACTAGAGGTTGCGGCAGGAATACTTGTTAAATATCCTTGACTAGTTACTCAATTTTGAGTAGCATACCCCGATAAGGATGGGATAGTTGGTTTATTAGTTAAGTCATTATAAGATCCACTTGTAGCTACAGTAGCGAATGTTGGTTTACCTGTTACTCCAGACCAAGGTACACTAGTTGCACTTCCTGCTGTGAATTCTTTAAATTTAGTAGCAAAAGTAGATGCAGATTCTGATACGCAGAAGTACATAGGACCTCCTGAACCAATCTGAACAACATCTCCCTCTTGAACATCTACACTCATTGCGGCAGATTGAGAATCTACTACAAACAGCCTTTCTAATGCAGCTGCAGGAATTTTTTCAATAGGAATTTCTGGCAACCTATTAGCATCAATAGTTCCAGTAAGTTTTTCAGCATTAATAGTACTTATTGTTGTGTTTATAGTCACATTTTTGGATCCATTAAATGATTCTGTAGTAGAACCAGTGACATCTCCGTTTAAAAATATCTTTCTACCATACATTAATGTTTCTGCAGCTGATGTTTTAGAAGCATATGGTACAGTAAAGTTATCAGAGATTTTATTTCCAACAGTTACCTGTATATAATTCTCATTCCTACTAAGTATAGGTTTTGTTGCAAGATTTGTAGCTGTAGTAGCTGTAGCTGCATTACCAGTTATGTTAACTTGTTCTGGATGCCTATGATCTTCACGTGCATATTTTGTAGATGTTCCAACTGCTGCAGTACCTGCAATAAGTGGTGCTACTGTCGCAGGACTAATTTTTCCTGCATTAACTAAAGCTTCAACTTCTGAAGCACTGATATCACATTTATATTCTTTACCCCAAGTACAGATCATTGGACCTTCATCAATAAATGATATATATGCATCAAATACTTTACGTTCCTCTGTTCCTGCAGTAGTTTTTGCTCTTTCTGCATTATAGGAAGCTTTAGTTTTAAAATGTAAAAATTTTGATTTATATGCCATAGCGTCTATATTTTTATAGCACCTATAATATTATAGGTTAAAAATAAAGGGAATAGGGAAATCCCTATCCCCTTATTATCTTAATTTATTCAAATTCAACTCAAGTCATTAAACTATCAGCATAAGCTTTCACATCGCTAGCTTCAGCAAGACCTCTAGCACTTGAACTTGCACTAGCTACAGCTTGTATAGTTGAAGAAACTGTTACAGTAGTACTATTTTTACTAGCTGTTATATAGTTAGCAGCAGTACCATTAACCGCCTGAATTGCAGTATCAGCTTTAGTACCTTGAGCAGCAGTTGCATAGGCACTTGACTCAGTATAAGCTGCACTCTTAAGACCATTAACAGAACCTTTAAGCTGTTTACTAGATATGCTAAATTTAACTTGTCCATTAGTAGTATTAGCAGTATCTACAGTAATAGCCCCAGTTTGTCCTCCAAATGATTGAACTCCAGAAGCAGCGGCAGAAGTAATTCTGCTATCCATTGCTTCAATTGCAGTTTGAAGATCATCCTCACCATATGTTCCATCACCTCCAACTAGAATATCTGCACCAGCAAGCACCACATTAGCTGATAATGGTTTACTATTAACGGTTCTTGTAGTTGGAACCTTTCCGTTAAGAGCAGTATCAAGTCCAGAGATTTTAGAAGTAGCTAAAGTAGGTATATCAGCTACTACAAGAGCTCTGCGGGAAACAGTAATGATACCATCAGTTTCAGAGACTGCAGAAACAACTTGACCTGTAACAGCAGTGTCAGCTTTATCTAAGGTTCTTATCTTAGTATTAATTTCACTTGTAACAGCAGTTTTAGTAGCATAAGTATTAGCTACATCTGCAGATTTAGCATAAGCAGATAGATCAATTGTTCCACCTAACTTATCCCACATTCCTGTCTGAGTTCCTGCACCAGCCTTAATAGCTACAAAGTTTGAACCAGCTTCAAAAGCTTTTCCATTTAGAGTACCTGCAGCAACTACGTTATAAACATCACCAATAACAACTCCTGTAAGGGCAGTAAGAGCTGTAGCATCATCTACAGAACCCTTCATCTTGTACACACTACCAACAGCAGAGGCTACTTTATTGTCAACTTCTTCTTTAGTATACGTAGTAGCTTGAGGAGCTGCTGCATCAGCTGTAGCTTTAACTGCGTTAAGAGCAGTTATAGTAGCTTTAGCAGCTAAGTCTGTAGTCAGACTAGTTACTTTACTTTGAGGAATTTCTCCTACAGCAAATGTAACAGTACTAGTTCCAGACTGAGTAACTGTTGTGCCATCTCCCTTATAAACAATAGCGGCAGGAATTTTGCCAATCTCAGTATCTGTATATGATTTAGCTGCAGTTATAGCAGAAAGTTTCTCCGCTCCTACGAATGCCTTTAGACCATAATAACTCTGTGTACTTGAAGTATCTCCAAGTGTTCCAATATTTAACTTCTTTGCTAGCTCTGTAGTAACTGCAGAAGCTGAAGCTACATCTGATAGATTTAGAGAAATTTCTTCTCCACTTTCGTTAATAATTTTAAGGGTTTTAGCACTCTCATCCCAACTTGCAGACTTGACGCCATCCCCAAATTTATCAAAGGCAGTAGCACTTGTTGCTACTTTGATCATACCTGTTGATGTTTCAAAGTAAATTCTACCAACTACAAGACCTGAAGTGGGAACTGTAGCAATTTTTTGAAAACTTAAATTTGTTGCCATTTTATATTTTTGAGTTTTTACCTCCCCCCTCACTAACGTGAGGAAGGGGAATTAATATTTTTTATTCAACTTCTGTCCAATATATATCCAATTTACCATCGTCTCTAACTTTAATTGAAGATGAAGCTGATACTAATTTAGATACATTTACAGCTAAAGCTCTAGAAGTCCCTGTACCTGTAACAGTAATAGTCTCATCAGGACTTGTTAGTGATGTAATACCTCCTGATACAGCAGTTTGGATACTATCACTAAGCGCTTGCATACCAGCAGCGATTGTTTGATCTGCACCAATTTCAGCACCACCAGTAATAGCAACTCCAACTTTTACAGTTGAGCCTTTTACTCCACTAAGATCTACCTTAAGACCTTCGGCTGATTTTGATAACGCAGCATCTGAAGCTGGATCTAACTTAACATCAATAACATTTTCCTCTGTAATTGAAATAGCTTGGCCCTCAGTAAGAGCCTCTTGCTTACCTCCAACAGATGTTTGTAAAGATTCAATGTCAGATTTATTAGTTCTGATTTGATTTAAATCAGTATCAGAAATTAAACCTGAACCTTCAACTTTATCAACCTTATTGTTAAGCTGATTAGTAACTGTAGTAATCTGTTCTTCTAAAGCAGTATCAGCTGTTTCTAGTTCTGTTTTTGCTGCAGAAATTGCATCATCTACTTGTGTTTTTGTATAGTATCCTGAAAGATCGATTGTACCTCCCAGAGGGTCCCATTGAGTACCATCCCAAGCGTAGTTAGTTCCAGCAGGAGTGGTTCCATGAGCACCAACAACATTCCAAACATCACCTTTCTTATTTCCTTCAGTAGGAAGTTCTTCGTAAGTATCTTTAGTACCTTTGTAGTCAAGAGCTGCAGCTACAGAAGCTTTTAGTTCATCTACAAGAGTTTTTAAAGCTTTACCTTGTGCTGCAGAGAGTGCAGCATCCGTTTTATCACTTTCAAGTGAATCAATAATCTCAACTACTTTTCCAGTAGCAACAGTTTCCCAAACTCTATTAGAACCATCAGGATCAAACCCTTTAAGGATATATGCTGTCTTATTTTCTTTTACATAAACGAAAAGACCTTCTACTAACTGAATAGTAGGCATTGCGTCACGGTCAGCTAATGTAGCTTGAACCGTTCTATTATCTAATGGTAGATTCGCACCTAAATCAAAACCTGAACCTACCGAAATACCTTTACCAAAAAATTCTGCCATAATTAGTTAAAGTTTACATAGTAAGTACTAGGTTGCGTCATCTTACCAGATAAATATACTGTGTAATTAACAGCTTGACCATCTAAACCAGTAACCGAAACTGTACTAGTTGCATATGAACTAGTTACATCAAAGTTGTTACTGTCTTTAATATTTGAAACTGTCCATCCTGCTGGAGCTGCAAAACAGATGTATTGTTCAGAAATAGGACCAGAAACTTTAATAGTTTTCTTTGCAGAAACTGTTTTAGTCATTCCTTTAATAACATCTTCTGTAATTGCATTTGTAGAAACTAAACCTGCATAAGCTGCACGATAACCTGTTACAGTTATTTTTCCAGAATCTACACTTCCAGCAGCAAGTGGAGTTTGATAATTGTTTCCTTTTGAATCTTTAGGTTGAGGACCTTCTGCATAAGCTGCACGATAGTAGTAATCCATTGCACCAGCTACTACTTTCCCTGGCAAAGATTCTACTTTACTTGAACTATATAGAATCTTAGAAGCTTCCATATTCTGTGCACCAGCTCTATTGTTTTGTTTTTTTCCTGCCAGAGTAATCGCACCTGCATTAAAACTTACATTAAAGTTTGCCGCAGTAGGAGCATTTGCTCCAATTTCCTGAACATTCTGATAACTCTTTAAAGAGATACTTGCAGAAGGAGCAGTAAATGTGGGGTTAACTGTTGGGAAGATAAGAGTATCAAAGATCTCATCATAACTCTTACCTGTAAGCTGTGCTACAGTTGTACCAGCATCAATACCTCCAAGTTTCTCTACAGTTGCTACTGTAGGATCTAATGAAGACTCATAAGAACCACTTGCTGTAGGATCTAAACTATCAAGTTTAGTTTTATCTTCCTTAGACATAAGACCGTCTGCAGTAACTGTAGCTTTACCTAGTAATAAAGTTGTAGAGGTGGAATCTGTATATGTAATTACAATTCCATTAGCATTGGCATTTAATGCTACATCTGATACTTTCTTATTAGAATCACCACCATACTCGGCGTTATTCATAATAATTTTCTTAGTATCAGTAGCAAAATAAATACCATTAGCATGTGTAATAGGATTATATGAAGCTGCTAGACCTCTATAAAATTTTACAACATTATTAGCCATGTTTTAAAAATTAATTATTAAACATCATTTCAAATTGTTGAAGAAACTTCTTCAATTTTATCTTCTAATTTTTGTATCTGTTGATCCATTTCACTCTTAGTATAATAATCCTTTAAATCTACGGTTATTTGTCCACTTCCTCATTTTTCCCACATATATACATCTTCTGTAGTACTTGGAGAATGAACAACAATATATTCTTCAAATAAGTCGTGAAGTACTGTCGATGTTGCAGGAATCATATATAATTTTCCTAACTTATCAACAGTTGGATCTCCTAACTCTTCAAAACTATTTGCGAATCTTATTTCAAATCCCGATGTATTGGGAAAAGATTTTCAAGCAGTTTCAAATTGTTCTTGTGTAAGAGTACCACCAACAGCAATATAAGAATTGTATAAAAAGTCTTGAACTGAATATTCATCCATGGATTCATCACAAGGATCATATCAAATCTTATCGTGCTCTGGTTCGTTATTTGGAAAATCAGATTGACATCCGATTGCTATATTTTCATCACCAGGATCTCCTTTTTCTCCCTGAGGAATTCCAAATTTAAGATTTGCATCACTAATATCTGGATTTAAATCAGTTACATAAGGTTGTGCATCTGGTGCTAATTTTTCTACTTCAGAAACTACAGTTACTGTAGCAGGTTTTCCTTTAGGAACTTTTACATTTAAAGCTCATTCTCTAGGAGCATTAGTTTTATCAATTACTAATGACGGATTTTGATCTCACTCAACAGTTTCAATAGTTCCTGCATTAAATCTAGGAAGAACAGAACCAGTAGAAGTAATCACTTTACTTGATTCCATAGTTAATTCCAAATGACCTTCTGCATCACTAATATTAACTGATTTAATACTATCTCCTCTTAATTCTTCTAAATAGCATAGTGTAACCCATTCACTAGTAGGATCTCCTAAATATCCCCATAGAATTCTATCATCTGTTAAATTATCAGGATCTCCAAATTTTCTAACAAGTGCAGGTGTTCTTCCAGAATCTCCTTTAGGTCCCTGAGGTCCTTGTGCTCCAGTAGCTCCAGTATTTCCCTTGTCGCCCTTGTCACCTTTGGCTTGTCCTAATTTAATTCATGATTTTGGTGGATCATTCTTATCATAAGAAACAAACCAATATCCGTCTTCAATTTTCAATTGAGGCGTTATACCATCTTCACCGTCTTCTCCAGGAATGCCAGGTGCTCCAGTAGCTCCTGTTAAACCTTCAGCTAAAACTCTTTGTCCACTATCGTCAAATATTCATTCAGTTTTTTCATTAATAGATACTGTTCAATAATAATGATTATTAGATGTATCCTTTTTAATGCCGATAATAGGAGTATCTCCAGCGGGGCCTTTAAGATCACTTATTGAGGTTGAACTTGGAGGAGTATTACTTTCTTTTCAAGAAAGTATTCCGTTATTAATCTCTGGAACTCATACTTTTCCTGTAGGTCCTTCAACTCCAGCCATTACAAAGGCTCAGAAGAGATTAGGTTTAATACCAATAATCTTATTTTCTTCTCAAACCAATTCAGGCATATTTAAAGACGAAGATGTATGACTCCTAGTACAAGATAATAAAGCTCCCTCAAATGCTACAAAATCTATAATGTATTCATCATTAAAATAATGAGTATTTGTCATTCATTCTCCAGCCATCTTAAAGGAAGTTCCTTTATAGAAGTCTCTTGAATTATAAGCTCCATAATATTCTCTTGAATTCTGAAGATCAATGTTTGGTTGTATATTGTTTTTTTTCATTTTTACTTTGAACCTAATATTAAAAATGGAACACTAATACTTGATGTTGGTACTTTACCATCTCCAGTTCTTACATCTAAAAAAGCCCCATTAATTCTGCCTCTTGCAGAACCATAAAACATTTTTAACAAAGCTCCATCTCATATAGGTTGTGAAATAGCTACAGTACTTATTGATAGAGTTCTACCAGGATAAATACTTGTTAAATTTAGATTTGCAGCAAAATTTCCAGATTGACTTACAGTTAATACTAAGTCAGTTCTACACCTATAAAAAGAAGATAAAGATGGCACTCCAGACGAATTAAAATAAACTTCACCACATGCTAAAAATGAATCACTATTATAATCATCATAACTTTTATAATAAAGATCTGAACGTAGGGTTCCATTTTGCTTTCATGTTTTTAATTCAAAATCTGATGTATTCTCTACTCAAACTGTTCCAACATAATAATTATCCACTATTGAAGATGGAACAAATTTAAATTCTAGTATTCCTCCCGCAGGAAGTAAAATTTGAGAAGCATTAAAAAGAATTGGTTCATCATAAGAAAATAATAACCTTCCATTATAATACCCACAAATTTTAATAGACTGATCATCATTTCCATTATCAAACGGAAGTATAAATAATTGTTTATCAGACTTATTATGAATTATTCCTGAATATGAACCATCAATATCTAATTGATACTCAGAAGCGTTTACTTTAAGAGTTACGTCTTCATGTATAGTTGGAGAATATATAATTTCAGAATATAATGAATCTAATACATGAGGATTAGATGACTGAGTGAGTGTATATTGTTTAGTATTTTGAATAAGTGCATTATTGATTTTAATATTGGATAAACTAACACTTCCATCAGCTTCAAATTTAATTTTTCCTGCAGCCATATGTCCTGCTCCAGTCTTAAAATTAAATAGTATATTTGGAGTAAATGCACCTCCTATAGGAGTTTCTGGGTTAAAATTTTGATATTGAGTAGATATTTGTCCACTAGAATCAACACCCTGCTGACTAAACATATAATCTCCATTAAATACAGCAGAACCAATAAGACCATTAGCAATAATTCCAATTTTAGTATATAATGCTTCAAACGCTTCTAACTTAACTCAACTATTGCTAGTATCAATACTTGGAGATTCGTTACTATGCAATGTTCCTTGCCAAGTTCCTACGATATTTAAAACATAGTAATTAGCATCATTTGAATCATAAACATAAGGTGTTTTATCTGCAGTACCTTGATACACAGTATTAACGTTATAAATACCCTCTGGATAAATTATTTGTCCTTTAGAGCCATTTGTTCCATTTAATCCATTAGTTCCACTTAATTTAGTAGGAGTACTTCATGAACCTTCAATTGTTCCAACTTTATCGCTATTATTTGTATAATTAACTCTAGCTTGAATAAACCAAATATAAGGAGTTTCTTCAGTAGGTGTTGGAACTGCTAAATTCCAACCTGTTGGCTGTCTTGTTGTTCCAGGAGTACTTGTTCCTCCATAAATCGTTGTAGTTCCTAAACAGTAACGAACTTCGATGCCAATTCCAGGTAAGCCATCAACTCCGTCTTTACCTGCAGGACCAGGATCTCCAGTAACTCCAGGTTCTCCTTTTATTTTAGTTCATTTATAATCAGAAGGGTCATCACTATCATTTATATTATAATCTACATAAATTCCAATTCAAGCACCTGGATCTTCTCCATTATTACCTGTAAAGGTCACACCTCCGTCATTAGAGTATTTAATATGTAGATAACTTGTTTTTCCGTCTTCTCCATTAGTACCTGGGATGCCTTGTTCTCCCTTTTCTCCTTGAATTCCTTCAAATCTTGCCCAAGTATAGTCAGAGGGATCTGTACTATCTGCTTGAGTAAAATCTACATAAGTTCCAATATATGTACTTGGAGTTTCAGTCATTTGACTTGAAGAAGTAGGATTGGCAACAGCAGAATATTTAATATGGAAATATGTAGTTCTTCCATCTTCTCCTGGAGTTCCAGGAATTCCATCTGTGCCATTCGTTCCATTTTCTCCGCTTATAACAACTGGAGTAGTCCAATTTGTACTTAAAGTATCATCAGGATTAATAGTTGCTGTAGTCATCCAAAGATAGCCATCTTTAGATTTTTCAGGAGGAACTACAGACCATCCAGAAGGAGTTCTTACTGTTGCATTTAATGCAGGAGGATTTGAATTACTTGCATTTACAGCAAATCTAAATTCTGTAAATTTGCCATCTTGAGCTTGGCCATCTCTACCGTTAACTGGTATTACTTCTGACCATTCAGTTACAAGTCCTGTTTCTCCGTTAACTGTTCCAATACATTGCCACCAGTTTCCACTAGTTGTAGGATAATCTTCCCATCCAGATGGGCTAGGACTATTTCCTGTGGGTTTTGATGGTTTACTATCACTTAATTTATAAACATAAGTTTTCCAACTTGGTATTATTGCATCCTGTCCTTTTTCTCCTGTCATTTGAACAGGATCTGACCATTCACCAACTAGAGTAGAATCTCTAAAAGATGCAGTAATTGACCATATAATTTCAGAGGATGTATGAACTGGGACTACTGTACTTCATACAGATCCAGGATTCGTATTAGTTTTGTTTACAACAGGAGGAGTATTAACATTACTACTTTTTGCATACATCAACTTAATACTTAATCCATCCTGACCATCAGAACCGTTAGTTCCATCTTGTCCGTTGGTTCCATCCTTACCATTTTCGCCATCTTTACCATCTGCCCCTTTAGGTAGTCCAAAACTAAATTTAAATACATCTCCTTCTAAAACTACATTAGCATTAGCTTGAGTTGTTGAAGAAACACTCACTACTTCTGCATCAAAATTAGGAATTTCTCCGCTACCTCCAGAAATAGTTTTTCATTCTGTATCATAATCTGCATCAGATTTTTTAACTAATGCTTGACCAGTAGTTCCTCCAGGAATTACTCCAATTCCATCAGAGCCATTCTTTCCATCAGTTCCATTTTGCCCAGGATCACCTGTAGCTTGGCCTATATCTTGTCAAGTTTGACCTTTATCCATTGAAAGTAGTCAACGACCGTCTTCAATTTTTAATTGTGGAGTAATACCATCAGTTCCACTTGGTCCGATAGGACCAATATCGCCTTTATCTCCTTTTTGACCTTTACCACTATTTCCCATAATAAAAGCTCAATACGGATTAGATTCTACACCAACAATTATATCGTCTTTATAAATTAGATTCGGCTTATTTCATTCTGATGATAAATGACCTCTTAGACAATACAATAAAGCTCCTTCACAAGATATAAAATCAATAATATGTTCATCGTTGAAATAATGAGTGTCTGGAGTTCAGGCTCCTGCCATCTTAAAAGATGTTCCTCTATAAAAATCTCTAGAACTATACATTCTATAATAGTCTTGAGAATTTATTGCATTATCTATGATTACATTAACATTAGATCTCTTCATAATATTGAATTATTTTGATTATTTCATTATTAGTTGGATTACCGTGTTCAATATAATTAATTGCATTAATTAATTCGTTCATTGTAAATAATGCTTTTTTATCAGGTAAATGCCCAATATTAATATTAATTAATTCTTGAACAAATATTTTATATAATTCATTATATAGAATTTCCACAACCACAACTATTATTTATATTACCTAATTCCTCTCCACATAAAGAATTACATGAAGATAAATTATCTAATATTCTTTGCGCTTCTGTAAAGTTCCCCATATCTTTTAGATAATCAAACACATACATAGCACTTAATAAGAAATCTCTGCGATTCCTTAAATTTTCATCTGTTTTACATTTATCATAACTACATATTTTACTGTTATTCAACAGTAATTGCCGTTGCAAATATACTAAACATCTTTGTAATTTGCAAACACTAAAGACATTTTTTATTGGACAATAGAAAGTTTGTGAAGCCTTATTTTCTTGCACAAATTCATATGCTTCTTTATAATCAATAATTTCAGAACTTTCAATTACTTCGTCTAATGTATATCCTTCCTGGTCTGTAATATTAGATTTATAAAGATCTCCATTAAAAAAAAATAATTCATCTATTAAATTAATATATTTATCAGGCTCTTTATCGTCTTGAAAATGCATTAATTGTGGAACTACTAATTTATAATAAGAATAAGTTCCATCAACATTTAATGTAAATTCAGATGCAAATCTACTTAAATAGTGTCCTCGATTATGTAATTCCTTTCTTATTTTTACTGATTCTGGGAGTAAATTTTCATCAGTATTATAAGATAGAAATTCTAACATTATATACTGACTTAAATCTACACCTAAATAATCACTATTATCTACAGCAATTAATTTACAATCAGATCTAACAATTACATCAATATTTATTTTTTTATTCATATTATACAACTTGTTTTATTTTATCATTATAAGGATTAGTATCAACTGTTTCTGCAGCTTGAATTTGAACTTGTTGCTGTTTTGTTTCAATAAGTTTATCGTTATAATCCTTATCGTTTTTAACTTTTTCTCTTTCAATAGCTACTTTTTCAGCTTCAAGTTGTAGTCTAGCTTGACTATTTTGTTCAAGTTGATTTTGTGATTGACCTAATTCCCTTTGTAATTGTTCATTTTGTTTCTGTAACTGTTGCAGATTTTGTTCATATTGCTGAAGTTGTTGCTGCAACTGAGAAACACTATTATTTTCTTCCTTCTTAACAGCAGTAGCTTTAGCTACATAACGTTTAAGTTCGGACATACTATTGGCAGTTGCAATACTTACTGCCATATCGGGATCTGACATTCCAGCTTTAATTAATTCAATATTAAGAGCCTTTACAGTTTCCATATCTTTAAAAGACTTAGAACTATCCTCAATATGTAAATCAAAATCTGTAAGTGTATAATGTTCAGGAAGTGCAGTAAATATTCTTGAATATTTATTACCTAACACAATAGTACCAGTAATACCATTTGGATATACTAATTTAGCTAAATTAAGCATATCATAATTAGCTTCTTTATAAATTATATCCATGGTTTCAAAATATTGTTTAGTTAATAAACCTGACATTTTAACTCCAAGTTGAACATTAGATACAGCATCTCTCTGTTCATATTGAGCTAACCTCTCAGGTAACACTCCTGTAATTGAAGAAGCTTGTTGTTCTACAGCTTGAATAGCTAATTGAATACCTTGAATAGCTTGAGCTTTAACTGTATCATCAAATCCATTAAAAATAGTATTAGGCATACCTTCATTACCTTCCTCCTTACTATTTATTAATGCTAAGCCATTCTTTTTATATGCTTGTCAAGCTTTAACTCGATCTGTTAATTTTTCACCTAAAAACGAAGGAATAAAAGAAACATCCATCCAATCTCCAACTCCTCCTGAAGAAGCAATAAGATTATCTCTAAAATATATAAGTAAATCATATTTCATTGTTTATTCGATATAGGTCGTTAATCTATATCCGTCTTTTTGACTGCTGCATGTCACCATGCAGATTAGACTATATCATACAAATTTGATTTAAAATTAATTCAAATAAATTCTGTTTCATTATATTTCATAACTACTTATAATTAATTTTAAATTAAACTTGTCCCCGCACTTCCACTTACTTAAGTGTACTCCTTTCGGATAGTCGTTGAACTTTCAAAGATATTTCTATCTAAGCTTAGCTGCTGATTGTCTTAAATTTACTATTATTCAATTTAAGGTTTTCCAGCAATTCACGGGGTTTATACAGGACTCATATAATTTAATCCTGTAGGTCCATAGTATGTGCTATTAATGAATATGGATCTCCATTTTTATCTAAGAAAAACATTCCGTTAACAGATAATCTACATCTACTAGGACAATCTGCACTTCTTACAATATACTTTGATTCTCCACGAGTAATATATACTTCTGAACCAATTTTTACTCCTTCATGTCTTGTTAATTCTCCAGTTTTATAATCTGCTTCAATTCATTCAACTTCATATACAGGAATAAGATGATTCTTTATAGGTTCTATTGAATCATAATCTCCAGGCCATCCTGGATGTGCTTCAAGTCCTGCAAGAATACCTGTATGTAAATTATCAGCTCGTAAATTAGGCTCAGCAGGTTTACCAACATATCTAACCAAATAAGTAGGAGATGTTGAATCTGCAGTTTGTTGCATATCTCTAATTTTCTTAGCTGCTTCTGTAGTTAATTCTGATCTGAATGTATTTAAGATATCCTCTCTTGACATTCATTTTCTAATAACAACTCTCTTAGAATCTGCAAGATAAGGAGAATTTGGATTACGTTCTATAAATGTATTAACGGGATTTAAAATTTCAATATTGACATTTGAATTACTTTCTGTAGGTTTTACTCTATAGTAACAAGTACCTGTAACAAGTAAATCTGTAAGTAATTCTTCCATTTTACGTTTTAAATCAATATTTCTTGATTGTCTTAAATAATCAAGAATATTTTGTGCAGCAATTTCATATTCTGAAACGAAAGATTGATCAATATCTTGTTGAATTGAGTTGATCTCTTTTTCAATAAAAGGATCATTTACAATTTCTTTGTTTTCAATAATAGCTGCAATAATGTTATTCTTTAAATACTGTTGCAAATAATTAAATACTTCTGCACTAATTTTAAGTTGCTTTTCTCTCATTATATTTGAAACAGTCTTTTCATCTTTGCAAGATACTTTTAAATCTTGATTTAAACCTAGATATTCTCCAACTAATACATCAATATGTTTCTTAATTAATGGTGTAAAACTAACTGATGTAGGAGTTCCAATTCCGTAATTTTCTTCTAGGTGTTTGAATTGATCTGCATCTCTACGACAATGATAATATCCATAAGCTTTTCTTATAGCAACTTTATCATATACAAGATTACCTATCGCATCATTAATCTTCTTTACTTCATTCTCTATCACCATATTCTAATACTATATATTGATTTCCTTCACCTGGAGTAGTCATTTCTCCAGAATAATATTTTGTTCTATCTAGTTGTCTGTTTCTAAGTTCTTTTTCAAGAAATTCGAAAAAACCTTCTTCATCACCTTCATAGACTAAAACTAATGGAGCTTTTCATTGATTCAAATCTAAACTTAATTTCCATTGATTACCATCTATAGTTAATGTAAAGTCTCCAGTGTAATATGCACACATAGCCTTTTCAATTATTTCATATACTTTATCAACGAGTTCCATTCTTTTGCGGTATTACTCCATATTCTTTATAGCCTTTTTCATTAGTGAACCATCCAATATTTTCTCATTCTTTTGCTAATTTATCTTGAGCAGCAGGTCGTATATTCATTAATTCTTCATCTGCAATTTCCGCCATTTCCATAGCTGCAATAATATCGAACTTTCGTTTATTTTCTCAAGAATATTTTAACAATTGCTCAAGCATTTCATCAATATCAATTGAATAACAGTAATCATTAACAAAATTATTAATTAATTCAAGACCATGCTTGATAATAGCTTCTGTAGCTGGTACACCAATCATTTGTGAGTTGCCTCTTTTCATATCTCCAAGAGTTGAAGCAGGACGTTTCATAAATAGACTATCTTTCTTTTTTTCTTTAAAATATGTAACAATACTAATCTTAGTATGTTCAAGTAGTGCTTTACAATTATATCATACTAATAACTTCATTGCTACATCATACGCTTCTCGAATATCTCGAGGACGATCTTTATAGATCGCAACATATTTAGCTTCTTGTAATCCATATATTCGTTTCTTAATAACTATACAGAAATCAGATACATCTGTTGAGGTAGAAGAATCTCCAGAACCTTGGTCAATAGAGTCTATTCCCGCAACATATAAATTTTTTAATACAAGACCATCTTCGTCACGAAGTGGCCTTTCATATATAGCAATTTTACTATTTGGATTATTTATAACTTTTACTTTTGTTAAATCAGGAGTATCTCCAGAACGATCTCATAATAATGATACATACTCTGGTTTTAATCCTGCTTTAAATATCCTAATTTGGGTTAATCTATCTGCAATTGCAATTGAATCAAAGATATTTTCACCCTGCTTATATAATGCTTCATTTGGAATAAAACAGTGCTCTGCACAATAATCAAGTAGATCTTTACCACTTAGCTTTTTACGTTCTTCCTCATAAAACTTTTTAAATTCTTCAGATTGTGTAACTCCTCTTGTATCTAAAAATTCTTCTCGTAAACTAAACTTATGAGCTGGAATAAAGAAAGCTGTTAATTGTGGTTTTCTATCTTCTGTATCATAGTTTTTATATGGAAGTACATTATACCCTTCTGGTTTTGCAAAAATGTTTGATAAACCTTCAAGTGCCATATCATCACCACCTGTACCTAAAGCAATACGTGTTCCAAAATGATAACCACCAAGCTCAACAAGAGCATTACCTTGAATCCAACTTTTAGTTAAATATTTATTAGATCCTGCTTCTTCATAGATTAATCTATCGACACGATCACCACGAATCTTATCAGATGTATCAGCAATTACTGAATCAATTTCTGACATTCAACCATATTCAACTCCATCAGGAGTAACTTGAGATGCACGTTTAGTATCTGCATTATTAACTTTTTGCCGTAAATGGCGCATACCTCCATTAGTATTCATGTCTAATCAGTTTAACTGCTTTCAACATTTAGTTTTTAAAGGAGTAAGTTTACCTTCTGCAGCACAAGTTAATAAAGAACGATAACCTCTATTAGTTATATAAGGTCTTACTGCTAAACAAGCAACAATCTCAGATAGTCCAATACCACGAGCTTTTAATATAGCTACATCTTTATGTAGTCTTTCAGCCATTTCAACATAATGAAAGAATTCATATTGTTTAGCTAGAAATGTAGGAAACTTTTCATTACGACCAGCTCCACCTCTAGCTCCTTCAGAAATAACTTCCATTCTATAGAAATTTAAAAAGAAATAATGATCTCCTGTAATTCTATATTTACCAACTGTATAACCTTCAGTACAACGTTTATATTGTTCTCTTCAGAAATCATTATAAGGCTTTGAATCTGCAGGATATTCAGTATATGATCCAGTTCTATCATAAATTTGAGCTAGTTCATTAAAAGGAGTAGGATCAAAATCTAAACCTTGAGTTTCATTAATTGGGCGGTATCCAGTTAATTCATATGATAATTCTGGATCAAAGTAAAGTACGTCTTCGGTGACCGCCACATCTCACAAACCATCTCTCTTTTTATAAAAATCAGTTGCAGTATACTCAAATTGTTCTGTAGTATCTTCTTTCTGATCTCCAAGCATTTCTTGTAATTGCTTTTTTAATTCTTCTTCAAATTTATCTGAAAAAGATTGAGGAGTTGGTTCAGGACCTTTTATTGATTCTCTAAGCTCTTTATATTTCTCTTTAGTTGTTTTCTTTCTTTTGACTTCTGATTCTTCTTTATTTTTTATCTGTTCAAGCATTTTTTTACGTGCTTGAGACATTGAAGATTTAATTGTCTTTACCATACTTAACTATCCATAAATCCAGGTTTTACATCACCTCTATTTTTAGCATTGGATTGCATTTGATCTTTTTTATAATTAAGCTCAAGTTCTTTTAATTTATCTGCCATAACTCCAATACTAGCAATATCAGCTAATACATCTTTTGCCTTAAAGATAGGTTTACTATTATTACCTCTCTCTTCAAGGTCTATATTATCTAAAGATACTCTCATTTTTTCAAGAGTTCGATACGCTGTTTTTATAAGGCTAAGTATTCTAGAAGAATCTTTGATTTCCATGTATTTTCTAACTGCTGCATGGAAGACTGGATCGTCTCATTCTTCTTGAGTTAATCCAGAATCTTCCATAGCTGCATCATGCTTTTGTCTCTCTAAGTATTGTTGATATGGACTTTTTCAGTCACAAAACAACCATATATATTTAAATTCTCTTCAAGCTCTTAACCTCTTTGTTCCTTTTGGATCTTCTTTACATTTATTTCTTTCTATATCTCACAGCGCTGCAAACTCCTTTATTAATAGTATTTCGTATTCGTTAATCTTTAGATTACATGTTACATTATCATAAAGGAATAAATCTAGCATTACTTTTTATTTAATTTTTCTTTTTCCTCTTTTGTAGGTTTGTAATTATTGTCTTGAACCCTCTGAAGCGCATTTCCTGAAGGAGTATATACTCCAGAAGTACGATAATATAAGGTATCTCCAGGCATAGTTTGAGTACCTAAGTACGGATTTTCAAAAGTTGGAGCAATTACATGTCTACGAATAGAGTCGATTAATTGATTATTTGTTCCTGGAATCGTACCTGCAATAATCATTTCTCTATCTATTACACCTCTATCTGTTAGATTACCTACATTATTAACAACAGTGTCTCGTTTTATTTTAGGAATTATTTTTCCTTCAGCAAATTTTTGTGCTCCAAACTTTGATTGGAGTTCTTTATATCTATTACTTACAGGAGACGACCGTCTCAATCCTAAAAATCCAAGAATTCCAGAATCATCTATATTACTATCTACTCTACCTCCAATGCCATTGTGTATATAAAGAGTATCCTGTTTATTTGGAGATACTAATTCTGATGTTGTAATATTATTTCTAGTAATTTGTCTTAAACCAACACCGTTAGGTAATACAGTTTGATTAACTCCAGGTTTTAAACTTCTAGCAACTTGTGCTCTATTATGTACTCATTTATTAGGACCATATTCAAATAAATCTACTCCATGAAATTCCTTACGAGCTTTATCAGATTTTCTTTGAGAAGTTTTACCTCCTTCTTGGAAAAATGAACCAAGGTTTCTTGGATTGATGCGGTGTTCAATAGGAATAGATCCTAAAGTAGCATTATTTCCATAATTGACCGACATACTTCTAGGTCCTATATATCTACTATCAAACCTATTAGGATTACCTAAATTAGATGCCACTATATAATCACTATATAAAGGATTAGTTGCAACTAGTTCTTCGTTCATATTTGCTGGTCTAATTCCTTTAGCTGCAGACATTCCAGCTTCTTCTGCTCCAGAAATATTTCTTGATCCAAGATTAGATTGTGGAAGTTTTGGTTTCTTAGGAGCAGGTCTTGTTGGAGCTAATTGAGTTCCATATAATTTTCCATTTCAAGTAAAGCTAGTAAGTCCTGCACTTCTAGCTGCTGCAAAAGCTTGATTGAAATTACCTTGGGATAAATCAGGAGTAACATTAGTTTGTACATTTACTTTAGGAGTAATTCCAGTTTTCATAGATACTCCAAAAGATAAAGGTTGAGAAATAACTGAACCTTCAGTTTTTGTTACTTTAGGTTTAGAATTATCTCCTACAATATTTTTCATTGCAGCTGCTTTGACTTCTCTTCTACTTAATCCAAGATCTTGATCCTTAATAGCAGATTTCATATTTCTATATGCAGTGCGATTGAATTTAGAAGATTTCTTACCTTCTTTTACAACCTTCTTATTTTCTTTACGCTCATTCTTTGCAGATCCTCCATCTTTAAATTTATTAACAAGATAAGCAAGTTTGCCTCCTTGTTTAAACATTCCTGCAGATTGCTCTTGTTTAAATTGATTAATCAATCCAGAAATAGTATTCATACCATCTTCTGTTTGTGCTAATTCATTTAGCTTTCCTACAATTTCTTCAGGAGTTTTATTTTGGAATTCTTCTACTTTAGATGGAAGTCATTGAACAAATTGCATTAATTCTTCTTGTTCCATGATGATATTGTTTTATTGTTAAATATCTGTTGTAGAGCAAGTAATTTCAAATTTATTATATTTAGGGTCTAAAGGTTGCGAAGGATAAATCCAAATAGGAGTAGTATTTGGAGTAGTTGTAATTGTATAATTTTGTCCTTCTAAAAACTCTTTAATTTCAGCTACAGTACCTTCTATTATTATACCATTGTTTAAATAAGCTTTCATAATTACTTGTTCTTATAAAATTTTAAATCTTTTGTTGAGAATACTGCTTCACGTAAAACCATATTCTTATCAAATCATCTACATTTAATACCTTTAAAGATATTAGTTATTTCATTACCATGTTTGTATGATTGTGTAATTTTTTCTACTACATACATAACAGGAGATGTAAGATCACCATGTTTTAAAGTGACTACATCTCCTGGGTTAAAAAACGTTTTTTCAATTTCGTTTATCATATTATTCTTTGTCCTTTTCAATTACTCGACATATAATGTTTTGTTCACTGATAGCGTAATAACCCATATTATTGAATGGAACAGGTACTACAGAATTTCTGTAATATATATCCTCTCCAGGTTTTACGTATTTACATTCGGGTCCTGCAGAAATAACAGTACCACATGCAATAAATTGTTCAGCTCTCTCCATCTCACCAGTATCATCAGACTTATATGTATCTGCAAAAAGATCTCCTGGAAGAATCAAACCTGAAGCACTTGTTTTAATTTCTCTATAAGGATTTTTTTCAAATGGTTTTATAATAACAGTATATCCAGTTGCAGCTACCTTCATTTTAGATGCATCTTTAGTACCTTTATTTAATTCAAGTAATCTATTTGCTGTTAAAAGCTGTTCTTCCTCCATTTTTTTATTATGAGCAGCAATTTCCTCAGGAGTTAATTCTTTAATATCATGTTTAATATTAGCTCCCATTATATGAACTCCCATTTCTTGCATATGTGCATTTCCTAAAAGATTTTTTCCCATAATCATTTACATTTTTAAATTATACTTATTATCATCTATTATCATAACATTGTTCATCTTCAACTCTAGCTTTTGCATCAAGTATACAGCCACACAGATCACAAATATCTTGTTTACATATTCTTATTTTATAGGGACATGTTTTGCAAATATTTAATCTTTTCATAGCCAACTCGCTTTTTTTGTTAAAAAGTTTTCGGTATCAGCCAATAATTATATTACTAATTTTCTTTATTATCATATTTTCATATAAATATAATATATTATCACCTTCCCACAATACACTTAGCATGAGGTAGTTTAACTTTACGACTAAGAACACAGCCACAACCTTTTCTATATCCAATTTTTGGTCTATCCGAATAGTCTGTTTTATTATCTTCATTAATATATAATCTAGGATTACATATTGGACCCATTGGTGTTTCTTTGTATAATGGACATTCTTTACAAATTGCTAATCTTTTTTCAGATAAGTCTTCATTTTTATTAATTGCTTCATTAACATGTCCACTAATAATATCTATTAGTCCCATAATTAAAATACTATAGGTTTATCTAAATCTAATTCAGATTTAATCTTAACGTCTCTTTTATAATGTTTAAGCATTCTTTCAACATCTGATTTTAAATAATCACATTCATGTTCTGAAATATGATTGTTGTGATCAATATGAATTAATACTAATTTTTTAATATTAAAGTTTGGATTAATTTTTTGTAGTAAGTAAGCATATAATGATAACTGCAACGAATAATGATAAAAATTACAATCCATAATATTATCCATTGGGAATTTCATCATAGTTCTACTTTTAGTAAATTTATTATAAAATGATTCTTTTTCTAATTTCTTATTAGTATTATGTGTAACTATCATTGAATCACCGAATAAAAACGTGTGTGATGGACTGTCAACTTCTAAGCATTGCGTTGCTACTGTATCAACTCTTTCTACAGATATAATATTTCTAAATGTATTCTTATTTTTAGATGGGAAGTCGATATCTTGATTTCTTACTAAAAAGGGATTTAATCCATCAGTTGAAAAACATACATCTCATCCTTTAAATATCTTTCCATTACATTTTTTATCTACTTCAAAAACAGTAGCTTTTATGCCTAATGTACTTACTAACCTTAATAAATCTTCAGCTTGTCATTTCTGAGTAGTTCCCATTACAAATCTTTTTCTAGATTCATGATAGTAACCATCAGTATCCATTAACCCTCTAAGCAAATCAAGTCTTTGTTGATAAGAGGCTCGCATATATAAATCAGGTATAAACTTATTATTTAGTATTCCTAGATCGTTAAGTTTTTTTCTAATATTATATATAGTTCGCATTTCCGCAGATTTTCCGTCAGAAAGATCTCCTCCAAAAGTATATCCTCTATTTTCTATTTCTTCCCATACTTTAGAGTTTATATTAGTGATAATTCCACATGACTTAGAGCCATCTCCTAGTCAACATCCCAGTACATAAGGATCTATAGGAAGTTCTATTTCTGGAAGATTTAGAGGATTTGCGTTCATTATTTTTGGGATATTGTACGAGGTTCTTGGTTTATCAATTAACCACTTTGCAATATCTTCTGTGGTCATAACTACTTCCCTAAATGTTTTATCTATATTCCTAAAAGAAATAAGTCATCTATGTTCATGGTCTGCCACAATCGACTCTCCGTTATCAAAAGTTATTTTAAAACATGGATTGTAATGGATATCTGATTTATGTAACACTTTAGTTATATTTCCTTCTTTATCAAATATCTCTTCTCCCTCCTTTATATCCTTAATAGTTGTCCATCCGTTTTTAGTTGGAATTTTTGTATCTAGAGGGAGTCCTTTATAATCGTATATATAAATATCATTACCGTCTTTAATGAGTAAGTCTAACTGTCCTGCAATTCTTAGTATTCCATCATCTGATTTATAACTAATCATAAATTCAGGATATACTCCTTTTTCTAAATCTAACTGATAGTATCCTTTTTTGCAAGTAAACTTTCCTCCAAGTCCAAACTTTTTTAGATCTTGTTCTTCAGATTGATAATACATGTTTTCAAATTGAGCATGTATTTTTGTACCTCTTTCACAAGATTTATTTCTTTCTACTTCATACGATTGAAGTATTTCTGCCCGTTTATTTTCAAACTCTTCTTCGTTGATATTTAACTTTTCAAGTAAAGTTGGATTTCAACGTTTTGTATTTAGTAATGTAGTTTTAACAACTTTAAAAATTTCTGGTTCTACTAAAGCTTCGCAAGCTTTATATGCAGATCAGAATGCTGAATCAAACTCATTAACATATTTATGTATCAATGTTGTTACAGATACATAAGGCTTATTATCATATTTATCTAAGTACAGATGTTTTGCATCTGAATAAATAACATCTTCTGTTTCTTTGTCTACTTGATATCCATTAACATATTTTTCCTTTACATTACTTAATTTTGGCATTGTTTATTATATTTGGTTTTATATATTGTTCTATTATTGCTCCGTATCTAATTAAATTCTCTTTAATAGTACTATCTTCATATCCTACTTCGTTTTCTTTTTCTCAAGTGAATCCTAAAATTCCTGTTGGAGTTCCAGTATCATCTTTTAGTAGAGTACATGCTAAATATTCTACATTATTTTTTCCAAATCGATCATACATTACATGATCTATTTGTTCTAAAGTAGTTAAGTTACCGATAAACTGATTATGTGTTTTTAAATAATCAGGAAGATTTAATCAACTAAGATGAAAATTATCATATTGTTCTTTGATTGAGTGTGCGTTTTCTTCACATAACTCAAATCGCATAGAACCATATAATCAATCAGAAATACCATTGTGATATTGTATTACTCATACTCTATCTGCACCTGACATATATAATAGTCTTGGAAGTAGATCTTTAACTTTCTTATCATCATCAATCCTATTTAACAATTCTTGTGAATGTTTCTGACTCATATATTCTGAATACTTATCAAATAAAAATGTTGGATCATAACATATTCTCAAAGTAATACTTAACATAAACATGATGATTAAGGCTTTAAAGATACTACATACTCCATAATCTCTAATATACTGTAGGATAGTCCCCAGTCATGAGAGTCCTGAGCTTAAATCGTGTTGTTTCTTAGCCATATCTGTTTCTTTAAATTATTTGTATAATTTTATTTGGATGATGCAAATATATAATAATTTTTTTGTATATCCAAATAAATCAGTAAAATGTTTGTATATAATTAAATAAATAACTATATTTGCAGAAATAATGTGCTAACATAATGTAAATAAAATTTTAAAAATATTATAATTTATGAAGTATAACGATGAAATACTAAACAAAATTGCTGAGTCTTATAGTAAAAAGATTGATGAAAATACTAATCTAGATAATGTAATACTTGGTTATTTAGAAATGATGAAGAATGGTAGTAAAATCCATATTAAACCAGAAAATAGAGGTAAATTTAATGCTACTAAAAAGAAGACAGGTAAAACTACTGAAGAATTAACACATAGTAAAAATCCAGTAACCAGAAAACGTGCTATTTTTGCTCAGAATGCTGCTAAGTGAAATAAGGGTAAAAAATAAAGGTATGATAAAACAATTTATCTTTCAAAACAGGGGGGGGGGTAAAAAAATAAATAAGTCTTATTTTCGTTTTTATGGCCCAGATTATACAGTTCCAAAAATTACAGATTCAAATATTGAACCCTTACGCACGGCTAATTACTTATTTGGGGTTTCATTTAATTATCCTTTAGATTATGATGATCAAGAACAATATTTTAAAATAACTGTAAATTTAACATTTACTTATTTGGGAGTTGATATTCCACTACCTGTAAACTATACTGTATCTACGGGAACAATAGAAGATACAGGTATTGGTTTCGATCATAAGAATTTTGCTATACCTGTAAAATTATCGTTTCCAATATCTTCATTAGAACGTATGACGTTTAATTCTGCAACTATTGAAATATGTAACCCTAATCCAAAATACGATTATATAGCTCCCACAGAGTTTTCTACATCAGGAGAATATATTGCAGTAAACACTAATCTTTATATGGATAATAGTCAGTTTGGAAGTTATCAAGGAATGTTTAAAGCAGATTTATATAATTCAAGTGCAGGAATATTAGTAGTAAACAATCCTATGACTTTAGAATTTAATGCAAATAGCAATCCATATATAAGTAAACTACAAACTAATTGAGCTAAACGTGCAGATTTAGTTTCTAGTATGACAAGACCTCAATTTGATTTAAGATGTGTAGATAAAGATGGAATGGCTTCTAATATGTATATGGGAGTAAATTATTCAGTATGTTCTTATTATTTTGCAGGGGAAATAGATACTATACTTAGTGCAGTTGAACAGATAAGAATACCTATTATAACTGGACAAACTGTAGTAAGTGGAGGTTCAAATTATATAGACGAAAGTCTGGTAGGAGATTATCTCATATATAATATTAACACATACCTTCAATAATGATAAATAATTTAGAGATATTAAAACCTATTCTTCACTTTGAAAAAGATTATTATGTAAGAGTAATAATTCTTTCAAGATTGAAAGATGGTCATTCTACTCAAAAAAGAATCTGTAAAGATTTATTTTTTGGTTCATTTGAATCATTAAAAGAAACTATGCCAGATATAATCAAAGTTGCAGAAGAATACTACGCTAGAGTATATATTGATACTGTTTCAAAAAGATTGTCCTCTGGATTTTTATCTCAGATAGAGTGAGAGCGGTTTAAAGTTTTTGGAATTAAACCTCAGCTAAAAGATATTATTATAAATGAAGATTTTTATGGTTTATATGATGCTGATGAATATTCTGAGAATGCAAACAAAATAGTGGCCTCTATATCTAAAGAACTTAACTTTACTCCTTTAATTATAAAATCTTCAAATAAAGGAGAGCATTGATTATATAAAATTTCAGAGCTTTATACAATGTTAGATAAAATTGAAGATAATTATATTAGAAATAAGATTTTTATAGGACATGCATGAGCATGCTTATATAATCCATGTACTAATTAATATGCAAGCAAATAAATATTTTCAAGTAAAAGAATTAGTATCATCTAAAATATATAATCAATATGGTGATGATGCTATAAAATTTCTAGATCCAAAAGCTCTTGAAGCTTTAGAGAATGTTAGAGAAATTCTAAATGTTCCTCTTATATGCAATAATTGATATGCAGGAGGATCTAGAAATTATAGTGGTTATAGAGAACCTGGATGTGGAGTTGGTACTCCTACAGGCTATCATTATAAAGGTCAAGCGTTTGATTTAATATCAACTAAATTAACTGCTAAAGAGATGAGAGAAATTCTCGAAAATAATCAAGATAAACTTAGATATCCTATACGAGTAGAAAAATGAGACAATAAAGGTGAAATCTCTTGATTACACATTGATATTTCTCCAAATACACATGGGAAAAAACTATACTTTTTTAAAGCATAACATATGAAATGATATATTAAACTATTAAGATGGATCTGGGAGTTCCCACAGTGTCTCCTAGGTCTCATCTTAACCAAACTCTATAATGTAGAGTATAAAGAAACATACAAACAAATTCCAATTTATGCTGGCGACTTTCCTGGAGGTATTTCATTAGGATTATATATTCTAATGGGTGAATCTGCTAGAAAATATAATAGAAACAGCATTAAAGATCATGAATGAGGCCACACAAGACAGAGTATTAGATGAGGATGGCTTTATTTACCTGGCCCTGGTTTATGCAGTATTTGCTGAGTAGGTCTTAGAAGAATTAGTGCTAAACTTAGAGCTAAAAGTTATTATTCAGTTTGGCCAGAAAATCAAGCTGATAAGTTTGGAGGAGTTCCTAAACGGTAATAACTATGAATGATTTATTAGAAAATGCAAAAAGGAATTCCAAGATAACACTCGAAGAATTCTTTTTTGAGTTTTATAGTAAAATTCTTGAATTTGAACAAGAAACAAAAATAAAAGAAAATGAAAACATTTATATCACAAAATATAAACAAGATTAAATTAGCACCATTTCCTGAAAGTATAGTGTTAGTAGCTACCTGCACGTATCATGAGGGTAATGATGAGTTCCATGCCATATTATAATTAGCAAAACCTACAGATTTAGATTCTTCAGGAAATTATAATACATTAACTGCAGTTGCAGCACCTTATAATGTTAATGTTATAGAAGAGATTCAAAGAAGTTGAGGCATTTTTGGATATCCGATTGCTTTTAATATAACAGAATTTCCTGATTCTGAATTTAGAAATTTTCTTTTACAGGAAGACTCTGTTATACAAGAATTAGATACTCCTGTAGATTTATTTAATGGCACTAATGGCCTTAGTGGAAATCCAAAGAATTCTTCTTTAGCAGCATTTGCATCACTTACTTTATGCTGGGGAAATAAATATTCAGAAGAATGTGTTATAATGCCTGCAGATTGGAATCAATGAATAGGTGAGTCTGACCTAATGATAAGAGCAGGTTCTTCTACATGTCATTTTGTAATTAGTAATGCAAGCTCTTATACATGTATGCAGAACCTTATGAATTATTCAAATGAAGGGTTCTTTATGATATTTACAGAATCAGAAGATCTTGGAAATAATACTAAACTATTTGCACAAGATATAGCTACTCTTAATGATGCTACAGTATATTCTGTTGGTGCTACATTTATTGTAACAAAGAAATAGTGGATACGAAGGAACTTTAACTGCATTCCCAAATACATAAGAAGCAAAATTATACTTAATAACACAAGATGGAGGAGCTATTTCTGAAGAACTATCCTTAAATGAAGGAATGTATTCTGATTTCTTACCTGTATCTTATCCACCACAAGTATATCAATCTTGAGGACAAAATGCAAACTATTATTTAGCGAAAGAGGAAGAAGATCCTATATTAATAAACCCAGAACTGACCTATTTTATATTTATTGCAATATGTGGTATAGAAGGATGGTATAGAAGGATGGTATAGAAGTACTTGGAATGGATAATATAGGAAGAGTTAATGTTACAATAAGAAATATAGATACAAACGAAATAGAAACACACAATGATGTTGATTGTCATCTAGTTATGTCTTCTTCATGAGGATTTGTAACTGCAGTCAGTCTTCCAAAATGAGAAAACGTAGAGATTAATTTCGAAGTATTTAGTGTAGAAATGAGAACTTAAAACAAAAGGAACCCAATTGGGTTCCTTTTTTATTATATTTTATATTTTCCCCTAAATGGAACAGGTTCTAAGGTTCCAATATTTGTTAGGCCTATAAATTGTCCATTTAATTGTATCTGGGTCGTTCAGGCAGAAGTGCTACTTGGGAATTCATATCTAAGATTATACCCTAAATATTCGTCTTTAAAAGTCATAGATTCAACTGCTTGGTTATATATATTACTTCTAGGATCAAAGAAGAACATTAAAGTTTTACCATCTATAGATAACATCGTAAGAGCACTTACAATATCTCCATCAGTAGTTGTTAAAGTTAATGTAACTTTAGTTTTACTTATAGTATTATTTCAGAAATTAGTTTGAACCTCTTTTCAACTTAAAAGTTCATCTGGTGTAGAATTATATAAGTAAGCGTCATCAAAATTCATACAAACAAATCCAGAATAAAGATTCTGTCTATTTAATATATTAGAAGACTCTTTTGGAGTAATATATATATTTAATGGAAGTGTAGTAAAAAGTGTTCCAGTTTGTTCTCTTACTATATTTTCTCCAGCTGGTAATGTTACAGTTTTTATAGTAGTTGCACCTTCAGCTCCATAAGTTAGTTTACAGGTTGTTGATTCGGTAACACCTAGACTAGAATTAAGGTTGAAATTAACATATGTAATAGCTGGCTTATTAATAGAATTATAAGTTAAATAGAATACATTGATAGGAAGTTGATTAATTGTAATAGTTAGATTTTTTCTAATAACTCCAACATCCGTTAGAACATTAAAATTAATCTGTGGATCAGATGCAACGCCTGATTCAATATAAGCATAATTTGTAATGTCTGTTCCATCCATATATACAGAAGATTGAACAAAACTCTTATAATCATCATTATAATCAGGATTCATCCACTTTAATTGAAGACCTCAACTAGAAGTTAATATATTTTTTGGAACTTCAATTGTAAAATTCATTATTAACTCATTATTTCATCTCTTTAAAAGGTGATTCGCATTAGTTTCATCAACGTATACTAATTCTGATACTCCTTTACTAAAGAGAGTTGCTCCTATTACATAACTTATAGTAGTACCCCCCCCTCAGTGATATTTTGTGATATAAACTGTTTAATCATCTTCTTTATAATATTTTGCACTAATTATAAAAGATACTAAACTCAGTAACGCATACAATGGTGTTACTGAGTTTAGCGTACTTAAAAAGAATAATGCCATAAGCATTAATCCTAATATGTAGAATATTTTATATATTTTCATTACTTATCTTTAAAATACTTATCATAAATATTTTTTGCATACCATCCACAGGCAGCTCCTACTATAAAGCTAGTTAAAGCTAGTAAAAGACTTCCAAAGCTCATAGCTGATACAATGCCACAACCTGCTAATACTAAAGCAATTACGATTGCAGCAATAATTAATTTTGTTTTTCAAGTCATTGTTTTCATAATTATTTATATGTTAAGTTACTATAAGTTGTTCCATTTCCAGAAACAATATAGTTTTGTTGTTCTTTATATAATGGTAATACTCCATCTTTCCAGCAAATAAAAGCATAAGCCTCATCATAACTAGGATGGTCTTTCATTTTATCTTCAAATTCTTCTGGAGAACGTTCTTTTGTAATTAAAACATAATAGTCTCCTAAGTCGAAATTTAATTCACTTCCATTACCTGTAATTTTTCTTAATGCAAACATGTATTTATATATTTATTAATTTAAAAGTTTATTTTAAGTATATTACAAATACTCAAGTATAAACATCATCTGGTATGTCAATTATGATGTCACAAATTGTGACATCATCTATCTCTTCATGTTCTTCTTTTATTAGTTCCATAATTCCAATTACTTCCTTCATAGGACTAATAATAGAGTTTTCTATTCCCTTTGATCCGTTCTGTAAAACTGCATAGTACACATTTGAACCTTTAATAAAAGATACAGCTTTATTAGTGTAAAGTCCATATCCTTCTAATTCAATCTTTAGTGTATCAGGATCTTGCAATTCTGTTACTACTTTGTTATATATTTTATTGTCCATATGTTAATATTTTTTATAATATGGAGAAGATTCTCAATCTCTAGGTCCAACCTCTGCATCTTTTATTAAAGTTCTACCAAGTTTGTCAACTCGCTCTGGAAATCAATCATATTCTCCTAATGCCATTGCTCTTCTTCCTGAAGATCTTACTCCAGTTCAATTATCTTTTGAAGCATCGTGATTCATTTCTTTTATTAAAAGATTTGGATCAGTAACTCCATCAAGTAGCATTTTTCTTAACTTTGGGCTTCGTTTTTCAGAAAATTCAGTAATTCCATGGGTATTGTAGGATAACTCTGTTAGTGCTAACTGTATATTGGGATCTAAATTTTTAAAAGTGGGAAACTCCTTATTTAAGGCATCTCAATGTTTTTGCAGTTCACTTTCTAATAATTTTAAACCTTCAGATTGAGATATACCTGTTTCTCTATATTTATTGATTATATTTTTATCTGCAAATCCAAATCCAATTAATTCCTGATTATTTAAGTAATAAGGAAATTCTTTAAATCCTTCAAATCCTGATGTAAACTTAGTTGCTAAATCTTTAATAGTAGGAATGTATTTTTGTTTAGAAGGAATTTCGATTAATGGAGACTTTCAATTAGGGTCAAATGGTTTAAATTGCATTTGTTCTGGCAATACATTTCAAGGTTCTTGGTACTTAGGAATTTTTAAACCAGACTGAGCATATAAAGTAACATCTTTCTTTTTAGTAGGAGCTTGAGCTACATTATTAAATAAGTGCAATAAGAAATCATCACTATATCTATTTAATACATTATAAGTATTTTCTTCTTTATAATGTGGAATAGCTGTTGATTCTTCTGGTACAATTTTATATTCTGGATTAAATGGTTCTGATTGAATTATCTTTCCACCTTTATCAAATTGTGATACTGAGAAACTACCTTTACCTTCTGAATTTTTAAGTCTATTTGTAAGAGTATAATGATCTAAATGTTCCTTCTTAATATTTTGTATTTCTTCTTTAGTAAATTTATGATTAGGATCTGCATTAATACTATATCTTAACTGCATTAATCTAGCATAAATTTCTTGAGGATTATCTAAATATTCATCAGGAACGATTGTTTTATTATCATAGACAGTATCTCCAAAATTATCTTGATACTTCTTAATTACTTTCTCTTGTGCATCAGGTAAACTACTATGAGTTCATTCATGAATTGCAGTACTAGTTGATCCATCTGTTAAAAATATTCTTCTACCAAACGGATAATAAACTCCTGAAGCATTATCAGGGACTTTACTCGGATTTATCTTTGCTCTAGTAAGATCTAAATTTCTTTTAAGTGCATTAAATACTAAAGATTCAGTTACAGGGAGAGGAATTGGTAGAACTTGTTTAACATTTTGTTTTACTAAACCTTTACGTGATTTATATCAATCTTCAAGCCACTGTTTTCCTTCTTGAATTCCTCCTTGTTGAAATTTTAATACTCCTCCATGTTTAGCAGAAGCTATAACTTGATTTAAAATATTTGCATATCTTGGATCTGTAGCATATCCTCCTCTATGAACTCTATTTGCAAATTCTTTTATATCTCCAGAGAATGCGTTATAACGTTTATTATTTAATAGATCAATTTTAAAGTTTGCATAATCTTCAAGTGATTTGAAATTTCTAAATTGATCATTTATATAAACATCCTTACCATTAATAACTTCTCTAGTTCGTTTAGTTGTTCCCTTTCCTTTAATACCTCCAAAATTATATGATCCTGCAGGTTTAGAACCTCAAGCTGATTCTAATCCGTCTTGTGCTACTAATGATTTAGCAAATGCAGGATTTAAACCTTTTGATTTTAATAATCTTTCATAAATAGGAAGCATTGTATCTTTGAAATCCTTTTTAGAATTGAATTTATGAACTGTAGTTTCTTGAACTATTGGTTCTGGATTTCTTATCTCTTCTACTTGAGATTGTACTTCTGTCTCTGTATCATCTTCCAAAGGTTGAGAATATCTGGGTTTATATACAGGTATTTCAAGATTTGGAATTTGAATATTAATATCTCCTAAAGCACTATCTCGTATGAATGGTCTGTATGTGATATCGTTCATAATAATTGTTTTATATTATTTTGCAAATATATACATTATTTTTATAAATCACAAATTACAGCACCTATTTCTAGATCTAATTTACAACGATTTGGATTCTCTAATTCAGAAATTCTAGATGTTAAATTATCTACTTTATTTTCTAATTCAGAAACTTTAGATAATAAATAACTTGTTACGCTTTCTAAAGCTGCGATTCTTTGTTCTAATTCATTTTTTAGATTAGTTACTGTAGTACCTACTGAGTTTGCCATAGCACTCGCTACCCCTATAGTACTTGCCATACCTATATATGGATTAGGTGTTGTATTAATTATACTTCCAGGAAATGAAATAGTACCCGACAAATCTGCTGTAGTCTTATCTGTTATAGTCATATTTGTTGTATCCATATTATGCAAAATTAAAATCAGAATTAGTATTTAATCTACTTAAAAGTTTTTCATTTTCTTGTTTTAATTTCATAATTTCCTTACGTAGATTTTTAATATCTTCTGAATGTTTTTCAATCTGTTCTGAATGTTGATCTACTTTTTGATTTACAAATAAGATTGCTTGACATACTAAAGATAAATCAATAAGTTTAGCAGATTTACGTAATCCTGATATTTTATCTAAAGCAGATGTTCTACTTGTAATTAAAATACCTTTATCTTCTAATTGTCTAAATACTCTAGTTAATACTTTAGTACTTATGTCCATTTTTGCTGCAAGTTCTTTATTAGTTTTAGTTGTAATAGCAAATTGTCCATCATTTGTACTAGTGTATTGTTGCATTGCTAATAGAACTCCTTTTTCTTCAGGAGTAGTATTCTCAGCATCCATAAACTCGTAAGTAAATCTTTCAAAATATCTTCCCGATTTTTGAATCTCATAAATATTACTCCTACCTTTTTTCTTTTCTAGAATTTTAATTTCACCTGCTGCATTTAGTTTTTTAATACTACTTTGCACTGTATTAATAGATACTCTTGCTAATTCTGCAAGAGTTCTTAGTGAAACAAAAGTTTGGAATGTATCTTTATCCATATTTTTTCTCATATAACCATAAATGAGATAATCAGTAGGATTCATTTTAATTTCTTTTGCAACCCCCAAATCATGAGGGACTTGAATGTGTTGTACTTTATTATCCATAAATTAATATTTTTAATATTACAAAGATATAACATTTATTTAATATTACCAAATATTTATACCAATATTTATTTAAAGTGTATAAGAATTTGATATAGTACATTCAATTTAAAAATAGCCCTGGGAGATACACTAAGGTGTCGTTTTTGATACACCTATTTTAAAAAAGTGCCCTGGGAGATACACTTATATGCCCTGGGAGATACCTATCTATATATGTTCTCGCTTCGCGGAGGCGCTCGAACAGATCTATATACCTGTTGGGTTGTTTAAACAACCCCCCCCATTGAGTTTAGAAAAAGAGATTTGTGTATGGATATCATGTATACATACGAATATTGTATATATTGTATACACATATGGATACTCTATTAAAACTCCCCCTGGGGGTTTCAGATGGAAAATCGAAATTTTTTCGAGTAAAATATTTCTGACAAAAGTTCTATTTTTAGAAACCAAAGCATCTGAACTGTCTATATGTTAAACTTTTTCATCTAATACCATTATGAAAAACATCGCACTTATCAAATTGATCGTCGCTACTTCCATTTCGTCGGCAAACCCTGCTGAGCTCACTGAGCACATAGCAGCTCTCATTCAGGCTCATCCTGAAGAGACTCGAGAGAACGCGCTTGCCATCCTCACTGGCACTGCAGAACTCACGGTTCGTCCTGTAGACCAGATTGAACTGACCTGCAACAGCAGCAACTACACCAACCTCTCGTTCATGGGCGAGCCTACCGTAAATCTGCTCGAAGGAACGGTTTGTTGCTCTATCAACTACACACGAACCGAAACTCGCTGGTACAAGACCGAGGAAGACGCCAATGCTGGAAGGAACGGCAGCTACAACCATGACGACTATGTCATCGCGCGCAAGAAAGCGTATGAAGACTCTACGAGTGTAACATTCGACATCCGCGAGTGGAACACTGGCAAGGTCGTGTGGAAACGCTAACCACCTCAATCTATCTCGGAGAAATCCGAGATAGATTTTTTTTCTTTTTACCAAAATATCTGAATATTATTTAGATAGCAATAGTGCTTCTCGGAAACTCATCAAACTATCAAACCATGGTACAGACTGTTTTTCACAACCTGCTCATCGAAGCAGAATCTATGTCGGATGTTCACAATTGTGGCACTGCTCGACCTCGTTACACTTATCAGGAGCCGCTCAAGCTGCAGAACGTCGACAAGGTCACGGAAGAAGACCGTGCACTCATGGATGTTGCTCGCGATATGTGGGCAGGTGTAATCAAGAAAGGGCTTTGAGCCCTTTCTTTAATAGCTTTTGCTATGGATGACAGAACCCAACGTGTTGCAGATGAAATAGCTTCTATTGAAGCTATTTCTCACAACACTGTAAAAGCTTTATCGACTGTTACTACTCCGCTCAATGTAATTGTTGAGATGTACATTGCAGGACTCGAAGCTAAGCTACAAGCACTTCGAGCACTGGTCAAATAACAAAAGCTACTGAAAGGTAGCGAATCACTAACTAATCATTCATCTTTAACTCATCACGTTTATGAAACAATTAAAAGGCGCCAAGAGGGCCGAAATGCTGCAGGATGCAGTCAACAGGGGATTCGATGACGTAACTGTCGAGATCTTGAAGTCGAAGACTATTTTTACCCAGAACTTGCTGTTGAAGGGTGATACGGTCGAGTTTGAGGACTTCGATATCCAGCTCATCAAGCAGGGGAAGGAATTTAAGACCGTCAACAAAGACGGTGAGGAGATTACCGTTCGGGGTCTCATGATCCTTTGCTGCATCAACGGAGTGTGGCGCTGGTTCCCGCTCAGCACGTTTCAGCGCGGTTGTCAGATCGCACCTGAAGGTCGCACGGACTACATGGAGGCCATTCGCGAGAAACACGACCTCAATCTGCGCATACTCACCTGCGGTGATGCGTTGGAGGTCACCCAACTCCTCGCAGGCAAGCGGCTCAAAGTCACGGAGAACCAGTCCTTTAAGTTCCAGCGGTTCAACAAGGACCGTGAGAAGCTGGAGGGAGAGTTTGACCTCAAACCAGTCTCGTTATTCGAGGAACTGGCATAATAACTGGAGAGTGGGGAGCAATCCCTGCTCTCCTTCTTTTTTCCATCAACCAAAGCCACCAACAGGTACCAAAGCTCCCGACAAGTTCGTAGTACATCACAAGTATAAAATAAACGTGATTGTAGTACATAGAAGTTTAATTTAATTTATTTATAAAACATGAAAATTTCTGAAGTAAAAAATCTGCCGAAGATTGCAGCTCCTGGTGGGCGTGTAGTAGCAGAAGTGTCTCCCGAATTCCTGAAGGAAAAGGGTATAGGTATAGTAACCTACGGTATCGCACCGAATGAAGTTGTCGAATTTCCTGACACGGAAGCTGATATTCAGCTTTTCACTCGTACTGTTCGTCCGAACAGTGATGCAGTTGAAACACTGCTCGTAGTGAAACGAAACGGTCAGGACGGCTATTTCTCGGTCGCAGCACTTCGTCGCATGGACTATCAGGGCAACTTCGTCGGTCCTGTATGTAAGGATCTGCAGAAGGCAGAGAATGACTACGATCGTGTAGTCAAGACGTGTGGCAAGAAGCTGACGTGCAAGGAGATGACGAAGATCAAGGTTCGTAAGTTCAACAACGGTGTCGCAACCGATGAACTGACCGAGCGCGAAGTACCCGTTCTCGAGTATGCGTAACGGTCAAATTACAGTTAAGGGGTCGTGAGTACGGCCTCTTAACTGTTTAGAAACTAATATGGGTAGAATATATGTAGCTAATGCAGATAGCTGATATAGTAATCCAGAAAGTTTCTGAGTCCTTGAAAAAGGACGGTATGACATGTGGTACATTGTACGATGTGTCCATTGTCTATAAGTCTTTGATCGGACTTATAGGCCCTAGTGATGATTTGATAAGTTTAGATGATTAGTGACCATGGGAAGAGAAGTGATGAGCTCTTCCCACATTTTTATTAAAGATTATGGATGCAATTAAAGTAATACTCGGTATAATCTTTGGCTTGATTATGCTTGGATGGATTGCTACAGTAATAGTCATGGCTTGTGGTCCTTGGGCAGCTGTAGTAATTGCCGCGATCGCTTTAACTATATATCTTAACCGAGATTAACTGCGATTGCATAGTAATAATAGTTCTTTGACATATTGACATGACAAAATGACAGAAACACCTGACAAAATGTCATGTTGTGACTGAAGTAGAGGGTGAAGTGATCGGTGTAAGTCGTTGATTATCACACTGTTATTCATCCTCTACTCTTTTTAAAACTGTCAATTTGTCAGACCAACTTCCTTCATGTAAAATATCTATTATTCTCACATTCAGAAAGTTACTCTTTAATAATAATAATTTCAGTTATTATTTTGAAGTTTAAACAATCGTTTTTGGCAATATTAGTTATTTTATAATTTGACAATTCAAAGTTTTTAAACTTTAAACATACATAAACTCGAAATCCTGCTGATGATTACCAGAAACTAATGTCTGGATTTACTATGATTAGTTTACCTAATGTAAGTAGAGTTTAAACGAGTATAAATAAGACCCGAAATTGGCTTTTCACACTCGTCGAATAGTGTAAGGGAGCGAAGTACAGTAGGTCGACAAGTAATGTATATATTCCTTAACTGACTGTCACAAAGGAAGTGAGTACATTATGAGTTATATTATTGCTCAAGACGGTAGTAATAATTATTTAATGAATTGTGGAAGCGATATCTTTTCCAAATCACAATGGAACTTGGAGTTTCAAACATTAATCTATATCGCGGAGTGTATTGCGCATGGTAACTGGATAACCAGCCTGGGCCACGCATAACCCAGGAGATTCAGGTTCGAATCCTGACTCCGCAACTAATTTTCTTCATTATGGCATTTTTTATCTCTTTTAATTGCTCTTGTAATTATTATAGTATGAAAACGTAAGGAATAAATATTGGATGCCGAGATGGCGAAATGGCAGCCGCAGGGGACTTAAAATCCCCTGGTCAGTAATGGCCGTACGGGTTCGACTCCCGTTCTCGGTACAATATTCTTAGCTGATGACTAAGTGCGTTTTGAAAGTTTTATAAGAAAAATTTTCTCACATAAAAGTTGAAAGTCCTTTTATATGCATTTACAGATCTTTCTAGTTCGTTTGAAAGAACCGTTATCGAGAAACGAAATCTTTTAGGGTAGCAACCTTTTCATCAAAAATAGCTTTTTAAAGAATAAAACAGTTACATTCGTAATTTTAAAATCCTCGATTTCGAATAAGAGGTGGTTACCCATAGCTAGGGTGGACAGTGTAGTCGTATACTGGATAGTACGAGTAATCCGATGAGGAGAGAAAGGGAATAAGGTTCGAATCCTTATCTACACTCAATAATTTAAAATAACAATATAATGCATTACTTTAAAGTAACTTTTGATTCTTTAGAAGAAGCAAAGAAAGAGTTTGCAGAAGCAAAAGCTATGTATGATTCCATGGTTAGAACGTTATACAAAGAAATAGTTGCTGTAGATATTATATTCATTAAAAGAGAAATTCAGCGACTTGAAAAACAAAAGTTTAGAGAAACAAAAGTTTAACAATACCTAAAATTGTAATTATGTTTATTTCTAAGAAAACTATGCGAAAGAAAGATTTCGCATGTCTCAAAGCAGAAAAGCCGAACTATAAAGCTTTTCGTGCACCGAAAGAAAATGCGAAACACAAATTTCAGACGCTTTTCAAAACTCCTCGTGGCTGGTTTCTTAGCATGATGCAGGACAAGAAGCGTGTGATCGGCGAGATCTCTATTCTTGCAGCTCAGGAGTGGCTCGACGAGTGTCATATCAAATACGAAACTGGCTGGTAAGCCACCTCCTTTCTTTGTAGTTAATGAATTCATAGCGAGAACCTTTGGGGCTATCTTGCCGTGACTGAACCATTAACAACGAGCAACCCTGGCACAACTCGTAAACGCCAGGAACAGTCTATCTACACATAAAGTCTAAGGACTAATTTGTGAATATAAATCCTCCTCCCCAAGTTGAATTTTATTCCGAATTGGATAGTTAATAGAGATGTCTGCGTGAGCAGGATTGGTAGTACCCTCTATTGTTAAAACTGTTTCTTTTTGACATTTTTATCTAAATATATAAATCTAGATTATGAAATTCGCAGTAGGCTAGCTTTAATGCTTAAAAGTTCTTAGTTTAATTTTATTTCTTCTGATTTAATTCGAGTGAACAAATTGCAGAAGTAACTCACCTGCACTAACAAGCTAGAATATGAAAGCAAGAGACGGTCCGAATATGTAGGATTTATTTTTTATTCATAATAATTTATTTGGAGAAATTAAACATAAAAATGCCTAAGAAATTAGGTGTGTTGAATAGGAAGGCACTTGTCCTATTGCACGCAAGTTAATTACGGTTATTTCTAATATATGCTAGCAACATTGATGTAATCCAATTAATATTGCCTATATAAGAGATGCGGAAGACTGTTAAGTGTCGAACTACCAAGCGGTTTAACAGGGATAGAGACTCTATGGTAACATAGAGAATTTGCTGGATAGCGTGGATTCACATACGTAAATGTGGAGCAAAGGAAAATGGCAGAATTACCAAACTTCTTTTCAATAGGGACGAAATTTATCTATAGACAATAACCAGTTAGCTCGTAATGTCTGCCTTTCAGATTAGCTAGTCTAGAAAGTTGAGTGAGTTATATAGACAAGAAAAGAAGAAAACCCTCGAGTTAGAGGTCATATAAGAATTATTATCTTACCTAGCTAGTAAGATTGATCTGTAATGTTGACTGTAGTACGACAGATGATCGTAATCTTATATGTTGATTAACCGTAACAGTAGTAATTGTAATTCTTTATTATTAAAGTTTTTACATGCTGGAGAGAAGGCAGAACTCTCTTTGGAATCTGTCGTTTAGGTATAGCTTCTTTGATCGGAAGCTATACCACTAAAATGTCTGTAATTGCACTTTTTCATTTTAAAGAGAGTTTCCGATCTCTATAAAAATCGGATTCGCTCGGTTCGTCTAGTTGGCCTAGGACGCAAGATTTTCATTCTTGAAATCACGGGTTCGAATCCCGTACCGAGTACATAAAATTGAAATCTAAAATTGACTAAAAGAGTAATGGAAGTATATTTTGAAGGCACTATAGGTATCCGAAAATGGTTGCGAATTCGAAAGAATCGCATCTCTACACTTGAAGAACTTACTAAGTTAGTAATCAAACACGAACCTCGTGAATTAACTATTCACATCAATTCACTTGGAGGAAGTACATATCAAGCTTTAGCTATTTACTTCTATCTTCTTTCTCTTAGCATTCCAGTTACTACTTTTTGTCATGGTCAAGTGGCTTCTGCAGCAACTATTATTGCTCAAGCAGGAAAAAAGAGATATATGGATAAAGATGCAGAAATCCTTATTCATACTCCTCGGATTAATACAAGTAATGCAATTACTTTCAGACTTTTAGGTATTATTAAAGAAGATCTTGCATTTTCTAATAAAATACTTAAAACTATATTCAAAAGAAAGTCAGCTTTAACTGAAAAACAAGTTGAAAGAGTCATGCACTTACAAAATGAAGAAGGCGTATGGTTGAACTACGAAACTGCACTTCAGTTTAAGTTAGTTGATGAACTTGAAGAATAATATGTATTTTCCATAGTTAGTAGCTGGATCTTAGTGAGAGTGAGCTACCTCTCTGAGCTTAACTAAGATCCATTTTTAGAAACCCCTGTTTGCATTTGATTATATAACACACCTAGTTCCATATAACTTTTCAGTTGGCATTAGTTAGATGAAAACTACGATTTTAATCCAGCGAGCGATAGTGTGGTTGCCATGACCTGGAGATTTTTAAAATCCTTTAAGTTTAACAATATCTAAAATTGTAATTATGTCTAAAGATCTTTTTTCGAGTCGTACTCCCTTTGAGAAGTGTTATCTCGTAGAAAACGTAAAACATCTTTCGTTCATTCCAGGGAATCGTACTCTGAGAACAGCTCATGTAAATCGAATCTTCAAAGCTTTTCTCGATGGAGAGTGGATGCCGCCTATCTATGTTTCTGCAGACGGTGAAGTTCTCGATGGTCAGAATCGTCTCGCAGCATTTCGTATGCTGAAAGAGAAGTATCCGCAGAACAAAACTGCAATTCGAGTGATTATTATCAACTCGGATGCATCTCCTCTGAATCTCGCAATCAAGTTCAATGCAGGACATGCAAACTGGGTAATCACTGACTACATGAAAGCTTATCTGGAAAAAGGTCTTCATGGCTATCAGCAGCTCCAGGATTTCACGAAAGCTTTCCCTGAGTTCGAATTCAAGGCAGCTATTCAACTGATCAAGGGTTCGCACTCTTCGAGAAAGTTCAATAACGGTCTCTTAGAGATCTCTAACGAAGAGTACATGGAAGCATGTAAGAAAGCTGCTGCTCTCATTCAGATCGCAGAAAAGTTGAACAATAAGATCGTCCTTCGACGAGACATTGTTCTCGCTTTCTATCATGTCTGGAACAAGATTCCTAATATTCAAACGTATCTCAAACGTATCGGTAATCTTCAGGTTCCGAGCGTTGAGAATCGTAAGGAGTGGGAACTTGCATATAGTGCTCTGTTGCGATAATTTCTGGTTTTTATTTGTTAATCGGCACATTAATAGAGTTTACTCTATGCCTACTACCACTCGAAGGTGTGATTAACAAGGGTCGCCTAGCGTCCTTGTATGAACGTAGGTCGGTGATGGTCACTATCTCAGCCTCGCCATAACAACTTTAAGAAAATGAATAATTTAGGTAAAGCTATAGGATTAATTCTCTTCATGGGAATTATTCTGACTTCCTGTTTATTACTTGTTTCTAAACCTAAAGATCAAGTAGTAACTATTACAGAGTTTCCTCAGGATGGAGTAAAAGTATCTAAAGTAGCTCCTATTTCTGAGTTCGAACGTAATCAGATTACAATATCTGTAATGCATGAACTTGATTCACTCGATAATATTTATCGAGTAGAAGCAGGTATGCAAAAGATTCCTGCTGAAGTATTCGATAACTACTGTATTGAAGTAATGAATCACTACAAAGGTCAGATTCGAAGTATCTTTTATGATCCTTTGGAAAATCCTCGTATAAAAATTAGATGGGTTAATTAACTATGATTATTTCTTGTATTACAACAGCTTCTAATAAAGCTGTACTCATTAAAGGAATTCCTTTTCGTATTGTTCAAATTAAAGGCTTTGTTGTAAATACAGAGACAAATCAAGTTCTTCACATTTGCATTAACAGATTGTATGATTTGTTAATGACTTGTTGTTTATACGAAAAAGTCTTTACAGAATAAAGTAACTCTCGTAGTTATTGTAATGATGATAATTGCAGTATACTTTAAAAATCGAGAACTTTTCAAGTCGCAAATTTTTAACTTATTTACGACAGGAGAATTTATTATCTTATTGACTCCCATTATCAATACACTTCTTATTATTTATGGTGTATATAGAGCCATTCAAATTACAACTAAAAATGATAGGGAGTAAATATTGTGTAGAATATTATTTTTATGACGAGGATAATTTACCAGTTCAAAGTTTTGCTTTTGTCATTGCAACTTCTGATGAGGAAGCAATACAAAAAGCACAAAATTATTCTACAAGTAAAATAACAATTATATCTTGTACTAAATACGCTTAGGCATGGAAGCTATTGAGACGAATGATATTGGGCAATCTTTAGTAGATGAATTTGTCGATGATAATGCTATTGAAGCTCAAGAAAAATAGCCTACGGACTTAAGAGGGTTAACACAAACCTAAACTATTATGGATAAACCCATAATTCAATTATAATAAGCCTATAATGAATTTGAGGGGAGTTAAGGCAATTCTGAATAATTAAAACCAGCCGTATCCTAACTTCAACATGGTCTGTCAGTTTAGTGTTGAAGGAATAAGTTCTGTAATTATTTAGGGTGAACCATTTGAAGAAGTTGTAATTCTTCTACGATGACTTGTGTCGTATAATAAAAGAACAAGATCTATGTACAGTTGCATGGATTACTCCGTGAGATTCGGAGAGTTAAACTGCAGGTCAATAGAAGTGGTTAATCTATTGATGAGTCCTTTGTCTACTAAGGGAGTCCACTCGTTATAAGTTTAGAGGGAAGGAGTAGAATAACTTGAGTCGAGGCCATGAGTATTTAGTTAGCATGAGTTATATTATCCCAGATTAACAAATGTGTAAATACAAAAGGTACAGCAAGGATATCTCTAATTGAATAACTTTACTTCTAAATTCTGTAGTTTAGGTTTAGAGATCTTTTAATAGGAAAAGCCAGCTTATTATAACGAAATTAATACCACTGCAAGGGCATGCGTTACAGAGTGGTATTTTTAATAGAATGTGTTAAATATTATATAACTGATAACAATGGGAGTAGATGCTTAGTTCTACAAAAATCTCTATCTGATAAGCTTATGATCCTGCCAGTGATTAAGTAAAACAGAGATGCCTTGGCAGAGGCTGCAACGGCTAGCAGATCATAAGAGATCCTAGTATCGGGCGGAGGGAAGTTGCATACGTAAGTACCTCTAATTTTTTAAATCCTTCTGATCAAGCCTATGAGTAGATGAAGGTGCATAGTGACAGTAGGCTGCTTGATCTATGTTTAAGGTGGTTGACTAAGAGACGAATGCAGTAAAAAGACTGGCCCGAGAAGGTCAGTAGAGTAGGGGCGGAGCCTACCGTAGTCACAATGAAAAACGAAAAGATTAAGTTGTCGCAAGGAAACTTACACTTAGTAGTTTATAAGAGCAAACAGACGTCAAGCAATGTACAGATTAAATGATGTTTGGGAAAATAGAAACTATTAGTAGCTGTAACTACGAATGTTTGATGTAGCAGTCAATTGCATATGAGAGGTCATATGATTGATAGCCAAATGAATATCTGCTCTTATTGATAAACATGCCTGTACAAGTAATATCGAAGGTTGCACACGGATGATACGAAGGTTAAAGAGCTGGTGCAATAAGCTCATAATTAGAATTTATCTAGCTGGAATGTTTATCACTTTTTACCTATAACACTTTGATCGGTGTTATAGGTCCTAGAAAATAATAGAGATAGGTGGCAAAGTCTGAAGATTCGAAAGAATATATGGCAACAGTACCTAGCTGTAGGGTTGTAACCATTGTGAGGTCACATTTTAGATGATCCAAACGTACAGTCTATCTCTTTTATTTTTTTAAGAAAATAATTATGGTAAAAATATGAAAAAGTTACTCATTGTACTCGCATTATGTGTATTTGCAGTATCTTGTTGTGAAGTAGACCACAACAATTCTCAGAAAAAAGAACCAGAAAAGATTACTGCAACTTCCTTTAAAGTTTATACACAAAGAGGAAGTCTTGTTTGTGAATACTATGAATTCATGTATCATGGGCATAAGTATATTACAAACTATGGAGAAAAGTTTTTACTTCATTCTCCTGAATGTTCTTGTCAGTATTAATCTATGGAGAATAAAGGTTTACGAGCTCTTGCAATATTTATTATAATAGGTTTTGTCTTTATAGTAAATTTTGCTTTTTTTGGAATTCAAGGTAGAATTACTGAAGACTGGACAGATAAGTTTACAAAAGAGATTAACTATCTTGAATATAAAGTAGATTCTTTAGAAAAGGTAGTTAATAGTAATCTTACACATCGTCGTGATACATTAATCATTGATGTACGCCCTCAAACAATCAAAATTTATCAACCTAATGGAAATAGTATTAATAATAATTCTAGTATTGCTAGTACTCCAAGATGACGATTAAACTATGTGGTTCTTTAGATTTGCAATTATTCTCTTAGAATTTTTATTTATTTTTTATTATACTGCAGTTGTTTTTCAACTGTTAGATGTATGGAAAATAACTAATCGTAAGATAACATGGAAGGCTATTATACCTTTCTATTACTTTATTAAGAGGTAGAAAATATATGGCGCCTCTATTTATAATTCTTGTAATCTGTTTATTGATATTATTAATAGATTGCTTTAAAAACAAAAGAAAACATTAATCACTTTATAAAATCATATGAATTTAAAAAAGATTATTGCTGTCTTCGTGGCAGTGTTCGCAGTTTTCTGCGTTGTGTTTCTCGGTAAGATTGGAGAGGATGTGAAGAACGAAACTATTGTGGTCAACCAGTACCCCCTTACGGGTAACATGGAGTATTGGACGACGCCTGGCTTCCACTGGCAGTGGTGGGGTAAGACGACGGTCTATTACAAGACTCAGCAGCTCTGGTTCGGATCTGACAACGATGCTGGTCAACAGATGGGAAGTCCTATTCCCGTGATCTTTAATGATGCGTCGGATGGTATGGTGTATGGTTCACTTCGAGTTAAACTCCCTACTGATCCTAAGTATCTAGCACGTATTCAGACGGATTATAACGGTATGGATAGGCTTATTAATGACCTCGTTCGGCCTACTGTTACCAAGGTTATTTATGCGTCTGGTCCTCTGATGTCTGCATTTGAATCTTATGCTGAAAAGAAGAACGACCTTATTGAGTATATCACTGACCAGCTCAATAATGGTGTATACAAAACTTCTGTAAAGCGAGTTGAGATTCTGGATGCAATTTCAGGAGATAAAAAGCTGGTTAATATTGCAACTCTTATCCCCGATTCTCTCTCTGCTGGTGGATACAAACGTAGTGAATCTTCGCCGTTTGCCTACTATGGTTTAGAGATCGGTCAGGTAGCAGTTTCTAAAATTGACTATTCTGAAACAGTTAAGAAGCAGATTGCTCAGCAACAGAAAGCAAACATGGATATCCAGACTGCAAAGGCGCAAGCCGCTGCTGCTCAACAGGATGCAATTAAGGCAGAGGAGCTTGGTAAAGCTGCTGCTATGACTGCAAAGTGGGAGCAGGAAAAAGTAAAAGCAGTCGAGGTAACTAAGGCTCAACAGGCTTATGAAGTAGCATCACTTGCTGCTAAAGAAGCTATGGAAAATGCAAAGAAAGTGAAGGCTGAAGGTGATGCAGAAGCATTCCGTCAGGCAGCATTAGTACGTGCAGGTCTTAGTCCTAAGGAAAAGGCAGAGATTGAGATGCAAACGAAGATTGGTGTAGCTGAAGCTTTATCGAAGCTGGAACTTCCTAAAATTGTTATGGCTGGTGGAAACACTAGTAATGGCAATGCTGCCATGGATGCGATGGGACTTAAGATGGTATCGGATCTTGTAGATAAGATGTCGAATTAAGTTCTTTAAGGCTAGGGAGGAGCCTACGGCAATCCTCCCAACAAACAGAAGTAGTTCAATGGTAGAACGTAACACTGATAAGGTTAAAATAGGGGTTCGATTCCTCTCTTCTGTTCTAATTTAACAGTATAATGTTTAAGAATATGTTAAAGTTTAGAGGTAAACAACTTGCAAGTGGTGCAGTTGTAAATGAAAGGATGTACTATTATGTTCTTGATGCACTTGATAGTAATAAAGACATAACTCTTACTTCTATTCTTGGAGTTGAAGTGAGTCGGTGTAACGATTTAACTAAAGAACAGTTAGAACAAGTTTTTGATTACTTAGTTGAAAAGGAATTAGAATAAAAATATCATTCATTAAATAAAAAGAAACGATGGCAAAAATGAACATGAAGGCTATTACGATGGCTTTCAAAGAAGTTCTTCTCGATGAGGAGGGAAATCCTGTAAAGGATAATGAAGGTAAACCTGTTTATGTACGTGTGTTCCGAAAGGTTCGCCACAATGCAGCATACTTTCCCCGCACTTATCGCCGTTAGGCAGAAAATCCTACCTGCTTCACCAAAGGTGTAGTCCCTGTAATAGAACGTTACAGTTTTCTCTATTAAATATATGGAAAAACCATATATAAGAGAAGGAACCCATACTAAAACTATGAAGTTCTAAAAGGACGATAAACATTGCCTACATCTCTTTGATCGGAGGTGTAGGCTCTATTTTTTACCTATTTTCAAACGAATTCGTTAGGAGAAAGCAGAGCCTCTAATGCTTACGCAATAAGTATTATGCAGAAAACGCGACTAAAACTTGATTCCACAAGTGTTGAATTTTGTTGATTAAACGATACCAGATAGAGTGGCTCATACCCACAAACCTGAATTAAACTACATGATCGTAAAGTGTAGATTCTCCTGTAGGCATACAGGCTGTTATTGTTTACCCATTGGAAGGCGTGGGAATAGGTAGAGTTAAGGAGGAAGGTTAGTCTACTGGTGTATAGTAGTATAGAGAACATGGCCCAGTACTAGGCTGAATAATAGCCCATGTTAGCACACCTTAACTTTTTAATTATTAAATTTCTATTAAGTTATGGAAGAAGATTTTGATGGAAATCAAATATTAGGAGTAGGACTATTAATAGTAGCTGCACTTGCAGCAATAATTCTAGCTCTAATGTAATCACATAAGTACTAAGCGAAAGCCGAGCGATGAGGGTTCATCTTCCTAATACGCGTTAAAGCTCCCGAGAGGTATCAGAACTGAGAATCAGAGTATGTTAAGTCTCAAAACGAAGAACAGTACTTATTTTAGGGCCCTTAGCTCAATTGGTTAGAGCAACTGACTCATAATCAGTAGGTTATCAGTTCAAGTCTGGTAGGGCCCACTATATTAAAGTTATCTGAGGTAGAAGGAAAGTACCGCTCTGTACTGAACACGGACAGGTAGAAGGTGGAAGTGAATTCCTTAAATCTCTTAGGTGTTCAGCTGAGGTTTAAGAAGGTTCATGTGTAAGATAACTTTAATTTAAACTAGCTCGCCGTCTCACCTTTCATTGGAAAGATAGTGTACCGTATATTTAGTTCTAGTACATGAAGGAGACATACTTCGAGGATAATCTGGAGGTCGCGAACGAAAGATGAAAGTAAGATGTTAGATAGGGCCTGGTAATACAGGGGAACTGAGAGCGAGACTCAGGATGGACACAAAATTTTTAGTAAAATGATAACAAAAGAAGATATAATTCACTGGTTTGAAGCTCTCAAAAATAAATGTGATAAAGTAACAACAGGCAATTGTTCTCATGAAGTTAATTCGATTCGTTTCTTAGCATCTAATTGGGCGGATAAAATGAAGAAAGAGCAAGGAGAAACTATGTTTTATCATAATTTCATTGGTATATCTGAAGTTTGTGTTAAGATAACTTCTGGAAATCTTGCTCATCATATAGCAACGATTAAAAGAATGTGTACTCGAAATATAGAGTTCATTGAAAAGTATGGAATAGAAGAAATAAGTTAAGTATGAGTAGTTATTATCAAAAAATCAATACTCTCTATAAAAGAGATATGACAAAACCTAAGAAACCGATAATTCTTGGAGAATATTCGGAATCTGAGTTTGAAGTTCTTAAAGATCTTAAATGGGAAGCTACTGAAAAGATTGATGGAACTAATATGTCTTGTTGTTTTCATCCAGGTCTAAGAATGATTGAAATTCGAGGCAAAACTGAAAATGCAAGCATTCCCACTCACTTACATAAGCGAATGGAGGAATTGTTTCAGTTTGATCTCTTATATAAAGCTTTCGGAGTACAAACAGAAATAGGAGAAACTGTTTATCCTGAAAAAGTAGAAATCTTTGGAGAAGGGTATGGCCTAAAGATTCAGAAAGGTGGAAACTATATTAAAGATCATTGTGATTTCATTTTGTTTGATATAAGAATTCTTACATCTACAGGTGAATCTCTTTGGTTAACTCGAGAAGCATGTGAAGATATTGCTAAAAAGCTTAATCTTAAAATTGTTCCTTTAGTAGGTTATATGACTATTAAAGAAGCTGAGGATTTTGTAAAAGCAGGTTTCAAGTCTTTAATTGCAGAAAATAAAGACTATATTGCTGAGGGTCTTGTACTTAAAGCACCTTGTGGTCTATTAAATCGCAGAGGTAAGAGAATTATTACAAAGATTAAGTATTGCGATTATAAAGATCTTTAATATGAGAGCCCTCAACATTTTAGTACTATTAGCAATTGTATTGCTACTCTTTCTTTTAATAATTGTTTTAATAGGATATATAATGTTTAAAGCGTCTATTTGGTTAGGTGTTGGATATATTATGATTCTTATTGCAATTATTATATATCTTTTATACAAACAAATAGAAAAATACTAAACATATGACTGAAAAGAATAAAGTCTTTTTTGCAGCAGATGGTATTACTGCTACTTCTGCAAATCATCTCTGCAACATAGGTAAAGAATATGTTGCATCTGCTCACAGTCGTCTTGATAACATTCGATTTATCACTACAACTGTAGAAACATTAAGTGCAGACAACCGCATTACTCTCTCGCAAGGATTAAATTCTGCAGAAGTACTTTCTTTAAAAGAAGAGATCAGAAAAATTGCTGAAATCAATGCATTTATTGCATATATGCGAGAGGCAATTAAAGCAAAAGATGCTGAGCATCGTGCTGTAAAAGAGCTTTCTTTTAAGGATTGGTGCGAGCAGGAAAGTATTACTCTTCCTGAATATCCCGCTAGTCCTAAGTATCCTTCTTTTGAAGATATCTTAGGAGAGTTAGATATCAAGGAGCGTAATCGTTATTACACTCTTGGGGCAGAAGCTGCTATCATTGGTAAGCAGATTCATCCTCGTGGTGCTATTCATGAAGCACGTGAAAAGCTGTTTGATGCAATATCAAATCCTGCGTTAGTAGAAGATGATAAAGTTTATCGTCATGTTGCATCAGTAAAACAGGAAGAAGTTGAAGAACTTTACTTTGAGCTGCAAAAGCAACATCGTGCTGTTGAAGCAAGTCTCAATGCCATTAAAGGTTCTATTGATCAACGTGTTGCAGAAGAAACTGCAAAACTTGATACAGAAACTGCAGTTAAATTCAAGCAATATTCAAATGAAATAGAGCTTTTGAATAAGCAGTTTACAACCTGGAAAAATGAGGAAATAAGTAAAATTGGTAAACTTCGGATTATAATTCCGAATGAACTGAAAGATACTTATGATTTCTTAAGTTCTCTCTAATAGGTAGATAGATGCTATACTGTATTTTCATCAGTATACTCTATCTTTTACATAGGACTAAATCCTACAAGATATATTGTGTGTTATACGCGTGTTGCGGATAATACAAATATAGACAAACACTTGCTCTAGTAAAGCACATGCATGTTAAGCATTATTAGTATTGTACAAACTTGTGAAATACTTCAAATATAAATATAATTGACTTTGTTTTTAGCTTTGAGAAGTATTTCGTCATGGTCATTGTTTTTACTTTTGCCTCTGTTAGGATTTAGTCCTATGACTATTTCTTTATATACCTGCTGACTCCTGCGGTATAGAAAATGGGTAGTTTTCCTTCGACTATATGTAAGGGTATGTAACTCAGTGATACTTAAGACTGAGGGAGTTAAAACTAATCTTAAAAGTTTGGTAGATTGGCTATTAGATCCCCACAAGAAATAGCCCTCCGCGATGTTCAGGCAACTTCACGCGTATCTGAAGTATCCCTATCGTCTTTCCTAGGACATTAAACAAGGATCTTGAGCCTATCGAGAATACGGGGCAATTCGGTCGGTTTTTTCATGTTAGGTTCCGCAGAAATAAAGAACATGCTATGTAGTTTCCATCGTGAAATAATAGCCGCGGTTAGTGTTTTCACACTAATCTCCGTTATAATTAGAGTAGGGATACTCTAGACTACAAGCTTGGAGTTCCACAAGTTTAAAAAAGAATCCTACTAGGGAGGTGATGGTTAATTTCTCCCTGCTCGGGGCTGCTAGGTATTTGATCCTAATGTCAAGTAATATCAATCGTGTCGAGTTTGATTCATACTCGTAAAACAGATTCAAACAATAAACGCAAATAACATTTTTTCGCGCATTATCAACAAGGTTGAGACGGCGCTGTTTGGCGACATTGAAGGAGTAGCTTTAATAGCTGCGTAAATCAATGGGAGGTTCGTCACTCTTAAACTGGCGAGAACAACACTTCCTTTCAAGGTTTGGCTTCGTTCCTTAAAAATGAGCTGGTGGATGGGTCACCTTCGGGTACCCCTATTGGGTAGTTCCAATTAAAACAAAACTAACACACGTAATAAGTTGATATTAGGAGAATTAGGAGACACGCGTTCGATTCGCGTCAGCTCCACTATTTAATACTCAGCTACTTAGGTGGCTGAGTATTTTTTAAAATTGAAATTTATGAGTAGTAAATTAAAGATATTTCAATATCATAACGTACATCTATACAATCTAAAATAATATAGAATAGCTTTAGAAGTTGGAGTATATAATTCTATGGAAGGTTTTCTAAGTGTATTAGGAAGTAATCAACGTTTAGCTTGGGAATTTAAAAAATGGTTACCTATACATAAAGAAGATTTTATTCCATATTCTATGAATTATAGAATATGGGCATGTAATAGTATATAGTGATATGTGTATACAAATAGTTTATAGAATATGGGTAAGATAGTTCAAATTATAGATTCTTTCTATGATGAACGATTGTCATTTAGAATTTGTGAGGTCGTAGGAACTTACAATAATCCTTTTGCACCTCCAAGTAGACTTATAGTTGGAAGTAATAAATTTTTGTCTTGGGAATTTGATGAGTGGCTTCCAGAAGTTAAGGATTTTGTTAACCTAGAGAAAAAATCATTAAGATATGGAAGAGTACTTGTTGTAGGGGATGAATATGAGATTACAAAATATCGTATATGGATAAAATAGTACAGATTAAATATGCCCGTGGATTACGGTATGCAAAAAACAAGATATGCTTGATATTAGGTATAGATGAAGAGGGAACTGTTATTTTGGCTCGAAGTTCTAGTTTAAGTTGGAAGATTTCTAAGGATCTAATATCTCATCTTGTTAAATGTAATTTTACTTCTAAAGAATCTAAAAAATTAAATCTTATTTGTGGAAGATATATAGAATCTGAGGATATTACTTGTTATGTAAAATACCGTATATGGATAAGTTAACTTCTTATGACATTTGTACAAAATACGGATGTCTTTCTCGGATATTTACTTTAATTACATATTTTATTATGTTATTTGTAGTAATTTTATTACTTAATATTATATTATAATGAAACCTTCTGATTATACTATATATTCTATAGTAGCTATACTACTTTGGATTATATTACGTGCTGTGATTATAGCATTAATTCTTTATTTTTCTTGGAGTGCAATTATTCCTAATGTATTTCCTACAGAAGCAATTATTTATACTATTTCTCCAAGTCTTTGTTTTAAGATTGGATTACTTTTAAGTATTATTAAGAAATTATAATGTTAAGAAAACTTAGCATAATTTTCATTAGATTAGCTCCTGTACTTCTTGCAATTAAAATTTTAGTATTGCTACTAGCTGAATATTTTGTAGTTAGTTCTTTGTTGATTGGGTTGGTCAGTTCAATTACTGATCTTTTAATTGCAATTGGATTACTTATACTCTCACTAACATTTAAGTTTTGTATCTATCATAGACTGATAATATATTATGTCTTTGTAAGTTACATCAGTTATATTGTTAGTATATTATTTGGATTTTCATTAACAAATATAATATTCGTATCTTTATTTCTATGTCTAACTATTATTATTATATTTTTAGTAGTTTATACATATTTGAGATATGGAGATAGAAAACAATGATAAATTGGAAATGTAATTCTTGCGATGGAATTTACGAGTCATTAGATATTCGATTCACTAAGGCTTGTGATAATAATTGTTCTTTCTGCATTGAAAAATTTGGAATCAAGTCATTAGGAAAAACAGATGTAGCTGCCTTAGCTAAATCTGTTTTTGATAGTAATTTTAAAAATATACTTATAGTAGGTGGAGAACCTTTATTAGACTTACAGAAACTCTATCAATTTGTACATTTAGTTCGTTCATACACTAAAGTAAAGAAAATTTATGTTACAACTTCTTTACCCATAAGTATAGATATAAATCTTGATACTAAAAGTCTGTTAATAGATATTATAAAGTTAATTGATGGATTAAATGTATCACTTCAACATTATGATTCCAGAATCAATAATGTAGTATTACACGCTTCTTCAAAACATGATAGACTTGAAACTTTATTTATGTTAACGCGCATAAATCCTGAAATTCGGAATAAAATTCGCATTAATCTTAATTTAGTTCAAGGATATATTGATAATAAAATAGAAGTTCTTAAAGCAATAAGATTATTATCAAATGTATATCATGTTAAAACAATCAAGCTAAACGAATTACAAAATAGTGATAAGTATGTATCTTTTGAAAATATATTCCCAGATTGTGAGTTATCATCTCCTTATGCTCATGGCTGTCAAACAGATATTACACATTATTTTGATTCTTTAAGTTTAATGCACGATATACAAATTCTCCTTAAAAGAAGTTGTTTTCTTGTTGAACCCTCTAAAACAGCTACTTTTTCTGATTTAGTTAAAGTAGTTGGTAAACGAATTAAGAATGAAAAACATAAGTTTGGAGTTCTATATGAGAATGGAAAATTAGAAAGTCATTGGTTAACAAATGAAGAAATTAATAACAAAACTCGCTAGAGCAATCTCTCGGAGTAGAGGCTGTCATGAAATCGAGACAGGTTGTCACTAAGTAACAATATACTCTCGTCGTTCAAGGCATAGGACGCAAAACTACGGATTTTGTAATAGAGGTTGGATTCCTCTCGAGAGTGCAGACGTTTAATTTTTACACACTATGCATTATAAACTTGTAATTTTCGAAAATCACACTAAATCTACTAGCTTAGACATCACTCCTGAACAAGCTAGACAAATCTTAGGAGTAACAGACTATACTCCTGAACAGTATGAAATACTGGCAGAAATAACCAATCATCCTGCATCCTACTTTATGGATGATTTAGTCGATTATTATGTAGACTTCTAATAAAAATATGGATCTTAAAGAACATATTGTAGGAGAAGTTGAAGGATATCCTGTAATCTACATTGAAGAAAAAGATACAATTTTCTGTAAGAACACTGCTGTAAAATATTCTTTATTAAAAAGATTATATGATAGTCCTTTCTCAAGAGAAAAAATTGAGGAAAAATCTCTTACTATAACAAAAGAAGAACATTTTGTTACATTTGGTTGTTTAACTACAACTAAAGAATATTGTCAAACTGTAATAAAAAATATAAATAAAATTAAAAATGGGAAATCCTGTAGGAGTTAAAAGCGTAATGCGAAGTACTGTTTCTAAGTATGAGCAGGAGCAAAAAGAGAAATTTATTCAGGTAATGTCTGATCCTCGTATGCGTTATTCGGACGCTTTAAATTTTGTTGAAAACGAGATTAAGCAGTCGAAGCGTATGGGTACATTCAATCATAAGATCTTGTGTTTTATGAATGATGGAGTTTATCAGCTGAATCGTGCAATCCAGGAAGTTTTTGGAATTGTATCAGCAGCTAAAAACGATAACCCTTCAGGAGGTGATGATACTGTTAATACTATTGAAGTTATCCTTGCTGATGGACGTCGTGTTAAAGTTCCGTATGGAGATATTGAACTTGCGGATTTAGGAGAAGGAAGTGTTATTTCTATCTCTTATAATGGTAATGATCACCATCTCTATATCAAGGGTAAGTGTCAGTTCAGGTTTACTACTCTGATGGACGACATTATCGATCGGACAAAAGAACTTCTTGCAACTGATTCTATTTATAAGAGTCAGGCATTAGAGATCTCTGATCTCAACAATCCTCTTGTCATGGATCTGTCAAATATTGACCGTGAAATGATGGTTCTTTCTGAAGATACTGCTCTCGGATTACGTCCTCTTAAGTCTCGTATTAAGTATCCTGAAAAGTGTACTGAACGAGGAATTCCTCTGAAATATGGTGCATTGTTTGAAGGTCCTTATGGAACTGGTAAAACTCTGCTTGCTTTTAAGCTTATTCAGGAAGCTATTCAGAATAATTGGGTAAGCGTGTATCTGAAAGATCCTACATTACTTGCTGAGACTATTCGTCTTTGTAAAGTAATTGATGGAACTGGTCATGGAGTTGTTATCTTCGTTGAGGATATTGACCAAGTAACTCGTGGTAAACGAGATGCTGCTATGCAGGATATTCTTAATACTCTTGATGGTGGTGATACTAAGGGTATGAATGTAATTACTCTGTTTACTACTAATCATCTTGAGCTTATTGAGCCGACTTTTCTGCGTGGTAAGCGTATTGGCAAAGTTATCTCTTTAGGTGCTTTAGATGAAGCTACTGCTAAAGAGTTCATTGAGCGTTCTTTTGTAGGAGATTATACTCTTCAGGGAGATTTCTCTGCAGTATGTAAGCAGATCCGAGATTCGAACATTGCTCCTGCATTCATGGCTGAGATTGTAGAATCTGTAAAGAGTGATATGATCTTTATGGATGATACTAAGGTTGTATTACCTCAGTATATTAAAGTAGCAGTTGAATCTTATCTGCGTCAAGTAGGTCTTGCTCAGAAGAAAGATATGACTGAAACTCCTGAAGTTAAATTTGCTGAATCAATTCGCGAAATTACTGGTATTGATCGCGTTGAGAAGAAAGTAGATGAACTTATTGAAATGCAAGACTAAGTGCTATGGAGAGCATATGCTCTCCTATGACACCTTTATTCTACCTTCACGTGGTGGTGTTGTAAGTAGATAGATATCGAAACCAAAGAATAAATAAAATGTAAATTATTTTAAAACAACTATGATAGTACAGTATTTTGACATAATTCACTGTAAAACTCAGGAACAGGTAACGGCAGTAATTAACAAACTTCATTCTGAACAAGGACTTACTTGGATGCACGATGATGAAAATCCTCTTATCGAAAACCCTGCAGATTTTGAAATAGAACAGAAGTTCTTTAAAAATATTAATGAAGAAGAAAAGGAGGAGTTTTATATTGTAACAGTGAAATTTCCTGAATTAGATAAGTGTATTGTTCACATATCTCGAAAGGAACATAATACAGAAACAATGCGAGCTGCTCTTGCAGAAACTGATGAAGAAGAAAGTTCTGCAGAAACTGTTTTCTATGAAGCTGAAGAATTTCTTGGGAGTTTTATAGGAAGCGATCTCTTTGGAGTATTTTCTATAGACTACGAAGTCTATGATACTGAAGATAATCATATCTGTAGTATTAAGAACAAAAAGGAACTTTCTGAAATTTATAACAAAGCTATAGAAGAAGGAACTACATTTGTTGTCTACGTGGGTAGTGAAAAAGTAGAAATCAATTCTGAGCATAATATTGATTATTATGATGAAAAAATTGCATTCTAATCGAGAATTCTGAGATCAATTAAAGGAAAATGATAAAGTATTAGTAAAATCTAAAGACTGGTATGATAAAAACGCTGTTGAGGAAAATGTTCCTATAGGTCCTAAATTTGTTTCAGCAATGACTGAAGACTGTAATAAATTCTTAACAGTTTCTGGTGTTATAGGTTGGTATGGCAGAGAAGACTTGCACTTTGAAATTAAACATAACTGGTATAGATACTCAAGTCTTTTTGTTCATAAGCTAATTATTC